GCCTCATGCGTCCACTCGACAGCGGGCTACGAACACTGGTCGCCTGCCGACGATCCGGCCGAAATCGTGGTTGATCTCATCAACGATCTCACCGACACGCGCGCCGCCCTCCAATCCGCCGAACAGCGCGCCGACAAGCTGGCGGAAGAGGTGGAGCGGCTGACTGCTCAGCGCTCGATCTTGGCTATGGGCTCGGGCTCGTACATCGCCGAGCTCGAGGCCAAGCTCGCCTCCCTGGAAGCTAAGCTAGCTGCTGTTAATATCGACACGACGGACGGTGTTCGATGAGCGATGCCACTATTCACCGAGGCCGCGTGATACGGCTTTATCCCACCCCCGCCCAGGCCGAACGTCTGTCGAGTTGGGTCGGTGCGGTCAGGCTGGTCTACAATCTCGCCCTAGAGCAGCGGCGAATGTTCTATCGCCCGGGGCGCCAGTTCAATTACGTCTCCCAGGGCCGTGAGTTGAGCGGCCTGCGCCAGGCTTTTGACTGGATTGCCGATGTGCCGCGCGACAGCCTCGACCAAGCGCTCATCGATCTTGACCAGGCGCACCGGAACTGGTGGGCGGGTCGCGCCAAAAGCCCGGACTTCAGACGTCTTGGCCAGAACGACAGCATTCGTTTTCCGAAACCGGAATCAGTCCGCCTGCGGCGCTGCGGCCGGAAATCGGTAAGGCTCCGGCTGCCGAAGATAGGCGAGATCGCCGCTCGTTCCGACCAACTGCCAGACGGCGACATTCGCAGCGTCACCGTGCGGCGACAAGCCGACCAGTGGTTCGCATCGATCCAGTTTGAGCGCGCGGCGGCGACCGCTCAACGCCTTCCTGGCGAGGTGGGGATCGACCGCGGCATAAGAGCGTTCGCAGCCCTCTCGAGCGGTGAACTGATCGTGGGGCCGAATGTCGGCCGTCGGGCCGCGAACGCCCTGGCCCGGGCGCAGAGAAAACTCGCCCGCAAAAAGCGGGGATCTATCAACCGCGCTAAGCAGCGACGCCGGGTCGCGAAGCTGACCCGCGCTCGGGCTGGCCAGGGCCGCGCGGCCAAGGCCGGGCTCAATCGATCGATACTCGATCAAGGCTGGAGCCTCTTTCATAGGTACTTGGCCTATAAGCTAGCCGAACGCGGCGGCTTGCTCGTCATGGTTCCGGCGAACGACACCAGCCGCACCTGTGCCGAGTGCGGCGTAGTGGACAAGGAAAGCCGCAAGGCGGACCGCTTCACATGCACCTCGTGCGGCCATTCGGCTGACGCCGATGTCAATGCCGCGATCAACATTCTAAGCCGTGGGCGCGCCACGGCTCTGCCCGTGGAGGCTTCGGTATCTAGACCGGCCGATGAAGCGGGAACCAGCGGGAGGGCGGCGTAATGTCGAACTCCAGCGTACCCAGCAATGGGCGGACGCGAGTGGAACGCCGCTCCGGTGATGTGGTGGGGCTGGAGCCCGGCGATGTGGATTGGCTTCGCCGTCTGAAGCTGCCGGATCGCTTGGCGGGGCGCCTCAATAATACGGATAACGTCATCATCGACCGACTGCTGGCCGCCCTAGCCCCACTCCAGGGGGAAGAGACGGCCCCAACCCTCGATACCGCCGGCTGGAACGAAGTTGCCCGCGCCCATTCCGCTTCCGACGCGGCCCGGCTGCTCGACAAGATCGGCGAGCGCATTGCCGATGAGGTCGAGAGGGTCGCCGCCCACCGCCAGTCGAACTGCGAACAAGCGGCGCGCGACATCTTGACCTTGGTCGCCAAACCCCACCCCGACGTGGCCCGGCTGGTGGAGGCGTGCAAGCCGTTCGCCGAAGCCGCCAAGCAGTTCCGCCCGGACGATGCCGACACGATGCGCCCGGCCGTTGTGCAGGCCGTGCATTTCCGGCGTCTTGCCGAACGGCTCGCCCCCTTCAGCTCCACAGAGGGACCGAGCGAAACCATCCAGATCGGCAATCGCACCTATCGGAAGTTCATACCGTTTCCGGGCCCCGTGAACGACGGAACGGCGCGGTGCTTTTCGTGCGGGCAGATCGATGAGCCGGACTGGCACGACGATGCCCTGTGCCCGGCTTGCCGCCCCGCCCCCACAGAGGAGCCTTAAGCCATGGCCGAGCAAGACCTACGGGAAGAGGATTTGAGTTCGGTCGCTGGGTCGCTGCGCGACTCCGCGCTTCCCCGTCAGACTGATAACGGGTCTGCGACGCCTTCGGCGGTACTCGCGCCATGCATTGTCGCGTTCCAGCTCGGGGCCATCCTCGAACAACTACGCCAGAATTACAGCGACCAACCCGAGTGGACCGCCTGGGTCACGGCCACAATGACCAGCGCGAGCCATTGGATTTCGCGCGCTCATCTGGCTCATGAAGGCGTCGCTATCAAGCCAGACGACACACGGGAAGCCAGCAAGCGCGTAAGCGCGCGGGCGACCGAACCCAATCCTTCTTCCAACACGCCTTCGGAGGGGGAACGTTGAGCGGGACCGTCAGCACTCCCGCCGACAATTGGGGACTTCGCCTGCTGCGATCGGTCGTGGACGCCATCGATTGGGTTGATCGCCTGTCCGAAGACGTGACGCTACTGTCTGCGCATTGGCGTCTTCTGCGCCGAGTCCGCAGCGATAGCCCGATTGATCGCGCCCTGATTGCTTGCGGTTACGAGATCGTCGCCGCCAGTAGAGCTCGCGCCCCCTCCCCATGAGCGCGGCCCGTTCCCTGCGGCGTGTCGAGTTGCGCCCTTCGCCGGGAGAGTGGGGACCGGACGAGCCCATGACCCTGGCCGAGTACGTGGAGGTGTTCTATCCGCACGGTCCACTGACGGTCACCTCTTTGCGCACAGAAATCCACAAGGGCCGGTTGCCGTTCGCCACGGTGGCGGGCAAGCATTTCGTAACCCCGGCCGCCGTCGCCGAACTGTTCAGGCCCAGCACATGCCAAGACCCAAGATCGGGCCGCGCCTCTATCTCCGAAAGGGCCGGATCGACTCCCGTTCCGGCAAACGGCTCCCCGATGTCTACTTCATCCGAGACGGACAGGATCAGGTCAGCACAGGCTGCGGCCCGGACCGCTTTCCAGAGGCCGAGGTGCGCCTCGCCGCCTACATCGCCGAGAAGTGGACCCCGGAAAGCGCCCGGCCAGAAAGCCGAAGTGATCCCGCTCAGGTCCTGATCGCCGACGTGCTGGCCTACTACGGCCGGCGCAAGGACGGGAAGATCCAGCGCGATCACGCCACTATGCAGGGCTTCGTCAACAGCCTGCTCGATTGGTGGGACGAATCGGCCCTGTCCGACGTAACCTCAGAGAACTGCGAAGCCTACGTGGCGCACCGGATCACGATGCCGGACAAGCGCTATACCCGCGATCCGGCCAACGCGCCGCGGGTGAAGACCGAGACGGCGCGGTGCGAGCTCGAGACGCTTTCGGCGGCCATCGGGGTCTGGGACGACCAATACCACCTGACCCGCCGGCCCAAGGTTTCCCTGCCCGTGAAGGGCGACACGCACCGTGAGGCCCTGACGCGCTCACAGGCCGCTGCTCTGCTCAAGGCGGCCATGGGCTACCGAAGACGCGGGAACGGCTCCTGGGAGCGCCTGGGAGCCTCTGCGCGGGCCAACCGCGCCCACCTACGCCGGTTCCTGCTGCTCGGCCTCTACACCGGCTCCAGGCACGGCGTGATGACCTCCCTGATGTGGATCGAGAGCCCCAAGGACGCGTGGGCCGATCTGGACAAGGGCATGGTCTACCGACGGGGCAAGACCGAAGCTGATCGTCCGACCAAACGGCGCCCCGTTGTGAAAATGCCTCGGCGGCTGGTGGCGCATATGCGGCGGTGGATGGCGGCCGACGAGAAGGCGAAGGTCGAGGTCAACGCCGTCCTACACCACGGCGGCCGCAAGCTGACCAAGATCAGGACCGGGTTCGAGGGAATCGTCAGGGACGCGGGCCTGGCGGGCGAGATCACGCCCCACTGGATGCGCCACACCTGCGCGACCTGGCTGATGGAGGCCGGCGTCGATATGTGGGAGGCCGCCGCCTACACCGGCATGACCGTGGCCGTGCTGGAGAAGCACTATGCCCACCATCGGCCGGACTACCAGAGCGCCGCCCACCAGGCGTTTAGCCGTCGATAGTGGCAAGCAATCTGGCAAGCACGGACGGAGCCGCTTTCGCCAGCAACGCCACAAGGCCTTACAGAATAAGGGAAAGAAGGTGGTGGATGCGACAGGGATTGAACCTGTGACCCCCTCGGTGTGAACGAGGTGCTTACTGCCGTCTCCCGAGGGAAACCGTCGAGTTGCTTGCCAGTTTGGACCGTTTTCGTTCACGCTGAATCGGACGTTTCTGGCAAGTATCTGGCAAGCAGGCCGATCCGCTTGACTCCCCGCCGCCAGTTGCCGTTTCGTTCCGGCATGGCCCAACTGACCCTCGGCTACCTCCTCTCCGAAGACCCCAACCGCTCCCTCCGGTTCGTCTGCGATTCCTGCCCCCATTGGACGGACAAGCCTCTACCAGCCCTGTGCGTAGCCCTTGGAGAGAACAAGCTGCTGAAGGATGTGAAGCCCAAGTGCTCCCGGTGTGGGGCTAAGGGATCGAAGGTCAGGGTTGAGGTGTGGAAGGATACGTGGAGCGGGCCGAGGGGGTAGGTCGGGGGTTTTGTCCGCGACAAGGTCCGTGTGGCACCCGGCCGGTCGTTGTCCCTACCGTGCCGACAATCCGGAAAGGTCCGGATGCACCGACGTTCGCAGCCTCGTCACCCAAATATACTAGCGGATTCCGCCCTCGAATGCCATACTCAAGCTGCCCGAAAGGGCTATCAGCATCCTCCAAGGATTTGATCTGATGGCGACCCAAGGCTTGATTGTCGGTCAATACCGCATGGGCTCCACAAAGCGAGCGGCGCGCAAATACGGATCGCCCTATGGCGGCGCTTTTCGCCCAGCCAAAAAGGCCGTCCCGCCGCTCCCCTCTTCCTGATGGAGATCGCGTATGGACGATGGTCGCGCGCAACGCATAGCCAGGGCCATCGTGGATGCTCAGCAGGCGCTCGACAGGTGCATAGATGGGCTCATGAACGCGCGAGCCACGCCTGACGGCGCCGCTTGGCGCCAAACCTTGGAATGGGCCCTGACCGAACTCGGCGACGCCCGCCGCAAAGTGACCCGCATCGGCACGGCGGTATTTAAGCCAGACGAACCGTCGGAGTGAGCTGAAGCGGCTTGGCGGTCAGCCCCGCCGCTCGGCCATGACCGCCCTCAGCGCCTCCTTGCACCCCTTGACCGGCCGCCAGCGGGCGTAGGCGCCCTTGTCCGGCAGCTCCTCCAGGTAGCCGCCCGATTGGAGCACGGTCGCGCTCTTGAGGCGCTCGAACTCGCGTTCCCGGTCGGCCGCGCTGATCTTGCCCGCGATCTTCACCTTGAGCACGCCATCGCGGCAGGCTTCCTGTAGCACCCGCACATCGAAGTCTGAGAGGCGCAGCATGGGTGGTATATAGGGGCATGACAGACGCCGAACTCCTCGACGCGATCTACTGGAAGGTGATGGCGTGGCTGAAACCGGTTCCAGGGGCTCCAGCAGACGAGACGCTGTTGCAGATCATCGAGCTATTCGAGGCCAACGGGCGGGAGTTCGTGAAGGTGGACTACCCGGCGAACGACTAGAACGCAGCCGCCTTGCATGCGGCCAGCTAAGCGCCGGTCTCCGCCTCCAGGTCCCCGCCCTCCTCCATGTCGGGCTCTTCCTCGAGGTCGGGGTCGCCGAGCACTACGTCGACCTTGTCGATGCCGCGTTGGATGGCGTTCTGGAGGTCGCGGAGTTCCTGGGCCAGATCCAATGGCTCTCCGAGTTGTTGCCTAACCTTCAGCCGCGGCGGCGGTTCGGCGTCAAGGAATCCCAGGGCCTGGGCCAGTGACGCCTGCAACGGTCCCTCCGGCCGCCAGACCTCTTTCAAGTGCCGGATATGCAAGTCTTCTGTCATGTCAACGCCCCCACAGCGCAGCCATATGGCTACACGCTACAGGCGAGCGGTCAACAACCTTTGTTATTTCGGCAGGCGCTCTGCGACCACCTCCAACTGAACGGCGAGACGCCCGACCCACGCGGCCGAAACCCGGTTCGCCTCAATGGCAGCGAGCGCCTGGTGCAGTGGCCAGCCGAAGTCAAACGGCCAGTTCTCGATCGGTCCGGCCCCGACTTCCTTCACCCAGTGCATGGCCTTCAGCACCTTCTCGCGCTGGGGCGGCGGGAGGGAGACGAACCACACCAGCACCATCCACTCTAGAGCAGCCAGTTCTGGACTAGGGGGCGGCAACGCGGACTCGGACAAACGCTCACTCCATGACGCAAACCCACGTCCGCGGGCCTCAGCCGTAGATGAACGGGACCCACATCCCCGGTTCATTCACAGCCAAGGTCGATGAACGCGACCTGACAAAAGGCGGTGAACTTGGCTTAACCCACTGTTTAATTTCAAGGTAGCTTGTAAACTGTCACAGCCGTCGTAGACGGGAGGCTCGGCCGTGCGCTACCGCTTCCGCTCATGGATCGCTCACCGTGGCAGCGTCGCTTGCGGGAGGTTGGCTTGAGCCAGCGCCGGCTCGCTCGGCTGCTGGGCGTCAGCGACAACGCCGTGTCGGAAGGCCTGCGGGGCAAGTACGGCGAGCCGCCGGAATACATGACCACGCTGATCATGGCCTTGGAGATCATGAGCCAGGAGCAGTGCGACGAGCTCGAGGCCAAGGTGCTTGCGGCGCGCAAGGCCCGCGGCGGATCCAAGGGCAAGCCCTGAAACGAAAAAGACCCTCCCCCGCCGAAGCGAGAGAGGGCCAGGAAGCGGCGCCAGAGGGGGAAGCGCCGATGGGTATGCCGGGAGCGGGAGGGCTCAACCGGCTCGGAAAGCAGTTCGCGTCAACTCTGAACGGCCGCTTTGATCGCGTGGATGAACACGCCCGCCTCGTTGTAGAGCGCGACCAGGGCGTTCACGAACGTGGCGATCGCCGCCATCAGCAGATGCATGGGCGCCGACAGCGTCGGGATCACGCTGTTGACGAACACCTCTGAGGCATTCAGCACGGCCGTGAGCTTGTCCGGTCCCGACAGGGCCTTGTTCTCCACCGCGACGACGGTCGAGGAGATGAACGACAGGATCGCGGGAACGTCCTTGTCGGCTTCCGCGAGGACGGCGCTGATGGTCGCGACAGCGGTGGCGATGTTCATGGGAAATCCTTGTCGGCCTCGGGGGACGGCCGCCGGCGAGAGGCCGGACGCGGGCGGCTATGCGTTAAGGAAGGGCGCGATTTCGAACACGTCGGCGGGACGTGTTAGGTCGGCGCGACTATTGAGCGAGCAGGCAGAAGGCGACCGCGAGCGCGATCAGGACCACCAGCGCGAGGTCATCGTGGGTGAGCGGCGCCTGCGCGGGCTGACGCCAGCGGCCGATGCGGCGCTTGAAGGGGCCGTCACCGATCAGCAAGCCGCCGAACAGCAGGATAAGGGCGGTGACGAGGACCGCGGCGAGCGTGGTCGGGTCGTCAGCCATCAGCGGGCGGTCGAGCAGTAGTCCTTGCCCTCGCCTGCCCTGGCCCATCCATGGCGGGCGTAGACGGCGAAGGCGTGCAGCCAAGTCCCGTACAGAGCCACGGCGGCGGATTCGGCTTCGGTCATGGGGGCCGGGAAGCCCGCGCCGGGCGGCAACTGCGGCTCGGGTTCAAGGTCGGCCAGCAGGTTCCCCGGACATACGGGCTTGACTGGGGCCGCAGCGGGCGCAGGCGCGGCGCTGGCGGGCAGGTGGAGCTTGGGCAGGCTCACACAGCCGCAGAGCAGGACGGCCGCCAGCGGCCACGCTAGCGGCTTCATTCGTTGCCCCATTGGAAAGCGCGGATGACGCCTGAGCCGTCGCCGGCCAGGATCGCCTGATGGTTCGGCCCGAACTGCTCGGTCAGCGCACGGTCGATCGCATCGAGGAACAGGTCAAACTCGTCGTCGGTCTCTTCGGCGCTCATTGCACGGGCACTCCGGTAATGGCGCTGAGGTCGGCGGCCGTCACCATCTTGCGGGGCTCGCCTGCGGGAACCGGCTGAGGCTGCGCAGCCTTCGCAATAGCCGCGCCGGCCGCCATGCTCGCCTTGATTTCGTCGGTGCAGCTCCGTTGAGAGCGGTTGGCCGAGACGGCGTCGGACGCCAGAGCGCCAGCCTGAGCGCGTGCGGTGACGATGGCCTGTTGCCCGGCCTCAATGCCGCGCCACATCGTGGGAATCGCATAGACCGCCACAGCCCAGCAGCCAGCGCTGATCACGCCGACCCAGATGATCGAAATCAGGAGGTGCTCGAGGAACTTCACGTCAGAGCCCCGCGCTCTTGGGCATCTCGACGCATTTGAAGCTTGCGCCGAGCACGCCATCGACCGTCAGGGCCTCGGCGACCTTGGCTTCTCCGGAGGCCTTGCATTCCGCCATCGTCCAGCCGCCGTCGCGGCCGAACAGGAAGGCGTCGGGGGTGAGTTCTGCGCCTACATGCTGGACATAGAACACGGCCAAGATCAGCACGATCATGGGCTCAGCCCTCCAGGGCGGTTTGGGTGAGTTGGGCGCCGAAGTTGGCGGATCCATCGAGCGCGGCGATGCGGTCGGACAGGCGTTGGGCGCGGCTCTTCACCTGTCCGGCCCACAGGCTGTCCATCAGCTCGCCGGCTGCGGCCTTGAACCGCGCGCCCTGCATGTCCACCAGGAAGCGGTGAAAACCCTTCAGGTGGGCGAGCCCCATGTTGAAGGTGAGTTCGGCCATGACCCGCTGTCCGTCGAGCGGGAGCGAGCGCCACCATGGCTCCTGCAGGTCGAGCCCGGCCATGGCGTTGCACAGGTCGTCCTGCAGCCACTCCTCGGCGTCCGCTTCTGTGCAGCCCATCCGCGGGCCGATGTCCGCTCCGGTGTGGCCGTAGCCGATCGTCCAGGGTGCTCCTCCGGTGAGTGGATCCGGATAGGAGCGCAGGCGCAGGCCCTCGCCGAGCTTGACGCTCGCGATCAGCGCCGGGTCATCCGGCGCGAGACGGTCGGTCATGTCGGGATGTCCCTAGGCGGCCAGCATCTCGGGCGTGACGGTGTCACGGCCCTGCGGCCCGAAGCGCCGGTGATAATGGAAGGTCGCCATTTCGCGTTCGGAGAACCAGCCGCCGCGCAGCGCATGGCTGTCCGGCGCGGTCATTGTCCGGTGCTGGACTAGGCGGCCGCCGGGAAAGTCCTTCTCGTCGCCGGAATGCAGGTGCCCGGTGTGGATCACCAGGGTTTTGGTGCGGCCGAACATGGCGCGGAACATGGCCGTAAAGAGAGCCGGCAGGGTTTCCTTGCGGCGCTTATGGCCGTGGGTGAAGCCAATCATCGTCGCGCCAAACTCCACCGCCTGATAAGGCAGGTCGCAGTCGAGAACCTCGACGCGCGGCTCGCTCGCATAGTGGTCGAGCAAGATTTCTCGCACCCACGGCGTTGAGGACAGGTCGTGATTGCCCTCCACGACGACGACAACCACCTTCGCGTGCCGCTGCAGCAGGATCGCAATGACCCGCTTAAGCGCGCGAGACGTGGTCCTTACGACTGTCCGCTGGCGCCCTGCGCTGTCGAGGGGATGGCGATGGGTCGGAGTGACGGGATCTGGTCCGTCGAAGTGCACAAGGTCGCCGAGCAGGCCCAAGATGGCGGTTCCGCTGTCCGGAGCCTTTGCGGCAAGGTACGAGATCGCCCGGACCAGGAGGTCCTCTGCGATCTCCAGGTTCCAGTCCGCTCCGATGCCGTCGCCCTCGCTGGCATGCGCCTGCATCCCGAAGTGATAGTCGGTGATCGTGTATTGCGTGCAGAGCTCGTCAGAGACCACGGCCGGCACAGCGGCGGGGATCGCCGCTGGCACCTCTTCCTTTAGACCCTCAACGAAGTCGCGCAGGTACTCGACGATTGCAGCCGCTTCCGGATGCTGCCTCTCCCAGGTGCGTTCTACTACTGCGGATCCGTCCGCGTGGTGCGCCCGCGCGACGGTGACCTTGCCCATCCGGTAGCCGGGCGCGACGCCGCTGTCCCAGTGGCCCGGCGCATGCCCCATGGCCGCCGCCCGATCCCGAGCGCACTTCAGCGCCTCGGAAATGACGCTGGTCCGGATGCCGAGCTCTTCGGCCGCCTTGCCCATTGTCTTGTGCTTGATGACGGCCTCGATGAACGTCCTCTGGCGCTCGGTTGCGTGCTCCCAGAGGTTGGGGTCCTTCAGCCAGTCGCCGCCGTGCCGCATCGCTGGCGCGGGCATCAGATGCCCTTCACGGAGCTGCCGCGCTCGGCGCGCCGGCGTCTGACCCCAAGCTCATCGCGCAGGAAACCCTGGTCCCGCTTGATGTCGGCCAGTTGGCTCTGCATGTGGCCGTTCTGGTCGTTCCAGCGCACGGCCAGGTTCTGGATGGCGTCGGCGAACTTCTGGCCCATGTGCTCGATGGCGGCGGCGAGGGCCGGCATCTGCCGCGACTCGTCCTGCAGCCGGTCGATCTTGCTCTCGGCCTTCTCCAGCCGTTCCTTGAGGTCGCGCACCATCTGGCGCACGACGCCCCAGGTCACCGCGAGGCCCATCAACCCGAGCACCACTGAACCGCCGACGGCGACCAGGGCCGCCATGATCGTCTCGCTCATTGCGCCTCGCCCTTCGCCGCCCGGGCCCCATCGGCCACCTTGAGCACCCCGCCGCAGATGCCGGCGATGGTGGCGAGGAGCTGCAGGACCGAGGCGTCGGCTCCGATGCACTTCGCGCCCACCGCCAAGATCGCGACCACGATCAGCACCACCCATGGGGCCATCTCGCGGACCGTGGTCGGGGCCCACCTTGCGCGCACGGGCGCCGCCTCGGCCGGAGGGCCGGTCGTTTCGTCAGACATTCTGCTCTCCGTGAGATGCGGGGATGGGCTGGCGGTCAGGGTGGCGGCTGGGCCACGCCTTTTCAGGGGACGACAGCGGCTAGACGGGCGCTATACGCTCGGCCACATGATCGGCCCGATCCTGACTTTACTGGGTCACGTCATCGTCGCGGCGATAGCTGTTGCGGGAGCATTCCTGCTCGGCCTTGGCGTGGTGCTGATGAGGCGCGGCGCGAGAGAGGTCGACCGGCGGCGGTGACGGGCGTTGGCGGGGCCCGAGGTTTGGCGCGATTTAGAAATACGAAGGGCGGCCCGAAGACCGCCCCTTAATCAGTGTGTTACGAGAAGCTTCTCGCTCAGATCAGGCGCACTGCCGGTTGAAATTCCTGCGCCAGACGAGCCAAGCCCTTCGGCGTCACCCTTACTTGGGTCGTGACCTTCTCGCTGCCGTCCGACCGATGGACCGTGGTGGTCTTGTGTTCCAAGAGACCAGCGGCGAGCTTGGACTGATAGGCGATGCTCTCCACCGTTCCGGGACGGCTGTAGATCCAGCCGTGCGACCTGAGAAAGCCGAACAGGTCTTTCGGGCGCGCCTGCAGCGTCTTGGCCGCGTCGGTGATGCAGAACGAGCCGTCGGCGTCGGCGATCCGGTCCAGGGCGACGCCCTTTTCCTGAAGTTCTGCGTTCTGCGTCTCCAGGGCGAGCATGCGTTCACTGTAGGTCAGCAGCAGCCCGCGCATGGTGGCCGGATCGTTCAGCGCCTCCATGGGGTCGCGCGTGCGATCTCGCTCCTCCAGTTCCTGCCAACGGTCGATGATCTTGGCGCGGAGATCGAGCCGATAGCCCGACACGAGAATGAGGGTCTCTCGCTTAGGCAGAAGATACTCAACCTGCTGGCGGTTTTTGGCGTCCCGGTAAATGTGCTCAAATTTGAGCACATCGGTCGGATGGAGTTGAACGACCATGTCGCGGATATCGCGCATGACGTTTCGATGTTCCTTGTCGCAGAGTTCCGCAATCTCGCGGCTGGACATGGTCGGCTCTTTCCCGAACGAAAGTGTGGAAAGGGCCGTCGATTGCGACGTGGACGGGTTGACAGTGAGCTCAGGCGTCATGCCTGTTCCTTTTCGGCAGTCAGCGCCTCACGCGCTGGTTGGTGCCGGTGCCGGGGGGCTCGATCCCGCGAAGAAAGAAGCCCCCCGTCACCTAGCCGCTGGTGAGGACAGCGGCGTTTCCTCGGTACCGAGGAAATCTGAATTGCCCCCGCGACGCAGAGGCGAACAACTCCACTCCATCAGAGCGACGCTGGTTTTCCAGTCAAGGTTCTCAGGACGTTCACGCCGAGCAAACCGGCGGATAACTCAGCAGCGCCGGCCCTCAGGCGACGCTCGGCTCAAAGTCGGCGTCGACTTCCATGGCCTCGTCTTCGAGGTCGGAGTCGTCGTCGCAGAAATCCAGCCAGCCGATCTCGTCTTCGATCCGCCGCTCGAGCTCGGCGCGGAGAGCCCGATCATGGGGCCTCGGCCGGGTCGGGGGCGGCTTGGGCAGCGCGGGCTCGCCGGCATCGCCCAGCCAGCCTGGGAAGAAAGGTGCGAGGAGCGGACGCACGTCGGTCGTGCTATGAGTCCCGGTAGCCATGATCGATCTCCAGAGGATCGGTTGCGGTTAGGCCCGGGGGGAAGGTGCAAACTTCCTTTCGGGCCGACATCGTGATATCAGGGTTCCGATGTCCGCGCAAGATACCGTGAAATCACAGAAACGCCGAGGACCGCCAGCCACCGGCAAGGGCGAGCCGATCTTGGTTCGCGTCCAGCCCGAGCTCCTTGCCGCCGTTGATACCTGGATCGCCGAGCGCCGCGCCAGCATCGCCGATCCTCAAGCTCTCAGCCGCCCGGAGGCCCTTCGTCAATTGGCGGCGGAGGCGCTGAAGACGATGGGACTGCTCAAGCCCTAACTGAGCCGCGCGCAGATCGCGGCGCTTAACTATCGTTGGTTGTAGGACGTGGTAGGGTGACCCTATGGGGCGCTTGCCATCACTACAGATCGCGAGATTTCTCGCCGCGCTCAGCGTCGTTTGGCTTCACGCGACTTCATTATTGCCAAAGGAGACGCCTCCAGCGTGGGCCGGCGCCGGGGTCGATTTGTTCTTCGTCCTATCTGGCTTTGTGATCAGCCACGCCCGCGACCATAAGCCGGGCACGTTCCTGCGCGACAGGGTTATTCGAATATATCCGATATATTGGCTGTGGGCGGTGCCGTTCGTTGCCTTGTCGGTATTCAAGGCGCCAATTCATTGGACTGACGCTATTTCGACAGTCACACTTTGGCCCGCGTTCGCACAATTGACATTGCCCATACCAGACCCAGCGTGGAGCCTGTGCTTTGAGGTTGTTTTCTATCTAGCGGTGTGGTCAACCATCCGCGGTATTCAGGCATGGATTATAGTACTCGTTTGGGCGGCCATGATGCTCGCGAATTTCGCGATTGCTTCGCCCATATTGCGCTTTCTTGGTTGCCCAATGATCTCGGAATTTCTGCTTGGTGTCCTCGCATATCGGATAGGCCGGAAGGGACCAGCGTGGGGCTGCTGCGCCATTGGCGCGGGATGCCTTGTGCTCGCGATCACAAAGGACCGGATGGCATCCCCGCTCGACGTCTTCACTCCGGCCCTCGCGGCTATTCGCAGCCTGGAGTGGGGAGCAGCTTCATTCCTGATTATTTGCGGGTTCGCCCAGCTGGATTTGACCGGTCCCATTTGGAAGCCGATCGCCTTCGCCGGGGACGCCTCGTTCTCAATCTACCTCGGACACGAACTAGTGCTCATGACACTCCACTCCTGGACGTCGTTTCCCATGGGACGACTAGGCGCGACCTGCGTTGCTGTCGCGGTGGGGATCGCGTCCTATTGGCTTGTTGAGCGGCCGCTGTTGACAGTTTTGCGGCGAATGGTCGTAGGACGCGGCGCAGCCATTGCCCATAGTGGCGCTCGTTTGCGCTCTGGTGCTAGCGGAACAGCCTTAGCAGATCAGGCCGCCCACCCGTAATTCCCGACTGCAGACGCCGCCGCCGTGACCGCGATGCTGAAAATCTCGCTTCCAACAAGACTATTGGCGTCGGCCACCCGAATGGTGAAGCTATAGCCGCCGATAGTCGTCGCTGTGCCGGAGATCACGCCAGTGGAGGCGTTTAAAGAGAGGCCTGGCGGCATGGAGCCGGTGACGCTGAACGTATAGGGCGGCGATCCACCTTGAACCGAGATGGTCTCCGAATAGGACGTCCCTATCGTGGCTGGCGGCAGGACCGCGGCGACCGGAACAACCAGACCACTGGTCGACGCGCCGCGCCCCATCTGAAAGGTCGATCTCGCGACGAGGATCGGGCTGGCGGGACTGAGGGAGCCCCGTCCGGCGCCGAAGTCTGCATTGACCGCCGTGGCCTGGCAGGTGTCGGTCGTGACGAAGCCGGACGGCGCGGTATTGGTGAAAGTCGAGAACGCCGCCGTCATGACGGCGCCCGTGGCGCTGCCGCCGGCCGCCGGGAAAAGGCTGGTGAGCGCCATGCTGCTGTAGTCGATGCCGCCAACGCCTGTGGCAGGGTTGGCCGTCCCGCTGTTGTTCCAGTTGCCCGTTCCGACCCGGAACCAGATCAGGCGGTTTTCGATGTCGACGGCCACGCCAATGACGTTGCCCTGAACATAGGTCGCGATGGTCGTCAGGGTGACGTTGTTGAGGACGACGGCGCCCGAAGACTTGTAGCCGATCCCGTTGTTGTCGGTCCCCAGGATGTTGCCCGACGCCATGTTGTAGGAGCGGTTCACCAGACCGACCGCGACCGTCCCAGTCAGGGTTGTCGGCGTGATCTCGAAATAGGTCTTACCGGTCAGCGTGCGCGAAGCTGCGACCGTGCCAACGCCGCTCGACGTAGCGACGAGATTGCCGCCGGACAGCGCCTCGGTCGAACTCTTGTTGTTGGCATCCCAGACCGTCGCCGTCACGCCTCAGCTCCAGGTGTCGGAGGTCTCGATATGGACCTGGCCGATTTCGTTGGTGGAGTTGACATAAGTCCCGACGGCCTGAGCGACGAAGCTCTTTCCGTTCAGATTCCCGCCGGACACAGTGAATGTGTCGTTGTGGTTCAACGGACGGTCATGCAGCGGAGCCCAGAAGCCTTTCAGATAGCCCCGAACGCTTCCGTTATGGTGCAGCCAGACTGGCGCCAACCAACAAGCCCCGTCTGGCCCGTTCGGATATGGAAAAGCAGTGGGGTTCGCCTGAATCCGTCCGATGGCCACCGACGGCCCGTTGTTCGCGAAGGCCGTGCCACTGGATATATTCGAGGCTGCATATTGCCCCATCTTGGTTTGGTCAGTGTGCTTGCCTACCTGTACGGACCCCCCAACGCCAGTCCAACTCCGACACGCATAATGACCAATGCTTGTATTGAAGACGACGGGCTGATTGAATCCCGTCAGCACACATGTTGCCTCGGGGCTTTGGGAAGTAACGTTCTCCGCAACCCGTCCCATTATCACAATGGCGTATTGATCGCCGGACCTGTAGCTGAAGAAGTCGCCGAACGAGAACGCATAGGTCGCAGTGGGGACCGTAATATCCCCTGTTTCGACAAACAGATAGACGGTGTGACCGTCGGCAATACAGGTCCACGCCCGGGCCGTGCTGTCCGCTGTGGTGGATTTGCGGATGACCAGCGTGCCGACGCCGATGCCGGTTTGCGCCAATGTCGGAAACTGCCCCGTGCCAGTCGGGGTGATCGCCGACATGGTTTCGAAGCCGCAGGCCCGCGCCTCGCGCGCGCCTCCCGCGCCCGGCCCCGTGTCGTCTATGTAGAGGAACGCCCCGGTCGGCAGGTTCGCCCCCGTGGTGTTCTGCTGGTAGGCGCGCTTGTTGGTGGTGGTGAACCCAATGGTCCAGCCGGCGGCGGTTTGCGACCCATAGCCGTTGACCAGGATGGCGTCGAGCAGGCTGGTCAGCGAACCGACCTGTCCCGTCAGGGTCGGAGCGGAGGCGTCGGTGGATCGATAGATGCGAACGGTCATGCGCTATTCCAGTTGGACGGTCGCCTGCCAGGTCGAGGACCCGGAGGTGATGTCGATGGTGAAGATGTCGTCCGCCGCGATAGGCAGAGGCGATGAGGTCAGCGCGGTGAAGGTGGAGACAGTCCCCGCGGCGGTCCCATGCGACACCGTGGGGTCCGCCGAGAAGATGTCCGTTCCGTTCTGCTTGATGCGGAACGTCAAATCGACCGTCCCGTCTGACGCCTTGGTCACCACTTTGCATTTGGTGACGGACCCGGATCCGGGCGCGATGACCAAAGGACAGACGCTGCTACCGGTCGCGCCGGTGTTGAGGATGAAGCCGAGCACCCTCGGAGTGTCGTTCGTCGTGAGCGCGAGCGTGTCGCCCGACGGCAACTCGGCAATAAGGCCGCCGCTGTTGATTACCAGAGGATAGCGCGCGGTCATCGACGGATCACCGGATCGCCGGGCTCAAAGGTCATGGCGGTGCTTGAATGGGCGAAGCCGACGCGCTGGACGATCTGGCCGGTCCCGGTCGGAGCGGTCGCCGTCACCTGCCCGGCAGTCGCGGCGAGGTATTGTTCGCCTGCTGTAAGCCCAGAGAGCCCGGTCACGTCGCCGCTGGCATAGACCGTCGCCGTGCCGCCCGACGAAACGCTGGTGACAACATAGCCGTGCGCTTCCTTGCCGGAGGTCGAGGCGTTGGCGTTTCTGACCTTCGCCGCGCCGCTGCTGTTCCAGATGTTGACCAGGGCGGGCGCCGTGATCGCCTCGGATGCGGTCAGCGTCATCACTCCCGCAACTGGGGCCGCGACAGTAACCGTCGTCGTGCTTGACCACGGACTGACCTGCGCGCCGGCGATGTAGGCGACCTGAACATCAACCGAGCCCGTCGCCGGGATCAGGCCGGTCAGGATAGTCAGAGGCGAGCCGGTGGCCGTGATGGAAGATCCGCCGTCCGTCCACACGCTGTCGGCCGACAGCTTCCACTGCACCTTCCATGTGATGTTGCCGCCAGGATCGGCGACGACGATGGACAGGCGCGCTCCCTGAACCCCGCCGCCGGAGTTCGGATAGACCGGCGTGACGCTGGTGATCGTCGGCGCGGCCAGCGGCTGAAGCGGTGAGCCGGAGGGCGGCGCGAGGGGCGGGAGGGTGTAGCCAGCTCCCGCCGTGGCGACAGAGCCGAACATCGCCACCTCGATGTCCGCTGTGACAGCCTGGGCCGTCAGGGCGAGCGGCAGGCCGTCTTCAGGCGTGTTGTCGATGTGCGAGGTGTAGGTCGTACCGAAATGGCCCTCCACGTCGATAGAATTGATCCGCACACCGGGCATGGTGGCGATCACGGCTTCGGCGTCGGCCAGATATGTTGGCCACAGACTGGAGGTCTGGGTGGTATCGGTGATGCCGCCCCAAACCATGATGATGCGTTTGGTCAAGATCGACGGATCGGTTCCGTCGAAGAAGGTCTTGGCCTCGCTCAGGCATGAAGCGGCGTCGAAGCTGAAGTCGGCGTCCATGGTGAGCGCGCTGACAAAGGTGATGATGTCGGCGATATCCGACGCTGTCGCGGCCGGCTTAACGATACTGGACACGGCATGATCGAAAGCGACCACAGCGATGTCCAGGCCTGATCCATAGGTGGCCCCGATCAGCGAAAGGGCGTTGATGACGCCGTTTTTGACCCTCGTGACCGCAGAGGCGTCGCCGTACTTGCTCACGTCCAGAATGAAGCAGACCGCCTGATTGGCGCCAGAGCCATATCCGCCCACGACCACGCACGGGAAGCTCGCCGTCATCGTGGAAATGTCGATGGAGACCTTCCCAGTTACCTCAAGGATGCCGTTGGCGGCAGACAGGGACGGATCGAGGACATCGAGCCTGATATACCGCTCGCCCATGACCGCGAGGCCCGCGAGGTTGCAGGTGAGGGTCAAGCGAAGGGGCTGCGTCTGGCGCGCCAGCATGGCCCGCGCGACGCTGATCGCCTGCGGCGCGGACGGGACCCATTGCAGATAGAGCTCGTTGTTGCGGACGTCGCCCCGAGCAGCGATGTCGATGTCGTCCTGCACATAGCCGGCCTCGGCCTTGTTGAAGGCGCTGGCCGGATCGGTGTAGCTGACGATGTACTGATTGGTGGCCTGCTCGTCGGGCAGGTAGTTCTGTAGCTGGTAGCCGACGATATGGCGGTCCGAGAGCGTGACCGTCGGCGCATAGACCGTGTTCGTTCGCACCACCAAGGCGCCGTCGCCACGTTGGCCGAGCCAGCCGTCGAAGGTCTGCAGGATCGACTTGACCACATCGCCGGGCGGCGTGTCGTGCTTGTAGGTCCCGGCGCAGCGGTAGCGGGCGGATTGGCCCGAGGCGTTCCAGTAGGCCAGTTCACCGGCCGTGTGACTGTTGGTCAGGGTTCCGGTGAGATCGACTTCGCCCGCCAGGCCAAGACCAGAGACGGTGACGTTCTGCCCATCGGCCAGTTGAATGACCACGCCGGCCGTCAGGCCCGTGGTGTCGGCGAGGAAGATCTTGTTGTCGCCGGCAGCGGCCGCGTCCAGCAACGTGGCATGCATCCCCGAGGTGGAGACTAGGCCGTCGCATTCGTCAGCGGCGGCCGTCCAGAAATCGATCGCAGGAAGGATGAACCGGCCGTAATCCAGCCCCATCCCGCCAGAGGCGTCGGTCAGGTAGGCCAGCAGGCACAGGACCGGGTTGTCGCTGAACTTGTAGGTCGAAGGATCGCCCTGCGTCTGGCTCACGTCGCGCGGGTCGAAGATCAGCTGCGCGTCGATCACCGCCGATGGCTGCGGAAGGCCGTTGGGGAAGTCGCCGGCCTGGTCCTCGCGCTTGGCCTGCGTGCAGGTCAGCAGCATCGACGTGACGCCGTCGCCCCTGTGGTCCGAGGTCCACACCGGCACGTCAGACGAGATGGCATAGGCCGTCTCGGTGGAGAGCCCGAGACGGCTGTCGATCTTGACCAGGTTCGGCTCGTTGGAGCCGCCGCCGCCGTACTTGCCTGGCGCGCCCGGCGCCCACCAGAAGTTGCCCGAGGCGGTCTTCGCCATCAGGTCGTCGTTCAGGTAGAAGCCGACGATGGCGCTGCTCTGGCCGTCCAGCAGGGCCAGCACGTCGTATGAGATGTTGGTGTGCGTGGTTCCGGTGACGTAGAGGGCATAGGCGCCCGCGACCCGGACCCGGCCAAAGGCGGATTGCCTGACCGGCATCGGCTGCTTCAGCGGGAACTGCAGCGCCTGGGGATCGGGAGCCTTGGGCGCGAACGCCGCGCCGATGGCCGCCGAAATGCCGGTCGTCACGCCGATGGTGGCGGCTGTGTAGCCGATCGTCGACGCCGCATCGATCGCGGCCGAACTGATGGTGAACAGACCGACCGTGTTGGCTGCCGCAGCGGAGGCCGCGGTGGCGATGGCGGTAACGGCTCCCGACATCGCTACTTCCCGGTCACGACGATGGTGTTTGAGTGGCCCGGCTGGCGCGACATGAGCTTGGCAGCCTCGCTGGTGAACTCGTCCTCGGCCTCTCCGACACTCTTTGCTGAGGTGGCAAAGATCATCGTCAGGTACGTGTCCGCGTGGGCGAAGAAAGCCTGCTTTCGGTGCGCGCTGGCCGGCAGGACGGCATAGCCAGTCAGTCGCTCGGCGCTGTCTCCGCGAGACACGGTGCAGTCGCCCGATACGATCAGGACCGTGGCCACTTCGACGAGCGCGCCCGTGATGGCGACGCCAGCAGGGATCATGATCGTGCGGGCGTAGAGGCCGGCGTGCAGGACGTGTTGGGTGGCGATCTCGGCCTGGGGCAGTTGGGCCGCGCGTATCTCCGCTTCACTGATTGCGGCGATGCCCTCGGGGCTGGAAGCCAAAGCCGAAATCAGCAGGTACGGCGTGAGCATCACGTCCTGCATGGTGCTCCTTTCGCGAACACGCTGTTGCTGTGGCGGTAGCCGAGACGGGGCAGGATCCGCTCAAGGGCGCTGCCGGCCGGGGCCGTGATCAGCAGGCCGGTCCCATGCAGAGCGGCTAGGGCTTCGGCCGCGCGGATCAGCGCGCGCCCGGCCCCGGTGCGGCGGCGGTCAGCCCTGACGAACACACTCTCGACGACCGAGATCGGGCCGCCGTAGTGCGGAAGACTGGAGCGCAGCACGCTGACGAAGCCGACCAGCCGGCCGTCCTCGCGCGCGGCGATGATGTTGAAAAGCCCCGCCTGCTCCAGGGCCGCGTACTGCTCCCATTGTGGTTGCGCGGCGGGCAGTTCAGGCGATTTCGCCTCGGCCGCGTATTCGGCGACCAGGGCCGCGATGTCCGGATCGCCCATGAGGTCGGCGACGGTTGCGACAGCGATGTCCATGCCGCAGCCTCCGCGTTCGGAAAATGTTGAAATGCGAAGGGCGGCCCGAAGACCGCCCCCTTAGACCAGCGCTGGCCAGCCCCGCCACGAGCCGCCCAACCACGCCTTGCCTGCCGAGCCGCGCCCAGCCAAGCCCTGCAATGCCTCGCCTGCCTTGACTAGCCCAGCGGTGCCAAGCCTAGCCTCGCGTTGCGGTGCCTGCCCTACCCCGATTTAGCCCTTAAGGATGGGCCGAGTTTCGTCGATGGCCGAGAATATCCGAGCCAACTCCGACAACTCCGCATGGCGGGCTCGCCACGCCTCCAACTCGGTGAAAGCCCGGCGCAGAACCTGCTTGCGCAGTTCCTCGCTGGACATCGCCGTCGCCGTGGAAACGTAGCCGCGCGCGGTGTCGGTTTCCACGTTCACGAATGCCCTGACCGTCTTCTGCTCCACGTTGGATCGGGAGATATCGACGGTCAGGGACCGCACAAGGTCTCTGGCCTGATCACAGCGGAAGGCCTCTGCCGCCGCGTGATCGTCCCATTCGAAGTGGTTGTGCAGGACCGAGTCCTCGGCCCGGGCCGCGTCAACGATCTGCTGCGGCTCCAGCGGGTCGTTGCGGCCCTTCTGGAGATTGGCGATGGCTTCGCCCGCCTTCTGCGCGTCGATGCCGATGCGGGAGCCTTGGCGCCAGCCGTAGATGACCCTAGCCATGCAGGGCCTCGATTTCTCCGGCAGCGGCGACGCGGAACCGGCCGAACAGGCCGTCGCGTTCCGGGCGCCACTCGCCAACACCGACTGCGAAGCCGGCGAGGTTGAACAGGGTGACGACCTGCTCCGCTGAGATGACGGCGGTGTTGATCTGCACCTTGACCTTGACGCCCCACGGATCGAACTGGCCGCGGTAGCGCAGGTCCGCCACACCCATGCCGACGCGGGTCACGTCCTCGCGCATGGCCGGCGGTGGCCCGATGATCTCGGCCATCTCGTCGACGACGTGAAACGCCTGCCGGGCCGCGACCTTGGTCACCGAGCCAGTGGACGTGCAGGCCGTGACGGCGGCCGACTTGAAGGCGACGCCGGGGAAACCGAACTTGGCCTTGTCGATGTCATCCGCGGTCGGCCTCTCGGGCTTGGCGGAGAGCCAGTAGAGGCTGCCGACGAAGTCGTCGAACGGCACCTTGGCCTCGCGGCCCTTGGTCGCCTTCTTCTGTTGCTTATCGGCCATGGCCCGGAGCGCCTTTTCGCTCCAGGCATGGACGATCAGCGGCGTTGTCCCGATCAGCGGGATTTCCACGGTCTCAAGCGCCAGCGGAGGCAACTCGATCGCCGTGCTTGTTTTCGCTACAGCGGCCATCAGGCGCCCTCGTACATGTAGGAGCCCTCATCTTCGCAGACCGCCTCTTGATCGAAGCTGTCTTCGAAGTCCGGATCACCATCCATGCGGTCTAGCGCGGCGATGAGCCGCTCGACAGCCGCTTCGATGCGGCGCCGCAGTTGGTCCCGGTCATTGGACGGGATGGTGACGCGCACGCGCGGCGTCTTTAGAATGGCGACAGCCATGACCTGATCTCCATAGGATCGGTTGCGGTTAGGGCCGGCTCGGTGTTGCAAGCACCTTGTCGGCCCGACACGTTTATGATACCACGCTATCACGATGTCAATTGCTGATAGCAAGAAATCAGGAAGGCCGGCGACCGGCACCGGAACCCCGGTGATGGTTAGGCTGTCCGATGCCCAGCTTGAGGCCCTTGATCGTTTCCGCTCTAGCGCGCCCGGAATACCTTCCAGGCCCGAGGCGCTTCGGCGATTGATGGACTTGGCATTGCAGGCTCGATCTTCGGACGAGGCCTGACCGAAAGGTCGAAACGGAGCGGGCGATGCACGGTAGGGCTCGGCTGAGCCCGGTTGAAGACGATGGGCCTACTCAAGGGCTAACGGCGACCTTAGTTACTTGGCAGCCTTCGGCGGTTGGCTAGCGGCCCATGCCTCCAGTTGAGCTATTTCATCAGCCGTAATGGCCCCGGTGAGAAGACACTTATCACCCATTGTCGTGGTGACGCGAAGCGGCACGCGTCCCTGCGCCTTGATGGCAGACAATGTCTCGTCGGGAACTACGAACTGCGCGAGCGCATCGTTGTGACAGCCGGCCGCCCCATAGCAATAGGGGTCTGCCAAACGCTCCCCGGTTTTGGTCAACGCGAGACCGCCCAACAAATCAACGGCTGTGATCTCTCCCGGCGAGCGCAGGCCATCGGCCTCGATGCTCATGCCCACGGACAGTTTTCCGCTTGCGCGCGGGATCAGGCCATAAACTGCGTAGCTGGCGCCATCTCCGCAGTAGCTCTGTCCATTTTGCGACCTCAGTGGGCCCCGAAACTCGGCCTGGACGTAGGCCTTATACGGATCGTCCGTAATATTCATCTGTGCCGACGCCAGGCATGGCGATGCCCAGACCGCCGCGCTCAAACCAACCCACACCAGCCGCATATTCGCACCCCCTCAAATAGGAGAAGCTTTGCGCTGAACGCGTCTGATGTACAGGCCGCAGGTCAGCCCGTTCCCCACACTTTTGAGGTGCCCCCAGTCAACTTCGCCACCTGATCGAACATGGCGTCGTCGGCGGACCGGCGGCGCTGGTCGATGTCTGTGAAGAACACGAAGTTGGGTCGGCGCCGGCTGGTGAACACATTGCCCACCGATAGCTTCAGCGCGCGGGTCTGGCCGTCGGGATTGCGCTGAACGGTGAGGGAGTCTGCCGTGCCACTCCCCAGCCAGAAGACGGGGTCGATCAGTTGCCAGTCGGCGTCGAACAGGACCAGGCCGAAGTCGACCGCTACGCCCCGGATGTCCGCCGCGCTGCCCTGCGCGATGGCTGCGGCCTCGCCGGTGACTGCCACCCCAGAAACGCCGAGATCGAACCGATCCGCCTCGCCGTTCAGGGCGGCCGAGAGCTGCGGATAGTCGGTCAGCAGGCCCATGGACAGATATTCAGCGCCGTCGGTGTCCTCCGCCCCGCCAGCCGGGATGGCGATGGGTCGCACCTGGCCAGCCCAGATGCGGATGACGGTGGGCGTGGCGATGCGGACCAGAGCGCCCACGCGCTTGGCCTTGGCCAGTTGGTCAACGCTGTAGGTCACGGCGCGCCCGGGTATTCGATGAGGCGGGCCGCAGCCTTGCCGAAGCGGAACTGCTGCACGGTCTCGGAGATGTCGCCATCGACGCGCGCCACGAAGCGCGGGCTCTCGAAATTGAGAGCCGCGCCGGACGCGACCGCCTCACGCAGGGGCGGCCTGAACTGGACCTGGGTCGAGACGGCAGATCCGACCGTCCCGCCGGACACGACCCGGCTGACACGATAGAGCCGCCAGGACATGGTCGCGTGCAGGATGCTGAACAATTCGCCGCCCATGAGGGCCAATGGCGCAGTCAGGTTGAAGGTGCAGGACGTCGCGCTGAGCGCCATGTCGGCCGTGGTCGTGGCCGTGACCTCGGTGTTGCTCCAGGCCGTGACGTCGTCGACCCAGGTCGTCGTTCCGAACGTGTCCGCGCCGGTATACTTCGGGTTCACCGGCTGGTGCAGACGGTCGGCCACCGGGACAATGAGCGATTGAGCCCCGCCGTCTGCCGCCGCGACGAACCGGCGATACAGCAGCCGGGCCTCGCGGGTCATCAGGGCGATGTCGCCGAAATCCCCGACCCAGCGGCCGCCGCCGCTCGCATCGGCGAACTGCTGCTCGCCAGACAGGGACACGCCGCCAGAAATCGCCTGGCCGACTAGGCGTAGCTGTAGCGAACCGGCGCCCAGAGCGACGGCTGGATAGACCAGGCTGCCGGTCGTCACTGGTTGAGGCCCCCGAGGTAGCCGGCGCGGTGGACGTCCTGCACCGCCAGCGAGCGGCCGACCTGCGCAGCCTGCCGCGCGTGGGCCGCGGAGATGCTGTTCATCTGGTCAAGCAAGTCCTGGGTCATGACCGGGCTGTTGAGTACGAACGTGGGTCCGGCGATCATGGCTGGCGCTGTCTGCGGCGCCTTCATCGCGTTGATCGCATCCAGGGTCTGGAACGTCGGCGTCACGCTCGCCCCGCGCGGCAGGTTGACCAGCTCCGGGCCCTTCTCGCCCACCAGGGCCATGCCGCCGGGAGCGAAGTCGGTGCCTGAGGCGAACCCCGGGATGAAGTGCAGCAGCGCCGCGAAGCCTTGTGCCATGCCCGGCGCGGCTTCCCTTTCCAGCGTCTGGGTCAGGATTTGCTGGACGAGGTTGAGGAACGTGTTCTTCAGCACGTCGCCGAGGTTCTTGGCGTGCAGGGCGGCGTCGACCAGGCCCGAGTTGAGCGCTTGGATGGCCTGGACGCCGTCTTCCTGGAAGGCGGTGTTCAGGTCCTGGATTTTGTTGATGTACTGCTGAAGCGGCCCGGCGTTGGCCTTCTCAAAACTGGCCGTCTGCAGCGGCTGTTCTGCCTTGACGAAGTTGACGTTCGTCTGCGCCGCGTCGACCGCATTCTGCGCGTGCTTGATCGCGTCCTTGTCGTCTGGAGAGGTCGCTTTGACCGCCTCCAGATGACTTTTGGCTTCGGCCAGTTTCGAGGCGGCCAATTCGCTGTCCGCCTTCTGCTGCGCGACCAGCGCGGCGCGCTCCAGGTCTACGCGGTCCTTGGCGACCGTCGCCAGACTGGCGCGAAGCGTCAGCGTCGCCGCTTCGTTCTGGTATGCCGTAAGGCGCTGCTGGTAGCTGTCCTGCTCAAGCTGGGCGGCCAGGGTCATCTGTGCCAGCTGATGCTCACGTTCGGCGAGCAGCAGGTCGGTCGATTGGGTTAGACGGACTTCGGTTTCCGTCTGGTTGAGGACGGCGATGGTCTTGTCGTGGTTGGCCTGGATGTTCTTGGCCTCGGCGTCGGCCGCCGCGGTGTGGAGCTTGGCCAGTTCAGCGAGCTTGGCGTTGTCGCTGGTCTGCAGCTCGGTCTTCTGCTTCTCGATCTCGGCGATCTGCTTGTCGGCCCCGAGGTCGATCGCCTTCCTCTGGTTCTGGTAGGCCTCGTCCAGCGAGCCGGACAGCTTCTGATAGGCCTCGGCCAGCTTCTGCTGAGCCCCGATCAGCGTGGCCTGCGCGCCCTCCAGCTTCGCTCCGGAGTCGTCCTTGGGGAGGGCCTTGACCACCTCCGGCGCCAGGGGGATGCCGCCGCCCGTGCCGTCGCTGGCGGGCTTGCGGTCGGCCGCGATCTTCGCGCCGAGCGCCTTGGTCATGGCGTCGTAGTCGGCCTTGGCGGTGTTGTAGTCAGCGACCGTGAGGGCCGAGTTCCCGGCGGAGGCGCCGGTTTCATCGAAGTTCGGCGTTTCCTTGGTGGTTTCCGGCGGCGCATAGGCGATGTTCCCGCGGGCGTCGAACTTGACGCCCTGGCGGCTCAGCTCGCGCCGGCCCTGGAGCAGTTGCAGGGCCTTGTCGGTCTGATTGGTCCGCAACACGTCTTCGGTCATCAGATCGTAGTGCGGCTGGCCCGAGAGCTTGCCGCCGTTGATCATGTTCTGCAGCCAGAGGTTGGCGTCCTTCGCCATGCCGGCCATCATGTCGGCGATGGTCTTCACGACCGGGGCGAGCGTGATGAACGCCTCTTTCAGCTGGACCGAGATGATGTCCTTGGTCGCGGCCAATTCCTTGTTGAGGTCGGCGGCCTTCTTGATGCTGCCGGCGTCGATCACCGCGCCGCTGGCCTTGGCCTCCTTCATCTTCTCGCCGATCTCGCCGAGCACCGGAACGATGTCCTTGGGGATGCCGAGCTTTTCCGCCAGCATGTTCCGCTGGCCGGTGTTCCTTATCTTCTCCAGGCGCTCGCCGATTTCAGACAGCGCACTGACCGGGTCCTTGATGTCCCGCGCGCTCTCCTTGGTGATGCCTAGCGCGTCGAACACCGGGATCAGGCGCTTGTCGCCGATGTTGGCGGCGTACTTGGCGATGGAGACCTGTAGTTCCTCGGCCGCCTGCTTGGCGGTGTCGAAGTTCACGCCGGACGCGACGGACGCATAGTTCAGTTCCTGGACCTTGTCCGTGGTCGTGCCCAAGACCTCGGCCAAATGCTGGACCTGTTCGGCGTATTCCATCGCCTTGTGGGCTTCCTCGAGGGCGATGCCGAAGGCGGCGATTCCGGCCGCGGCGCCGATACCGAGCGGCCCCAACGGCTCCAGGGCGGACCCGAAGATGCGCAGCCGCGCCGAGCCCTCTTCAAGGACCGCGAGCTTGGAGCTGTCGAAGACCTTGTCGAGCGCCTTGCCGACGTTGATCGAGCCGAGGCCCTTCTCCAGTCCCTCGGCCGCCTTCTTGCCGCGGCGCTCCAGTTCCGGCCCCGCGTCCGACAGGCGCTTGTTCAGCGCGTCGATGGCCTTCAGCGCCTTGGAGGTGTCGGCCGAGACCGTAAGGAGAAGTGCCTGGGCGTCTGATGTGGCCATGTCAGATCCCCTCGTAGGCGCGCTTCAGTGCGTCTCGCGCGGCCTTGGACAGCCGGCGTTTCATTGCGGATTTTCTGGCGCGATAGGTTGGCCAAAAGGCCGGCTGCGGGGCGACGTGCGAGCCATCGCGCGCCTTGTGGCCCTGCTCGACGTTGGCGCCGATGAACTTACCCTCTGCGTCCGTAGCGTCAGCGATCACCCGATAGCTGATCGCGCGATCCGGGTTCTCATAGGCGTGAACGCTGTCGATCAGGCTCTGATGGTCGTGGTCGCTCGTGTCGTATTGCGCCGCCATCGCGCCTTTGATGGCGTCGACCAGATCGCTGGCCTCGGTCTTCAGTTGCGAGCGCAAGGCATCCGCGGCCGCATTTGGTATGCGCGCCAGGTTGGCCTGGACCTTGGCGAGGTTGAGCAGCTTGGCGTCAGCCATCCTCACCTCTACTTTAAAGTGGCTGGAAAAAGGGGGGGCGCGATGCGCAGCGCAGGATTGCTAGCCTTGACCGTAATGATTGCCGGCGTTGGTGCGGCCCACGCCCAGGCGTCGCAATTCGCTGGCCGCCCCTATGTGGTCTGCGTGGAACTGGCCTCCAGCGTGGACGATGCCCTCAAGGAGGCGTCGGCCATCAAGGAGTCGGGCGACCTCGACAACAGCGCGCCAAGGGCGACCATGCGCGCGGCGCAAGAGACGGCCGTTCTCACTTCCGCAGCCGCGACAATCGCCCTGATGCGCGACAATAAGTGTCCGCTTCCCGATGTGCCAATTTCTGACGCCGTCTACGCCAGCGCAGCCCTGCATTGCAGCCTGTCCACCAAAGACGAGGCCGCGATAACCTGCGACCGCTCGAAATGGTCATACGGGCCGCGTTGGGCTGGTCGGGCCAAGCCGTTGACTTCCAATTAGCGCAGGTCGGGCCGCAACGCCTTGAGCGCCGCCGCCGAGGCTTCGGCCTCTTCGCGGTTCAGGCCGCCTTCGTCCGGCGAATTGGCCTTGGCCCAACCGCCGACGGCCGCCGCGAACTGCCAGAGGCTCATTCGGTCGACCGCTTCCGGCGAGTGGCCGCCCGCAGCGTTCCCGATCGCGTAGACCCCGTCTTCGCCGAACCGGATTTTCCCGTTTGGGAGGGGGGCTCGGCTTCGCCCCCCTTGGACTCCCCCGCCGCGTTCTCATCCTCCGGGCCGACCAGGGCGGCGAGACCGACGGCGTAGGCGATGGGCGCGGTCTCGATGATCGGGCGTTCGTCCACCCATGTCTTGCGGAGTTTTCCGGCCTCCGGAGGGCTCATCCCGCCGCCGATCAGGCCCTGGAAGATCACCTCGCCGATCTGCTCAAGGCGTAGGTCGCCGAGCAGGCGGGACAGGATGATCTGGTCGAGCGTGAAGCCAGCGGCCGTCGCAGTGACGAACGGGTGCAGGTTCTGGACGATGAGGCTCAGCCCCATCTTGTCGCCCAGCGCCTCCTGCAAGCGACGGTGCTCGGCGAGGCCGAAGCGGAACGGCCGCTCCTCCCCGCCGAGGGACTGGATCGTGTCGCCGTTACGGCTCATTGAATGTTCCCGGTATCGGCTCAGCAACGCCAGACCACTTGAAGTCCAGCCTCTCGGCGTTGCCGTTGAGCGCGGCGCCCAAGGGTGCCGACGCGACACCAAAGACCCGCAGCCGTTGACTGCTGGCCTCGATGGAGCGCAGCCGTGGCGCCGCGAAAACGAGCGCGAGCACCCCGGCCAATTGCCGTCGCGTCATCGGTCTATATCTTAGACCGGGTCGCCCGCGGTCCACGGCCACGCACCGGAGTTCTCCAGGGTGATGGAGCGCTGCACGAGATTGGCGTCCTGCCGGAGCTGAACCGACTCGCCGAGGCTGGTCAGCAGGGCCGGACCTGAGCGGTAGCCAACGCCGGACTTGCGGTAGCGGATGTTCCGGGAGAGCCCGCTGTCCATCCAGCCGTTCCAGGTGGCCTCGTCCTCGGAAGCGGCGATGCCGCTCAAGGTGATCTTGCCGCCGATGCTGGAGATGCCGGCGATGTCCCAGGCCGGCGCCTCGGGGTTGTTGCAGTCGGGCACGATGGCGGTTGAGGTCTGGGCCGTCAGGTCAACGGCCTTCTGCGAAAAGCCGCACATCAGGGCGTTGTAAGTGCCCGAGCCGGGCGAGGACTCGACCTCGAGGATGATGCCCCCAAAGGAGCTGGTGGTAGGAAGCGCCATGTGGAGGCTCCATCAGGTGGGATGAGCGGCGTCGTCCGACGCTGCGGGCTAGGACTTGGGTTGGGTAACGATCTCGGCCTTGAGCACGCCGTGGGCGGTCACGCCGTCAGGGTCGGTGAGGTACTGGGTCTCGGTCGGAAGCGTGGACTGGACCGCGTGGGACGGCAGGTCGCCGATGCCGAGCGCCGCTTTCATGGTCGCCGCACCGATCGCCGCCGCCTTGACCTTTGACGGCGGGTCGGGGAGCGAAAAGACGTGCCAGGTGACTTCGGTATTGGCCGCGTCAGATCCATCCACCGGAAGCGGTTGGATCAGACCGAGGATGATGTAGTGCCGAGGCATCTCCTTGGGGGCCATGGTCGGCGGGACGTCGTAGACCTTGACCTTATCGGGAGCGAAGGCGGCGATCACGCTCGCATCGGCCCGCCAGAGGTCGGGAAGAGCGCCCTCCAGTTCGGCGGACGGATCGCTAAAGAGGGACAAGGCTTACCCTCCCTGCGTCTGGTCGGCTTCTGCGAGTATGGAAATCCACATCCGGCGTGGGTCTGCGGCGGGAGGGGCCTTGATGTTGTAGGCCTGTCCGCGCCACAGCATTCGCCAGCCGCTGTCGACCTGCTCGGTCGCTCGCGTGCAGCGGACGGTCACTTGAAGGGGCTGCACGCCGAGCAGGCGCTGCTGGATCACCGGCTCGGACCCTCTCAGCGCAACCACTTCTGCCGCGACGAGAATACCGTCCGCATCCCACGGCCCCAGCCGGTCGCCGTTGGCGTCGAGCGTGCGTTGCTGGAAGCGAACACGCTCGCGGAGCTGACCGACAGCTGTTGTCATGGGCCTTAGAGGGCCGAAGGAGACGTCATTCGGAAGTCGAGCAGGACGGTCGTGGTCGACTGACCCATGCCGATGGCCTGCGGATAGTCGCCCGTGGTGTTGTCGGCCGCGGGCCGGATACCGCCAGCCGTTCCGGACAGGTAGTAGACCGTCCCGGCCGCCACCGTTGCGCCGATAGTGATCGTGCCGCCGGTCTGCACGACGACGGGCTGTCCAGCGGCGGCGCCGACGAGGGCAATCGCCTTGGCCACCCTCACCTCGGCGGTCGCCGAGTTGCAGTCGGCCTTGTACCACTTACCGTCGGCCGCCTTCTGGTAGAGGGTCTGTCCGGCAGTGATTGCTTCGCCGGCCGTGCCGGTCTGGAGGACAGCGCCGGTCGAGGGCAGCACGTTGGCGGCGGTCACGCTCAGGTCGGTCGCGAAGGCCGGGGCGGAAGCGAACGCCAGGGCGAGCACGACAGCGGAGAGGCACGCGAGGGCGCCCCGCGAGAGGATGCGGATCATGGAATATCTCCAGGAGAGGAAGGTTCAGACCGCCCAGAGGCGCGGGGGGCCGAGCAGGGCGTCGATGCCCAGGGGAAGCGGGGTTGAACTGTCGCGGTTCTCAACGCCGACCACGGCGTCGCGATGCTCATTGAAGTGCGAGACCATCAGCAGCAGGGCCAGGCGGTAGTTATCGGGGACGTCGGTCACGGCGTCACCGAAGCCGGCCGTCCATTCGAATTTAATGCCGTTAGCGGGGCGGGGAACGATGTCCGGCCAGTTTGCGCCGCGTCGAAGCACGACGCGTCCCACCGAGCTGTCGACATCGACTATGTACGTGGCCGGATCGACGGGCGTGGCGTTGTCGTCGTCGTCATAGACGGTAATGGCCGAAACGGCCTGGAGCGGCGGTGCCGGAATCTCGATCTCGCGGACAACGCTGGCCACGAAACCCCTCGCGGGCTTCTTCGTCGGCCAGCAATCCAGCCAGCCGCGGTAACTGCGGGTGATCAGGGAAAAGCCGGTGTAGATTTCCACGAACATCGTAGCCGCCGCGATGAAACGGGTGGCGTTGGCCTGCTGGGTCGCATCCGCCGTTTCCGGCAGGATGTTCATCTGGCCGAAGGCATCGTCGATGGTCACCGGGTAGATGGCCGGCGGCGTCACCACGACAGGATTCATCGCCATGCTCCGTCCGGCTTGCCGGTCTCGCGCCATTGGCCGACAGGCTGTGTCAGCGGGGTTGTTTCCGGCCCCAGCGCCGCCGGCCAAAGCACCGTCAGTTCCAGGTGGCCGATCGGGACGCGGTTAGCGAGGTAGAGGCTGCTGCCGGCCGCCTCCCAGGCTCTCCAGAATGCGATGTCGGCGTCGGTGCGGCCCTCGTTCCAGGAACCATCGGGAGCGGGGACATCAGCGAACCACGGCTTGGGCAGAGCCGCGAGTTTGTCGGCTCGGATCAGGGTCAGGCCGAAGTGCGCCGTCGAAACCTTGGCGAGGTCGCCGGCAAAGGTCTCGCCAGGGACGCCGGTCAGGTTCTGGCCGTCGTCGCCCTTGATCGTGAACAGCCGGCCGCTCGCGGTTCCCCTCCCCGCTTGCACCGCAGCGATCGCGTCGACCTCCGGATGGCAGCACATCAGCTGCATCAGCAACGCCACGTCCCGGCGGGTGAAGACCGAGTCGTAATCAAGCGTCAGCACCGCGTCCGGAGCATCCTCGCGCAGGGTCTCCTCGATCGCCCGCTCCAGGCACTGGCCCCAATAGGCGCCGGTGCAGCGCCGAAGCTTCACGTTCAGACCCGGCAGCGCCTCGATGGCAGAGAACATGTTGTCCATGAACCCCAGGCGAGGCACGGACATCACCGCCGAGACCGCGATCTCCGGCATATGCGGCTTGGTCCCCTCAAGGTTCAGCGAGATCGGCAGGGCGGCGCAGTCGCCAAGCTCCGATTCCCACCGACGGATCAGCATCAGCCCGGCCCGGGCCAGCGCCGACTTCAGGGTTGCCTCGTCGAATAGCGCCTTGTGGAAGTCTGCGGCGTCGACCTGACCACCCATCACGAAGGCCTCGGTCGGCATGTTGGCGCCGGCCAGGTAACCTTCAGCGATCTTGGCGAAGTCGGGCACAGCGACCTTCAGTCGGCCGCCCGGCCTCAGGACCCGGACCCACTCCGCGATCACGTCAGGAATCTGGGCTGCGGGGAAATGCTCCAGGACGTGGCTGGCCCGCACTTCATCGCAGGCGTCATCGTCAATGCCCGGCAGCGGATAGACGGGCGTGCCGTGGGCATTGCCCATCGGCGTGAAGCCCTCCGGCGAGACGGCGCCGGCGCCAAGATCGAGGCGCATCAGGCGGCCAGCGGATGCTTGACGTGATGGTCGTCGGCCGGGTCCCAAGGCCGGCTGTTGAGCCCGACTAGGACGCTGCCGGCGGTCAGTTGGAACCAGTGCGGCGTACCGGCGGTGACCGTGTAGATCTTGCCGATCTCCATCAGGGCTGGCGGCTCATCGCCAAGCCAGATCGTGCCGGAGCCCTCGGACAGGATGAAGAGTTCGTCCTTGTGCTCATGGTAGTGGCCGCCGATCACTGTGTCCTTTTTCAGCCGAAGCACCTTGCCTTCGGGGTAGGACTGCAGGATGCGCCGGTCGTCCTCATGGGAGGTCGAAAGCTTGGCCAGTTCCGCATCGACCATGATACCCACCAGCTCGGCGAATTTGACCTTGGGTTCGAAGCCCAGGAGATGCTTGGACTTGCTCGAGTCGCCGCACAGCAGGTCGACCTCGGCCGGTCGCGTCAGGTCCTGGTCGTAATCGACATGGTCCTGCCAGTTGGCGATGCCGACGTGGGCGAAGGCGGCGGCGACGAACTCTTCGACCGAATGGGTTTCGCCGGTCGCGATCACGAAATCATCCGCCGTCGGATGCTGCATGATCCGGTGAATCCATTCGACGTACTCGGGCGCGTAGCCCCAATCACGCTTCGCCGCAAGGTTGCCGAGGACCAGCTTTTCCCGGCTGCCGGTGGCGATCCGCGCCACGGCCATGCACACCTTGCGGCTGAGGAACGCCGGGCCCCGGCGCGGGCTTTCGTGGTTGAACAGGATGCCGCAGTAGACACGCATCCCGTAGGCCTCGCGGTACGTTCGGGCGTGCTCGAACGCCGCGACCTTGGAGGAACCGTATGGCGAGCGCGGATGGAACCGCGTCGTCTCGGTCTGCGGCGTCTCTTGCACCTTGCCGAACATCTCGCTCGAGCAGGCCTGGTAGACCTTGGCGTCTAGGCCCAGCGTCCGGCAGCTCTCCAGGACACGCAGCAGCCCGTTGGCGTTGATGTCCTGAGTGACCTCGGGATGGTCGTAACTGTCCCTGACCTGGGACATGCCGGCGAGGTTGTAGATTTCATCGGGCCGCACGGCCTGGAGGACGCGGAACAGGCTCGGCCCGTCCGTCATGTCGCCGGTGTGCAGGGTGATCTGGTCGCGGATCGCGGCCAGGTTGGAGAAGTTGGGCTGCGAGATGCGGCGCACCAGGCCATGGACCTCGTAGCCTTTGGACAGCAGCAGTTCGGCCAGATAGGAGCCGTCCTGCCCGGTGATGCCGGTGATGAAGGCACGCATAGGGTTTCCCTTGTCGGAGGGGGCGATGGGGACCGGGCCGACACCCGGCCCCATCTGGTCAGCGCTGACGTCACGTTCCGCTGTCGGGCGGATGGGGTTAGGCGGCCTCGGCAGCGGCGGCGGCAGCGGGCGGCTCCGGTTCCGGGTCGGGCTCGGGGGCCGGTTCGGCAGCCGCTGCGGCGCGGGCCGCGTCGGCTTTCGCCGCCGCCTGGGCATAGGCCTCGTAGGCGTCCGCCTCGGCCTTCAGGGCGTCGGCCAGCGTCTTGTCGGTTTTGCCGGCCATGGGACTAGCCCTCCGCCAGCGTCATGGCGTTGGCCTTGGATGCGTTGACCGGGGCCTGTTCGCCGCGGCCAAGGTTGGCGATGACCGTGACGGTCTGGGTGGTGGCCGGGCTGTAGAGCGCCTTCAGGTAGCGCTTGCGGGGCCGGCAGTCGACGTTGAACTTGTAGTTGTTCTGCAGCACCGCCGTCGCCGCCGTGTTGGCGTTGGGGATGGTGAAGTCGGTGCCGCCGCGGAAGCCCACCACGTCGGCGAAGGACGAGGAATTCGTCACGTCCGCTTCCTGGAGCTTGAGCACGGTCGGGGCATTGGAAACGACGTCGGCCGTGGTGGCGACCACGTCGATCGTGGCCCAGTCGTAGCCCAGGGTGTCGATGATGCCGGACGCGGTGGCCGCAGCCGTGGTGGAGGCCGCGTTCACGGCGACGATGGTTTTCAGCTGAGGAAGCATCTCGCTTCTCCTTCAGAATAGGGATTGAGGGGATCGAAGCGGGGGTCCGATTACGGCGAGACACCAGCCACGAGCGGGCCGGCGTTCACAGTGTCGCCGAGGTCGTGGTTGTTGATGTCGAAGCGCTCGGTGCCCAGCAGGCCGATCTGGTCGTTCTCGAAGTAGCGGTGATCGGAGCGCTTGATGGTCACGCCGCGACGTTCCCCGAGGGCCGAGGACTTGCTGAGGTCGCCGAACAGGAACTGCGCCTTGCCGGAGCCAGGCGCCGCGATCGGCAGCTTCTGGGCGATCACGACCGGGAAGCCCAGCAGGCGCGGGTTCATCGGATCGGTCGCCAGGGTGGCGATGGTGTTGCCGCCAGCCTTGGCGAGGACGGTTCCGGCCGCCGAGTAGAACATCTGCTGGCTCATGTACCACTTGGCGCCAGGCAGGGCGTATTGCGGCAGCTTGCCCATGGTGCCGGTGAAGTCCGCCACAGTGAGCGCCGTCAGGGTCGCGGACGAGGTCTGGTATTGGCCGGCGGTGTGGTTGCCGTCCGCGAAGATGGTGGAGACGCCGCGGATGCCGCCGTACGAGGAAGTGCCGTCGCCGTTGAAGCCAGCGTCGTCTTCCTTGGCCGCGAAGGCGTAGGCGATTTCACCCACCAGCCAGTCGGCGATGGACACCACGGCGTCCTCGGCGATCTCGTTGGACATGCGGGTGAGCGCGCCGAGCTTCTTGGCGGTCAGGTTCACCGCGTCCCAGGAAGCCTGGGACTCGCTCACCGCCTGGTTTTCGCCGGTGAAGAATGCGGTCAGACCGCCGGTGCGGCGCGGCCAGTTCAGGGTGTCGGAGCCCATCGGGACGACCTGGCACTCGCGGCGGAACACGCCGAACTGCTCGCGCAGGACGATGATGTTGGCCAGCAGCTCTTCCGGAACCAGGAAGCCGCCGGCGCTGTCCACGCCCTCGCCCTGGGCCTTGGTCACGGGGATGCCGCGCGACTTGCACCAGTCGATTGCCTCGGCGTTGCCGAAGATCGTGGCCTTGAACCACATGCCGGCGGTGTAGGCCTGGTCGACGGCGCGGACGGTCTGGCCGGCCACTTCGCGGTCCTTGAAGTGCTTCAGGCTGCCATAGACCTTATGGGCGCTGGGCGGCGCCGAGGGCGTCAGGCGGTCCTGGCCAGGAACGGGGGTGGCGAGGCTGCGGGCGATCGCCTGGGCGTCCTCCAGCTGCTTGATGCGCTTCTGCAGTTCGGGGATCGTGCCGTCCTTCAGGGCGTCATAGACGTCCTGCTTGAAGCCGTCGGCTTCGGACTTGCCGGCCATCGCTTCGAGTTCGTCGACAGCCTTGCTCAGCTGCTGACGCAGTTCATGGATCTTCGCCATGGGGTGGGCTCCATCTAGGGGAAAGCGGCGTCGTCGCGACGCTGCGGTTCGCCTTGCCGAAGGGCGTGTTGAGGCGGAGCTAGACGCTTGGCGTCAGCCCGATTCCGGGGTGTCGGTGACCCGAGATTTCAGTTGTTGGTGGGCAGGGACGCCTTCAGGCGCGCGACCTCTGCGAGCCGCTTTTCTTCAGGAGTCATGTCGACGGGGTCATCGGGCCCGACCGCGCTCGGCTCCGGCGTGCCACCGCCGTCGTCGAGGTCGGTTCCCTCCTCCACTTCGTCGTCCGGCTCATCGTCGAGGACGGACTTGATGCAGTCGGTGGCCATGGCGTGGTAGCTCATGGCCCGCTCCAGCATCGCCTTCGTCGCGGCCGAGACACGGCGCCCGGCCTTCAGGGCAACTTCGACGGCCTCCCTGATTTCGGTCGAGTCGATCTTGAGCAACAGCGTCTGGACGCTCTTGTCCGGCTTCATCATCGCCTCGTAGTGGTCGAGCACCGCCCTGCCCGTCTCCTTGACGCTGTCTGGGATGTCGGATTGCGGCAGGCGGGAAGCGGCGGCGCGGATGCCCGACGCCATCGCCGTTAGCTTGCCGTCGGCCACTCGGGCGAACGGGAGCTTGTAAGAGCCGCGCAGCTTGGGGGCCGAGGCGTCGTAGGCCAGGAAGCCCTTGCGCGCTTCGGCCGGGTCGAAGTCATCGCCGCCGGCATGTTCGAAGATCGAGGCCTCGGCGGTGCCCCCGTCCCAGGCGCCCTCTTCGTCCAGCGGCAGATCGCGGGCGGCGCCGCATTTCCAGTCCTCGCCGGCTTTGGTCTCCTCGATGGCGCGCAGCGTGTAGCCCGGCTCCAGGATGAGCAGTTCGTTGTGGTCCTGGCTCCACCGCTTGAAGGACTCGCGCATCCGCTCTAGCCCCTTGGCGGAAACGTCGCGGTCGCCCTGGATGTAGTATTGAACGCCTGCGCCGGTCCGGGCCTGGAGGCGAAGGGCCTCGATGTCCTTGCGGGGCATGAAGATCGTGTCGCCGCTGTCGAGCACCTTTTCGGCCCATTCCTGGAGCGGCCGAGTGTCGACGCCCATGCTGCGGGCCTCACCGAGGGCATTGGGATTGCACGGCACCGGGCAGACGGAGATTTCGAGGAGGGTCTGCTTCTTGAAGTCGATGCCGTACGGCCGGTTCTTGTCGGACGTGAACGCCCACTCCTTCGGCAGGAAGCCGACCGAAACGGCGTTGAGGAACTTGCCCTTGACCAGGCGATAGATGGTGTCGGCGAACTCGTAGATGTCAGGCGTGGCGAACTCGATGTCGCCGACCAGCTCGCCGCCTTGCACGCTCACGTTGGACGCACGCCCGATCGGCGGCTCCCAACTCATGTGGCTGAATAGCGCGACCGGGTTGCGCTTGAAGATGCCGAGGTCCCAGCCCTTCGGGTCTATGCTATCGCCCGAATGGTCGACCGTCGCATCGGAGAACACGAAGCGCTGCGTGCGCGATGCTTCGTCGCCGACTTGCTGCGGCTCGGCCGTGGCGAACTTGAACAGCGTGGCCTCAGGCTGCTGGCCACCGTCCTTCACCGCAGCGCGGAAGGCGTCTGCGTCCAAGAGCTTCATGGTCATGGCGGTCCCTTACGGCGCGACCAGCACGGCGAGGCTGCCGGCGTTGGTCGAGTCGCCCATGTCGTGGATCACGGCGTCGAAGCGCTCCGTGGCGAGGATGGCGATCTGGTCGGTGTCGAGATAGCGATGGTCGCTGCGGGCAATGGTGAGGCCGCGGCGCTGGCCGAGGACGGCGGCGGCGTACATGTCGCCGAACGCCATCATCGCCTTGCCCGAGGTGACGCTGGAGCCGAGCGGCAGTTTCTGGCTCATGACAACCGGGAAGCCGAGGTACATCGGCGTCGGGATGCCGTCGGCCTCGCCTTCATGCAGGCCGCCACCCCCAGCGGAGGCCAGGCGCACCATCGTCTGGCCAAAGCCGGTGACGCTCACGAACCACGCCGCACGCGGGAGCGCCGAGGCTCGCACCGCGCCGACCAGCTTTCCGAGGTCCGCGCCGGTCAGCGAGGCGAAAGCGTCATTGCTGGCGGCGACGTTGGCGGTCCCGTGGCTGCCGTCGGTCGCGAGCGGGCCGATGCCGCGCATCCCGCCATAGGTCGAAGACCCATCGCCGTTGAACGCGCAGTCGTCTTCCTTCGCGGCCAGCGCCCAGGCCATCTCGTTGGCGACGTAGTCGACTAGGTCGACGATGGAGTCCTCGTCCAGTTCGCTGGACAGGGTGACGAGCGCGGCCAACTTCTTGGCGGTGAGTTGGACCCCGTCCATGTTGGTCGAGGTCGCGGCACCGGTCGCCGCCGAGCCGCCCTCGCTCAGGAAGAAGGCGGCGGCCGTGCCGGTGCGGCGCGGAAAGAGAGAACTGTCCGAGCCCATCGGCCAGACACAGGCCCGGCGCCGGAAGGCGCCGAAGCTGTCGCGCAGGTCGAGGATGGCGTTTTCAAGCTCAGTTGGGACGAGGAAGCCGCCGCCGGAGCCGATGCCCTCGCCTTGGGCCTTGCGGATCGCCACGCCCTTCTTGTCGCACCAGGTCCGCGCTTCGGCGTTGCCGTAGATTGTGGCCAGAAGCCACTTGCCGGCGCGCTCATAGCGGGCGTCGATCTCCGGGCCGGAGCCGGGAAATGCTCGTTTCATTCGGCTCGTCCTTGCTCAGTCTTGTGGCGCGGAGGGGTCTTCAGTCGCCGCCGGGTCGCCACGGCCGCCCGCTGCGGGCGCTCCGGTCACGTCGCTTCCCGGACCGGTTTCCTTGCCGGCCGGTTCGAACCCGATCGGCGCGACATTGGTCGGCTGGTAGAGGTCGTCGCCGCCATCCATGTCTTCCCAGCCGTCGGCCCATTCCGCTTCGGCGCGGCGGGCCTGGTTGGGCTTCATGAACATCCCGACGATGCCGGTGCGGTAGGCGTTGTAGCGGGCCGTCATGTTGGCCCGCATGAGGATCGAGGTATCGAACTGAACGATCAGCCCCTGCTCGGCCAGGCCGAAGTCGTGAGCCAGCTTTGCTTCCCAGCGCCCAAGGTCGCCGGAAACCGGACCGTTCATGTATTCCTGGTCCATCTGCTCGACGGTGGCGCCGTTGGCGCCCGGAACACCGAGCTTGTGCAGAGGCATTCGGTAGAGGCGTGCGATCTCCGGGACTTGGAAATCACGCGAGGCGACCAGCTCGGCGTCCTTGGCCGACATGCCGAGCGGCTGCCACTTCAGGCCCTGCTCGAGCACGGCGGTCTCGCCGGCGTTCTGCAAGCCCTGGCGGCGCTTCTTCCAGTCCTCGCCGATGCGCTTGGCGGCTTCTGGGGTCAGCTTCCCGTCGGTCGTGAGCACGCCGCCGAGGTTGGTGCTATTGGCGCTCAGGCGCCCGGCCAGTTCCTGTTGAGATAGGGCCAGGCCGATAGCTTCACGCGCCAGGGCGATCCGAGAGGCGCCGTAAAGCGAGTTGTCGAGCGCCATCCAGCGCAGATGCAGCATGTCCTCTGACGGGATCATCAGAGGCATGTCTTCGAGCACGGCGGTCTCGTGCAGGCCGCGACGCGCGACCTGGTAGAAGTACTGACCGCCAGGGGCCTCGTAGATCCAAACCCGGTCTGGGTTGACCGGGATCAGGGCCGTGACGTTCCCGCGCCAGTCCCGCAGCTTCACCGCATAGGCGTTGCCGCGGAGCAGGATAGAGACCTGCATCTGCTCCTTGAACTCGAAGGCGCTCTGGTAGTCGTTCGGGCGCTGAAGCACCTTCTCCAGCGGGTGGTCGGCCACGATCTGCCGGCCGCCATTGGGCAGGCACCGATAGACGTGAACCGGAAGCTTGGCGATGTCCTCGGCGCGGATCGAAACACAGGCCTGGACGGTCGACACCTGTAGCGCGGTCAATTGGGTGACCGCCATGCCGCCGGCGCTGACGGACGTGGGGCCGTACTCCGACCACCACTCGTCGATCGTCATCGACTTCTTGCCGCGGATGGCGTCGACGACGCGCGACCAGTAGCTCATCGTTCGCGCCTCTGGGGTTAGAAGAACAGCAGGCCACGCTCCTCGTAGACGAGCCGGGTTTGTCCGACCGTCCGGGTCGCGGCCCCGACCGCCATGGCCAGCGCCACGAGCGGGTCGATGCGTTGCGTCGCCTTCCGCTTGGAGAACCAGCGGTTGTCGAATGGGTCGTGTTCGATCGCCGCCGACGCGCAGGCCGAGACGAGCACGGGATTTCGCAGTAGCCGGATACGCCGCTCAAGGATCAGCTCCTCGAGCGTGTTCAGCGACCCCGGCATCCACAGTCCTTCCGGCGGTTCCTCACCGGCCAGCTTCGCCGCCTCGATCTCTGCATCCGTCGGCCTGGCCCGGCGCTTGCCACCCTGGGGATGCTCGACCTCGTTCAAGGTCAGGCCAAGGGCGTCCAGCTCGTCCGAGAGCTTGCGGTAGGCGTAGCGGTCGTAGGCCACGGACCGGATGATGAAGTCGCTGTCGTCCTCGGCGATCGCGGAGGCGACGAAGTCCATGCGGACGGTCGGCCCCGGCGTGGCCCTTAGGTGGCCCTCGGCGACCCAGACATCGTATGGCGCCCGGTCGGCAAGCGCCCGCTCAGCCAAGGTCTGGGCCGGCGTCCAGGCCTCGATCCAGGCGTCATAGGTCGGCTTGAGGATGGTCGTTCCATCCTCGCGCTCGACCTCGATTTCTCCGGTCTGCACGACGCAGGCCTTCGCCGTGAGATCCTTGGTTCCCGACAGGTCGAGGCCGAGGTCGATTTCCTTGCCGCGGTGCTCCTCCGGATCGAAGTCCGCAAGAACCGCCTCCAGCGCCTCCCGGCCGATCCAGGCGTCCTCGGCATCGGTCCAGACGCAGAAGTGAAGGCGCATCACGCCGTTCAATTTGCCCGGCATGGCCTTGGCCTGACTGACGACCCCGGCGAGGTATTCCGGCGTGATCGTCACGCCCAGGAGTGGGTTGGCCTTGGCCCAGCAGCTCGGATCGGTGAGCGGGTCGTCCCCGTCATCCAGGGAACAAACAAAAGCGAAGGTGCTGTCGTCCTCGATTTCGCGCCGAGCGACTCGGATCGCGTGGTCGTGCTCTTCCCAGCAGATCGAGTTCCGGTCTGAGCCGGAGTTGGTGATCATCAGCAGGAGCGGCTGGCGGCGGAACTTGAAGCCGCGCTCCAGCATCTCCATCGTCGAGCGGTCAGGGTGCTCGTGAACCTCGTCGCAGAGCGCGACGTGGGGCCGCGGGCCGGAGCCGGTCTTGCCCGCCTCTTTCGAGATTGGCCGGAAGAACGAGCCCGACGGATGGTGGGCGATGTTGTATTCCCGTCCGGGGCCACCGCTGAACTGAAGCCGCTTGGCCAGGGCCGGCGACTTGCGCACCATCTTGACCGCGTCGCGGAACAGGATTCCGGCCTGCTCCTTGCGGGCGCCGGCGGCGTAAATCTCCGCGCCGGCCTCGTCGTCCGCTGTCTGGCAGTAGAGACCTATTCCGCCCGCAAGCGGTGACTTGCCATTGCCCTTGCCCTGCTCGACGTAGGCGCGGCGGAACCGACGGTTGCCGTCCGGCCGCTTCCAGCCGAAGATCGAGCCCAGGATGAACGCCTGGGACGGATGCAGCCGGAACGGCTGACCCTCAAACTGGCCCTCGCTGAGCTGCAGGACCGTTTCGAAGAACCCGAAGATGCGGTCGGCCGCCTCGGTGTCGAATCTCAGGCCGCGCTCATGGCCGCGCTCGAGGTCGTCCAGGTGTCGCCTGGCGGCGTCGCGGACATGCGGGCCGGCAACGATACGCCCTTCCGCTACATCCAGCGCGTACTGCGTCGTGCGGTCAGTTGAAGAAGCGATCGGCCGGGTCTTCGTCCTCGTCATCCGTCTGGCCGACCTTCGTTTCATCGACCGGCGTCGCCGCAAGCTTGGACAGGATCGCGCTTAAGGTCTGGATCTGGTTCACGCCAACGTCCGGCTCTTCCATCCTGACCTGGAGGATGCAGGCCAGCCGAAGCAGCGCCCGGTGCGAGTTGTTCAGCCACGGCAGATCGGTGCGGAACTCTTCCCACGCCGCGCACTGCGGCTCGGTCATGCTGGCGTACGGCTTGCCCAACGGCCTGGTGCGCTTCGGCGCCTGTCGGCCTCTGAACCGGTCAGGGTTTTTTACGGCTGCGCCGCTCGTTTCTGCCTTAGCTGCCGGCAATCTTGGCCGAGCCATGTGAACTCATGTTCTGAATTGTGGATGCGTGCGTTTTGGGTCGGCCCGGTTTCGGCACTCGCGCCCATTGGCCTTCGATACCCCCATCCATGCCATCGGTTGAAGGGATGGCGCGGGTCAGTGGGAAAGCCGTCGTTGCTGACGGCGGACGAGAAGCCATGGCGGTCGTTCTCTTGGCCGCTCGCCTCCTCGGCCTGGATGGGGCCGTCGTGGCAAGGCTGGCAGACCGACTGGAGGTTCGTCGGATCACGGAACAGGTTGGCGTCGCCCTTGTGGGGCTTACGGTGGTTGACGACGGTGGCGCTGACGACGAAGCCCTTGGCCCGGCAGCGCTCGCAGATCGGTTGGCATTGAAGCTGGGCCTTGCGGAGCGCTCGCCACTCGGCTGTCTGGTAGAGCTTCCTGTATGCCGCAGCTTCTGGGCTGCGCTGGTCGGGACGCACGGCCTAGTGGTGGTGCATCGCGGCGTAGAGCTGCGTCGCGGCAAAGATGGCGATGGCCAGTTCAGCGAGCGCACCAAGGCGGATCAGGGATGCGCCCACGACCAGAATGGCGCGCTCGATGTCGAACGATCGCATCAGTTCGGCACCGCGAGCGGATGACCCTCGGTAGCGCAGTCCGGGATGCGCTGAACCTTGACGTTGATGGCGCCGAGTTTCGCGCCGCCGTCCAGGACTAGCAGTTTGACGCCGTCGCCAGCGAACTTCTCCCACTCGGCTTTGATGCGCTTGACCGTTTCGGGCGACAGGCGCTGTTCGCAGGTCAGGACGAAGCGGTCGTCCGGGCCGATGGTCAGGTGCTGAAGATCGCCGATGAACCTGATCTTGGGTTCTTTGCCGAACATGATCGGGTCCGTTCGTTGTTGATATCGCCTACGCGTAGATGATATCGTCTACGCCATGCCCAGACCGAAGCCCGCCGAAGAGCCTGTCCAGATCGCCGTGCGCATCGCGCCTTCGCTGCTCAAGCGGTTGGACGCTGAGGCCGAGGCATCCGAGCGCAGCCGGAATGCCGTGATCGCCGAAGCGCTGGCAGCGCACATCGACGAGAGCGGAAGTCGGAGGGCGACGCAGAAACTGGCGAAGGGCCTGGCGGCTCAAAAGGCCCGCGTAGAAGCGGCCAAGCCGGCAGCGACGCCGGGACGGATGACGTTCGACGACGTGCGGCCGAAGTTCGTGCCGCGCCTCAAGCCCGACAAGGTGAAGCGATGAGCGAAAATCCACCCTTCCTAAAGGGCGAACTGGTCACCCGAGACGGGACCGATGTCCACGAGGTTGTTGACGTGGACGACGGGCTAGGCGGGATAGTCGTTCGGTGCGTGACGGCCCCCAAGTCCCGCTGGACCGAGGTCGGCGACATCGAGAACAATCTCGCCAGCCGCTATCTTCGGGTTTCCCAGAAGGGGCAGAAGCGATGAGTGAGATCAGGGCTATATCGGCCGAGGGGGTGACTAGTCAGTCGGTGAACGACGGTGCTTTCGCGATCCTGCAGTTTCAACGCACCAATCCGGACCCAAATGGCGGCACGATGGTCAATGTCGCGCTGCCCATGCAGATGATGTTTTACGTGGCCGTAGCTGCTCTCAATGCCATTCCAAAGCCCGACCCCGGACTGACCGGGCACCATCCCTTCGTGCTGGCCGCCCAACAAGTCCAACTCGGGCGCGGCCCCAACGGGCAGATCATCTTCACGGTTGAGCTCGAACAAGGCGCTCGGCTGAGCTTCGAACTCGACCAAGGTCAAGCCGACAGCTTGGCCGCCGGCTTCGCTACCGTTGCAAGCCCAGTTGTGGGCAAGCCGTCGGGACCGGTGAACTGATCGCCCTCGCCTCCCCCTAGCGCTGACAGACAGCGCGGAGGCAGGTCATCTCCAGTCCCGCCCTTTCGGGGTTGGCGAGGGTCTTTGCTCTGGCGTTCACGCCAGAAGGTCTCCGGTCGTCCTGTACTGGGCAGGGTCGGAGATGGTGGAGCAGGTTAGGGGATCGAACCCCACCCTTCGCTGCCGGCGATCAACCCGGCCGGGGCCGCGACCAGCGGACCTGCATGAAGTGGAGCGGCGACGGGGATTCGAACCCCGATCCTCAGCTTGGAAGGCTGCGGCTCTACCCTTGAGCTATGGCCGCAGTTTGGTCGCCGGTGGCTGTCTCAAGCCGCGCCTAAGCGCTCCGGCGGTGAACTTGGTTTAGGCGGCGATCAGCCCGGCGCCGATGGAGCCGGAACTGGCGGCCTGGCGGCGCTGGTGAACGCGGCGCTCGCGCTGGGCCTGGAAGTGGATCACCTGCGAGCGATGCACCATGCCAACGGCGTCGACCTCGCCGCGCACCAGCCAGCGCGGGAACATGCGGTCGGGGGCGAAGGCGGCGGCGATGGCCGGCACGATCAGGTCGCACCAGACGTAGCGGCTCTGGCGGATGACCGCCCGGAGCGGCGCGGCGACGATGCTGTACGAAACGGACACGATCAGCGCGCACGCGAGCGCGCCCAACAGATAGGAGCTGAGAGCCATGGCGATGTCCTTGGAATCGAAACGGCCCCGCAATGAAGCTGGGGCCGATCTGGTCGCACTAAGCGACGGTGCCTAAAGATACAGCTTAGCTGCCGATTTCGTCAAGCCCGCTTGTAACGGTGAGCCGCCAGTGGGTCGTATGGCTCTCGCTTGCTCTTCCGCTTCGGTGCTCGCGGTTGTTGTAAAGCCTCTTTGGCCGCGCGGTCCTGCTCCTCAACCCGAAACCAAAGGGCGCTATGTCCTTGCTCCACCAGTTGGGCGGCTCGCACAACAACGCGCTCGCAAGACGCGGCATCGACACTGAACCACTCGCCCATCATTCTCCTGTTTCGGATGAGCCAATGGGCCATTTGCTCGACCTGACATGCCGCACCGAAGGTCGTTGTGAGCTTGAACCTTATGTGCAGCCGAAATGGGTTCCCGTTCTGCAACTGCCCCAGCCGGTTTTCCACGTCCTTCGCGATGCCGATCTTGTGGGGGCCGTTGTCGATGCCGATGACGTAGACGAAGTGCTCGGCGTCAAGCGCGGGATCGCGTTGGTAGACCATCAGTGCAAGCCCCAATGGTCAGCGCACACGTCGAGGGCTATCCGCAGGGCATCGCCGTTGAGCTTGCGATCTTGGCTCTTCGCCGTTGAGATGTTGCTGATCGTGCGCCCTTCTCCCGCGATGCGGCGGAGGGTGTTCAGCAACCGACCGTTTCCGGCCGCCTGCACCTTCGCCTCGAGCCGGTTCCTGGCCTGGATCTTCTGGCCCACGTCCTCCAGCTTGCGCTTATCCTCTGAGCCTGAAATCGAGCGGTCGAGGTTCGACTTGATCGAGCGTTCGGTGGCCTCGTAGAGGTCGCGGTAGCGGAGCCCGGCGACGTACTGCAGCGGCGTGATGGCGTTGGCCTGCAGCAGCGATTCCAGCCCATCTCGGGTCAGGATGCGTCGGCGCCCGGACTTGGCGGTTTCCACCACTTCCTTGGCCTCGGGATCGCGGGCCCGTTCCAGCACCTCCAACTCGGCGAAGCGCAGCGCCAGGGCGTCATGCTCCTCGCCCAACCGCCTACCCTCCTCCATCGCCCGCAGTTCGTCCCTGGCCGCTTCCTTCCGATGCTTGGACACGGTCGGGTCCGCCACGCGCCGCAACAGCTTCTCGACGCGCTGGAGCTGATGCGCCGGCCATCCTCGTTCTCCTTCCGGCAACTGGATGAGCACCGATACCCTCGGCTTGGTCTCGGCGTTCATGCGGCGCTCCTCGACTTGGTGGTTGGATCGGCGATGGTCACGGCCACCTCTTGTCGGTCTCGCCGAACTCGAAGCGCGCCGAGCGCGAGGCGTCGTAAGCCTTCTGGAAGGCTTGGCTGATCACCGGTCGCCAATGGCCGTCTGTGCTGGGATAGGAGTCGGCTTCGTGGATGTGGCCAAGCCAGCCCTGCCGGTTTGGCGGAAACTGCTCGCCGGTCTCCGGGTCCACCACAGGCTTGGCAGACGGAAACGAGAGGCAAAGGCCGCCGCGCTGGGAACAGCTCGAGAAATAACCGAGGCCGTCTTCGCGCTGCCGGAACTGATGGTACGGGTAGTCCTCAGTATCTCTGAAAAGCAGCAGTTGCGGAGTAGAGTCCGGCGCGCCGACGGCAAGGAAGACCAACTCGTGAGAGGCACACGCAAGCTCCCAGCACTTTCTCTTTTCGTCATCGGTAGGCGACTGACCTTTAACCTCAAGCCAATAGTTGCGATTGAAGTCGGGATTGTCATCTTCCCACAGTTTGATCTGGTCGAAAGTAGAGAACCTGAAGTCTGGAAGATATGGTCCGGACGGAAGAACAATCCCCTCCGGTTCATACTCGAACTTGAGTTCGAGGGCGTCGAAGAACACCGCCCAGCGCGCCTCGGTGCGTGACCGAAAGCGATAGCCCTTCCACTTAGTCTCGATGGGCTTCACGCGCTTTTCCTCTCTGGCTGATCATTGACGACAATGTGCACGCCGACGGCGCGCAACGCTGCGCCGACTTTGGCCTCCAGCGTTTTGGCCATGAAGGAATTCGGCGCGATTACCTGCCGCCGACCAGCGTCCCACCCGCAGGGGTCGAGATAGCCCAGGGCAACGCGCTCGCCATCAGCACCTGAGGCGACAACCGCGCGCCTTATCTCAGCAGGTCCAGTGAACTCTGGAACGGCCGCTGCGGCCTGCACGGGAGCGCCTCCGTAGAAGCCCTCCAATAGCCTGCGCCATGACTTCGGCTGGCAGACGAAGTCGATGTCAGCTTTCCAGCCGCGGTCGTTTTGACCACGGCAGTGATCGCTGCGTTCGACAGCGGCCAGGGCCTGGCGCCAGGCATCCATTCCGCCTTCCGAGAGGCGGGCATGTATCGCGGCCTTCCGTGACCTGTCGATGGTCCTGGCCTGAGGGAGGCCAAGCCTAGCAGCCAACGCGTTCCACTCGTCTACGGCGATGCGGACTGCGTCGTTCGGCTTGCCGGCGACAAAGGATGCGTCAGCATCCTTATCTTCTGGTGTAGGTGAAGGTCGCGCGACCAACGCGGGTGTTTCACTCTGGGTACCCCGCTGGGTATCCTGGAGAAAACCTGCTGGGTTATTTGGGGGATTGCCGTCGGGTTTGTTTCCGCTTGGCTCTTGGCTGCGTGGGCGCCCTCCCTTTCGACCGTTGGCGCGGCTTGTCTCGGCCATGCGCGCGGCCTTCTCATACTCCTCAAGCACCCGCCCATGCACTAGCCACTCACCCTCGACCGAGAAGAACGGAAGTAGCTTCGGGGCAAGCTTACGCCACTCGGACGTGCTTGCTTTCACGATGGCGGCGAGTTCAGACTCGTCATTCGGGAGCCGCCCTCCGCCATCCCAGCAGGCTAGCAGAAGCAGGAAATATCCGCCGTGCTGGTCCCGCGTCAGACGCATGGTCTTACGCAGGTAGTCCGCAGGGTAAAACGGCATCCAGGCGTCGGCTTTCACTCGCGCCCTCCCCGCGGTTCGCTGAAGTCCACGACCTGGCCGCCGAACCGGTTCTCGCGGGCGAGGTTGCCGAACTTGGTCAGGTCGGAGTTGAAGGCCAGCTTCACGGTGCCGATCGGGCCGTGGCGCTGCTTGCCGATGATCACCTCGGCAAGGCCCTGGACCTTGGACATGTCATCGCACCACTTCAGGTGCTCGGCGGTGCCCTCGCGGGGCTCCGACCGGCCGAGGTAGTATTCCTCCCGGTAGACGAACCACACCATGTCGGCGTCCTGCTCGATCGAGCCGGATTCGCGCAGGTCGCTGAGCTGCGGACGCTTGTCCTCGCGGCTCTCGACCTGGCGGCTGAGCTGCGACAGGGCCAGGACCGGAACGCCGAGTTCCTTCGCCAGGGCCTTGAGCCCCTGGGTGATCATCGACACCTCTTGCACGCGGTTGTCGAAGTGGCCGCCCCCGGTGACCAGCTGCAGGTAGTCGACCACCACCAGGCCGAGGCCGAGCTTGCGGTGCAGGCGTCGGGCGCGGGCGCAGAGCTTGGCTAGCGGAAGGCCGCCGGTGGCGTCGATGTGCAGGGGCGTCCGGCGGATTTCGTCGCGCGCCTCTCGGAGCCGGCCGAACTCCATGGCGTCGATCTGGCCTTTTCGGGTGCGGTCCGAAGGCACGCCCGAGACTTCGGCTAGGATGCGCCCCGCCAGTTGCTCCTCGGACATCTCCAGCGAGTAGAGGGCGACGTGCTCGCCTTTCCTAGCGGCGTGGAAGGCAATGTTCGTGGCGAGGGCCGATTTGCCCATTGAGGGCCTGCCGGCCAGGATAATCAGGTCGGACGGGTGTAGGCCCCCCAGCATAGCGTCCAGGTCGATAAGGCCGGTGGATAGGCCCGCGACCTCCCCTCGCCTGTCATAGGCCGCCGCAGCCATGTCCATGGCCTTATCCAGCGCTTCGCCGAACTCGACGAAACCGCCGCCGGCCGGGCCGCGCTCGGAGAGGGCGAACAGTTGTTGCTCAGCGGCGCCAAGGTGGTCCCACCCGGGAATGGTGCGGTCCCGCGCGGACGCAGCGATCTCGCCGGCCGCTGCGATCAACTGTCGGCGCACATAGTGGTCGATGATGGTCTCGGCGTGGGCCTTGGCCATGAACACGGGCGGGGCATTCTGGATCAGGTCGGCGAGGTAGACCTTGCCGCCGAGCTCGGTCAGTGCGGCATCGTCCTTGAGACGGTCGTGCAGCCAGATCGGGTCAACCGCTATGCCGATCGACATCCGCTCGGCGAACACCTGCCAGATGCGGCCATGGATCGGCTCGGCGAAGTGTTTCGGCTCCAGGGCCCCGACTTCGTGGAACGCGTCGTTCGTGTAGAGGGCGCAGCCGATCAGCGCCTGCTCGGCCTCCAGGCTGCTCGGCAGTTGGTCCAGCTTGTCGGCGACGAGGGTCAGCAGGCTCACCGATTGCCCTCCCTGCGCTCGCTGGCGGCCAGATCGGCGATCGCCTCCGCAGCCATCAGCGCCGCTTCTCCCGGGCTCGTATGGCCGGCGTAGAGGTTGATGGCGGCGATCAGCAGATGACGGGAGGACGTCGTGCGCGTGGCCGGATCGCGGCTGTACCGTCGCGCCATCGAGGAGACGATGCGGAACATCCCCTCCCCCGCCTTCTCTTCATTGGAGGGGTTTAAGTTTAGGGAGGTCATGCGGCATCGCCTCCGAACATCTTGGTCTGGATGGGCTTGGGCATGGGCTCGTCGAATAGGCGGGGCTGCTTGTTGGCGGCCTCGATGCGACGGCAGGCGAGGTCAAACCAACGCTCGTTCTGCTCAATGCCGATGAACTTCCGGCCGAGGTTGACGGCGGCCACTCCGGTCGTGCCCGAGCCCATGAACGGGTCGCAGATGGTTTCGCCCGGGCGCGTGAAGTCGCCCAGGATCTCCATCATCAGCGGGACCGGCTTCTCGGTAGGGTGCTCGCCCTGGCGACCAGTATTTACGCAGTGGACGTAGACGCCGCGCTTGCCGCCGGCGTTCCAGCGGCGGTATCCGGGCCCGCACCATGCCGTAACGAAGCACTCAGCGCCGCGCGCGGGGCCTTGGCCGTTGAATCGCGGGCTAGCGTCTGGCTTGACCCAAAAACAGGTCGTGTCCCACTTCGCGCCAACTGTTTGCAGGTCGTCACGCCACGCGCGGACGCCTTCAGCGAGGGTGAAAAGGATAGCCCAGCCGGACGAAATTTGGCGCACTCTCGCCGCGATTTCTGCGCGCTGCGCGTTGATCCCCGCGAACCCAAGATCCCCGTGCATCGCGCGACCATCTGCGCGAGTGATCCGCTGCTCTTTAGCCCCCGCGTGTAATTCGTCCTCATAGGGCGGATCGCTGATGACGTGGTCGACCTCGAGCGAGCCCATTAGCTCGCGGCAGTCGCCATGTAGGAGGCGGCATTCCCCGATGATTTCCTCTCGCGCCATCTACGCCACCCTCACATCGGTGGAGAGGAGGGAGTCGACCGCTTCGATCCGGCGTCCGATCCAGGCCATCACGGGGACGGCCATCGAGTTGCCGAGCGCCCTGTAGCGAGGGCCGTCAGGGGCCATGCCGTTGCGCCAGGAGATCAGGGTGTAGTCGTCGGGGAATCCTTGGAGGCGTTCGCACTCGCGGGGCGTCAGGCGACGGACGGCGCTCGTTTGGACAATGCTGCCCACCTCGTTAGAGCCTGGCCGAGTGTGGCTACGAACCGTACCGGCAATGTAATCACGGCTCGAGCCACCGGAGGCGCTGCGGAGCGCGCCGATCTGGTCACCACCCACTTCCGGAATGGCGCCGCCATCACGGCCGCGAAGGGCGAAGGCGATGGCTGGGGGAGCCCCCGCGTTGGCGTGCGAACCGTCATGACCTCCTGCCCGAAGCGTGGGGGCAAGATCAGCCTCGGCATCGGCGCCGTGGTCCTTGGAGGAGAAGCAGATTGCCGGCGCATGGGCCCCTCGCGCCAGCGGGTGGCACGGGTCGCCTGGCCTCGGGTCACTCCTGTTTAGGGCGCTCGTCACCTGAGTGGTATCGAACGCGATCAGTAGCCCACTCTCGGCGTCTTGTTGTGTCGCCGAGCCGGCAGCCTTTCCGTTGGCGCCCAGCGTTCCGGCGACTAGGGGCGTGCCTCTGCCCGTTCCGTCTTCGGACGCATCGAAGCCGCCAGCTCTAAGGCTGTGCGCAACGTCTGCGGGAGTTCCTTCCCCCGCTTCGCGGCGCGGCGAAGGATACCCCGACAGGCCGTGGCGCTCAAAAAGAACCGCTGCGGCACGTCGCCAGTCTCCAGCGTGTCCGACAACGAACACACGGCGGCGACGCTGGGCCACTCCGAAGAACTGAGCGTCAAGCACTCGGTACGCGAACCCATACCCGAGTTCGACCATGCCCCCGAGAATGGCTCCAAAGTCCCGTCCTCCGTTCGACGACAGGACGCCGGGGACGTTCTCCCAAACCAGCCATCGGGGCCGCAGGCGGTCAGCCAGCCTAAGATATTCGAGGGCCAGGTTACCGCGCTCATCGTCCAGTCCGCCTCGGAGACCCGCGACGCTGAAAGACTGGCAAGGTGTTCCTCCGACCAGAAGGTCGATTGTGTCGTATTCGCCGGCTTGGATCGTCGTGAAATCGCCATGCAGCGGCGTCTCCGGGTAGTGGTGCTTGAGCACCGCGCGGGGGAAGGGTTCGATCTCGGCGAGGAACGACGCGCGCCAGCCGAGCGGATGCCAGGCGCAGGAGGCGGCCTCGATGCCGGAACAGACGGAGCCGTACTTCACGCCGCATCCCTCCCGCCGAACACCGCTTCCGCCCGCTCCCGAGGGGTCAGGAGGGCGACTGCAGGCATTGCCTTTTCTTGGTGGCCGAGGGCTTCGCAGACCCGCTGGCGGAGCTTCTGCAGCGCCTTCATGCGCAGATCGGCTGGAATGCCTTCCACCACGTTCATGGCGTCGGAGACGGCGTCGTCGATCACTTCGGCGCGGACGGAGTCGAGGGCGCTCTGCATGTGCTGCTCGAGCGACGTGCGCCGGGTGAGGGAGCGCTTTTCGACGATCACGCCGCTCTCCCGAAATCTAGCGGCTTGGGCTCGCCCTCGTCTTCGCGCGGCTCACGCCGGGCGCTGTCCTTCACAGCCGATGGCGGACGGGGCGGTGCGGGCCGGTATGCGGCCTGAGCGTGGGGCCGGCAGTACGGGAAGCCCGGAAGCTTCTTGGCGGCGCAGAACAGGAAACCGCCCGCATCCTCGCCCGTCGCCCAGGCGCAGCAGTTGCCCTTGAACGCGGGGTCCCACATGCGGACGTTGAGGGAGTCCGCCGTCGGGCCTGTGGTGATGGGGCTGCGCGGCGGGGTGGGCTTGCCGCTGTTCACGCATCCGGCGCCATGCTGGAACGCGCGGGCGTGGTTGGACGGTGACCGTGTGGGTCCCGACCGCTTCACCGCGATCTTGACGCCGAGGTGATAGGCCTTGTCGTAGACCGCGCCGCGCTTGCATTCGAGCTCGATGGCGATCTCGTCGGCGTACCGCCCATCGGCGATCAGGGCCAGCAAGCGCTCGACTTTCTCGGGCCGCCAGAAGTTGCTCTCCAGCCTGAGGCCGATCTTGTTGGCTTTGCCAGACACAGCGTTGCGGGTGCAGCCGATCACCGCCGCGATCTGGGATGCGGTCTTCTTCTCGGCGACCAAGCGGCGCAACAGGGCGAGGCGTTCTTCGGTCCAGTTGATCCTAGGCATTGTGGCCTCCGTTGAGGGGACGGATTGTGCAGGTGACGCCGGCGCCCTCGGCCTTGATCCAGGCCATGTGCAGGACGCAGCAGTTGCAGTCGTCGGAGACGATGCCGACGTGCTGGAGGAAATCGGAGGTGGCCTTTTCGAGGTTGGCCAGGTCGCGCCGACGCTTGTCCGGCGCGGTCGCCAGGATGGTCAATTCGTAAGGACCCTCGACCTGACGGCAGGCGCCGCCGGCGGCTTGCGCGAGATAGCCTGCGCGGTTCAGGTCGATCCATTCCCGGTATTCGCGGGACTTGATCGGACGGGCGCCGACGTAGCGCCAGAGCCGATTGTTGGACGGCGGATAGGTCAAGGTGATGGTGAGAGGACCCTTCATGCGCGAGCCCTCAGCCGGGCCGTCATCGCATCCCTGAGCGCAGGCCACGCTTCGTGCTGGGCGCGGGTATCGCCGCGGCGGCAGGCGCTCTGGTAGCGTTCGTAGGCGGCCGGGAAATCTCCGTGGCTACGCTCAGGTTTTGCGCGCTGAAACAGCCAAGCGAACATGGCTCTTGCCCCCTGCTGATGTTGATGGCTACGCGGCGTCGGCCAGCGCTTTGGGAAGGTCGTCCTTCTCAAGCGTCTTCTTGAAACCGACGTTGGCGGCTACGTGGAAGACGATCACGCCCTCGGGCTTCATGAAGCCGGGCGCGGCGGCCGAACCGCTGACGCGAAGGACGTCGAGCACCTCGTCCACGGCGACGGTGTCCATCGGGCCGCGGTAGAGTGTCGGGACGACGTGACAGCAGGCGGGACGCTCATCGCCCCAGCGCGAGACGTTGAAGAGGCTGAAACGCTTCTCGGAGAGCCCATAGCGGCGCTGGATGCCGGCGCCCCACCACTCGCCGAAATGCTGGCCTTCGCCGAGCCTCGCGAGCGCGTCGGCGTGATCGTGAACCCAGGCGGCGAAGCCGAAGTTGTCGTCAGCGGGCGTGATCCACCGCGACCGCGATCCGGCATAGATCAGGAGGTCGCCACGCACGGCCACGATAGGCGAGCGCGTCGGCATTTCCTCATCGTCCAGCAAGCGGCGGATGAAGACCTGTGCGTTTGTACCGTCGATCTTCTCGGTGACGATGACTTCGCGTGACAGGCGCGCGATCTTCGGAAAGGACAAGAAGTCCATCTCAGCCCCCAGAAATACCCCGACCGGCCCACGGCGCCGGACTGCCGTAGGTCAGCCGCCGGTCTTCCGGAGGCGTTTGTCTCGATGAAGCTCTAGAGTTTCGCCCGGCGCTCCAGCGCCCAGACTTGAAGTTTCTGTCCCGACCGGCCCCAGCGCTCCAGCACCGATCCGAGCCACTCCACTGCCGTCAGGAACGCAAGCACGCAAAGTCGCCAGACGGCGTTCGGCGGCTTCCCATTCGGCTTTTGCACGCGCGGCCTCCCTGGCTCTGTGGTCGAGATATTCCTCCAGCTTGAGGCCGGTGACGATAGCGGCCACTTCAAGCGAGAGCTCGAAGCCCTCGACAGGGTTCCGCTTCAGGATGTGGTCAATGGTCGGTTGGGTGATCGAGGCATAGACGAGTCCCCTCGCCTGCCCCTCGGTCAGGTCAAAATAGGCCTGCGCCGCCTTGACGATGTTCTGCCCATAGAACTTGCGCCGGGCGATCTGCGCCCACGCGTTCTTGGTGGTCAGGTCCGGTGAAGATTTCCGGATGAATTCGGATGAGATTTTCAAAGCCGCGGCCCTCATGGTTTGACCCACGAGGTGACCAGCGGAGCGGGAGCGCGGAGGTGGACGACCGGATAGCCGACCCTTGGTTCTGTCAGATGATGCAGCACGCGACCGTCGCCGGCGCGTGCACACTGTGGGCTCGGCGAGAGCCCCGGGCCGCTGCGGGTCTGAACCGCATGCGGGAACGGCAAAGCGCTTTGGCGAGCGCGATGCTGATGGAGAGAATGTTGGACGCCCACGGCCCCAGGAAGGGAAAGACCGTGGGCGCCCACACGTCCGCGCTGGGGCTGGGAGGGCTGGCTGGCGGGGACGTGAAGGGGTGAGGCCTGGATCACGCGATCGCCCCTTCAAGCAGGTCTACCAAGTCGGCCTGGGGGAGCTTCAGGCGCCGCGTCCGAGCGGCGTTTTTCGCGTGATGCGGGGCGTCGTAGACGAGATGGCAGCGCTGGCACCAAGCCTTGAGGTTCGGCCTATTGCCCGGCTCGCCGCAGTTCTCCGGTGTGTGGTCGAGATGGGCGACCGTCAGCACCACCTTGGACCCGGTGACCGGATGGGGCGCCGCATTCTCGGCTCGGCAATCAGGAAAGCGGGGCGATCCCTCGCAGCGCCACCCGGCGCGCTCGCGCACTTCCAGGCTGATAGCCTTCCAGTCCTTCGGGTAGCGCGCCTTCTCTTCCGGACGGATAGGCATGACCTAAAACGCCCTTCTCTTGCGCAGGGCGCCGGTGCGTTGGCGGGTCCGTTCCTCATGGCGGGTTTGGAACCATTCATCCGCCGTCCGGCAGGCCCAGGTCAGGGACGGCCAGAGGATGGCGAGGAACAGGAGGGCGTAGAGGATGCGGGACATCAGGCGGCGCTCCGTTCGGAGTGCGCGAGAACGAATTGCTCAACGATGGCGCGGCGCCGGGCGGTCTCGTCAGGCGTGCAGCGATAAGTGTGGGACGCCTTTTCGACCTCAGGCGGGATCGGAATGCCGCCCTTGCGCAACCGCCCCAGTCGTCGGCACATCAGGCCGGCCCTCGTTGCGGCGGCGGGCATCCGGCGTCCTCGCCAGTGTGCGCGAGGTTCGGGCAGACCATCCGCGCAGAACGTCCCGTTCCGCGCCGTCTCGATGATCGCGAGAAGGGCGCCGGTCGCGTGAAACCATTCGTGATGGCTGCGATCGGCGGCGAAGCGGTGATGAAGGCGCCGCTCAAGCGTATGGTTGCCGGGGATCGTGGCCACAATCTCCAGCGGGACCGGAGACCACGTCGCGTAGGTTTTCAGACGGTCGTGCGGCCAGCGCGAGAAACCGATCTTGATCGGTCCGAGCTGCCCGACAGGCCGAATGAAATAGATCGCGCTCATGCGGCGGCCCCGGGGTGCGGCTCGCGGCCAGCGTCGCGCTCGGTTTCCAGAGCCCGCAGGTCCGCCATGGCGCGCTCGAGGCGCTTGACGCCGATGTCGACCTTGCCGACCGCCAGCTTTTCAAGGCGATCCGTGTTGGCCAGCAGGCGCTTTGACAGCCAGACCCGGCTGACCTCGTGGGTCGCGCAGAAGGCGTCACAGCGCTGGATGAACTCGGCAATCGTCATGGTTCACTATACTGGGGTATGTTTACCCCGCCGTCAATGGGGTACAGTTACCCCTGCGCGATCAGCCGGGGGCAAACCATGATCCCCGCCATGGCTGGGATAGACCGCGAGGCGCTCCGCGCCCTCATTCAGGCGAAGGGAAAGACGCCGCGGCAGGTCTCCTTGGAGATCACGGACGGGCGCAATGGCTATCTCGTGCGCGAGATACTGAGCGGGAAGAGCCAGAACCCGAGGCGGGACACGCTCGCCAAGATCGCTAAGAGCCTGGCGGTCAGCGTCGATCAGATCGCGTCTGGAGCCGATGATGAGGAGGGCTTCGCCGGCGGCGACCCAGAGCAAGCGCGGTCTCGTTTCCTCCCCGTGCGCTACCAGGTGGCGGCCGGGGTCTGGTTTGAGAACGAGATCGAAGAGCCGCCCGTCGAGGGGATTTTCCCCGTCGCCCCAGATCCCCGATATGCCGCCATCCCCCAATGGCTGGAGGTCGTGCGCGGGAACTCAGCCAACCTAAAGATTCCTGACGGCCACTTCGCCCACGTCATCGACGCGGAAGCGATGGGTTACGTCCCCCAGGATAAGCACTGGGTCGTCCTTGAACGCACCAGGGTTGGCGGCCGTTTGCGCGAGCGGACTATCAAGCAGGTGGAAGTGACCGACGACGGCCAAGTGCTGTTCTGGGGGCGGTCGACGGAAGAGCGGTGGAACAAGCCCATCACCCTGAACGGCGGGACCGAGGGTGAAGAGGATGTCGAGGTACGCGTGGCCGGCTTGGTGCGCGGCGCTTACGACCCCGATTTCTGAAAACGGGGTACAAATACCCCTTTCCTGTTGACGGGGTAAAAATACCCCGGTAGTGTGTCTCCATCAACGGAGACACCGATGCACACCGCATCCCCCGACATCACCCGCACCCGCGAGGCCTTCCTCGACGCCCTCTTCGGCTATGCGGAGCCGGATGTGGTCCTGGCCGCGGGCAGGGCTTACGGCGCGGCGAAGGAAGCCACGGAGAGCACGGACGAACGGTGCTTCCGCCTGGGGCTCATGGCCGCCGACAAGGACGCCGAGGCCGAGCGCCACATGGCCGCCGCAGCCGATGCTGCAGGGCTCGCCGCCGGGCGCCGGTTGCGCTGGGGCGAGGACGCCGTGACCCGCAGCTACGACCGCGAGGAACTCGCCTGCACGAAGCTCGCCGCCGACGCCATGGCCGAAGCCGAAAGGCTCCGCTCCCAAGCTTCCTCCTTACGTAGGGCTCAGGAAGTGGTGGGGGTGATCAATTCTGGAACGAGGGCTGCGTAGCCATGGGCACGATGGACGAAAGTGCGGCCGACCTCCGCAAATTCCTGAACCGAATTCGCATCCTGCACTGCATCGACGGATACGAGATCGAGGCCGCCATGCAATCGACGGGCCTGCAGATGGATGCCGAGCGCTGGCGCCGGTTCCGCACCTCGCCGGCCGATTTCCTGGTCCAGGCCGACGACGCCACGCAACGCGCGCTCTGGTCGATCATTGAGCGGCGCGAGGCTCCCAAAGAGCCGGTCAAGGCGGTGCTGATATGAGCCGCCGTTACACCTACGCCACCACGCTCTCCTGGGGCGGCGACGTGACGACCGCCGAGGTCGAAGTTGAAGTCTCCTACGCCGTGACCTGGGGCGCGCCCGCGCGGGGACCGTCCTACGCCAGCGGCGGCCAGCCTGCCGACCCGGACGAGATTGACGACATTCGCCTGGAGAAGGTCGAGGGCAAGCCGCGCCCGTGGGGCATGGGCTATGGCTTCATCTCGGACGACGACTTCGCGGACGAGTGCGTCCAGATGATCGAGGGCAGCGAACGCCTGATGGCGGACCTGCTGACCCACGCCGCCGAGGAAGCTGCCGCTGACTACCACGAAGCGATGGAATACCGCGCCGAGATGCGGGCCGAGCGCCTGCGGGTGGGCTTCTGATGAGCGACCTCTGCAATAATCCAGCCTGCCAGCACCAGTTCCCGCACCGGCACTACGAGACAACTAACAGTTTCGGTCAGCCGGTTCAGGTCATTGAGAGCATCGCGCCACCTAGCGACGGCAAGGTCATTCGAGACAGCGAGACCGGCGAAATCATTTTTGAAGCGCCGAAAGACCGCATGCGCGTCGTCATTTCCGGGGACCACACCCCCTCTTCTTCCAGGGCGGAATAGATGTCGGGGAAAGAAAGCATTGGAGTGCCTTCGGGCGAGCAAGTCGCCCGTCCGCAGCCTGAGGTTGCTTGCGCCGCGAGCCTGCTGGAGGAAATCCGTGGGCGCATCTGGTTCAACACCGGATGCTCGGATGGCGCGGCCGAGAATGCCGCCGCCGCTGTCTATGACCTCTTTCTCGACAGGGAGGCAATCGTCTCCGCATTGCAGGAGGCGCTAGCCGATCTCCTGAGCTACCACGACGTTCCCGGCCCCGTTGACGCGCCGCTCAAGCCGCTGATGCAGGCCGCGTTCGCCGCCCTAGCCCAAGCTCGCGGTGAACAGCCATGAGCCGCAGCGAGAAGCCTTCGGGGCATACGCCGGGGCCTTGGCATCGCCTGCCCGGCTTCGCCGAGTCGGGACATCCGATCTACAAGCCCGGCAAATACATCATCCGAATCGTACAGAAGCGCGCGCCCGATCAGACCGCGTTCGTCAGGGTCGCGCTGGTCGATAGCGACGCCGTCGCCGCCGATGCTGCCGTGATCGCCGCCGCCCCCGACATGCTGGCGGCGCTCAAAGACCTCAACGAAAGCATCCTCGGCCGCGCCGAGAGCAACGCCAGCGGTAACCCCGAGTGGGAATGCGTGTCCTCGCGGATCAACGCCGCCCGCGCCGCCATCGCCAAAGCCGAGGGCCGGTCATGAGCCGCGCCCACTTCATCCAAGTGCTCGGCGACACCCGCCGCCCCTCCCGCATCCTCTCCGTATTCATGACTGGGGTTTGGTTCCTGGTGGGGATGGTTGTGCCTTTGGGAATAATCGCGACGACAGTTGCAATATTGGGAGGGTTTCATGCCCGATAATAGTTCGGTCGTTCCCTTGGCTTTGCCAAGTGTCACTTCCCCGTCCATTGACGCCGGGTCTGCGATGCCTTCGATGGCAGCAATCGAGGCGCTGGCGCCGGAAGAGTGTATTTGCTTCGGCCCCACCGGTCCCAGCTGCGTTTGCCCGGACGCTGAACGTGCCCTGCGCGCCATCGCTCGCGGCGACTACGAACTGACCGACGACGCTCGTGAATGGTGTCTCACCGAGATCGACCGCGTCGAGGGCCACAGCCGAGTCGACCATGACGGCGACGCTGACCGCCACGTTGCCAATGGCGTCCTATCCGCCTGGACCGACTACTGCCGCGACAAGGGGCTTCTGTGATGGGGCCGCTGGTTGTGCCTTTGGCGGGGATCGTTGGGGTGATCCTATCGGGGAGGGGGTTCTGATGCAGCCCGACCGCCGTATCCACTGGCGCTGCTTTCATTGCGGCGAGGCCTTCACCAAGGCGCAGGAGCGTTGGGCGCGAGACCACTTCGGCGCGTCGATGGACGCCCTGCCCGTCTGTCAGATGCGCATCCCCGGCGAGCACCACCTACTGGTCATGCTGCGCAAGGCCGAGGATGAGCTTGCGAGTTATCGGGCCGAGGACACCGGCCTTTGGCGGGCGATCCACTCAATGGCGGCCGATCACGCGCAAGCCCTGATCCGCGAGGAGGAGCGGGGTTACGCGAAGGGTCTGGCCGACGGGCGAGCCGAGAGCGCGCGCGTCTACATTGTCGAAGACGGTTCACAGTCCCCGTTTATGCCAGCCGAACCCAATAACGGGGAAGCCTAGATGCGCCCCCAAAAGCCCATCTCCCATCCCTACGCCGAAGGTCTCGCTTACCTGATCATCGGACTACTAGCCGCTCTCCTCCTCATTCATCCATCCAACACTCAAGGAGACCGGGTCTCTACGGATAGAGGTTTGGTGGTGGGGGTGGGGCGATGATGCTGAACTCGCACGACGATCCGCAGGCGGCGGCCGATTTCCTGCTCTGCGATCTGGAGCACGACCTGAGCTTGCTAGGCGATCTGCTGGTCGAGAACCCGCACGTCGCCGACCACTACCGCGCCAGGCTGGCGGATGCCGCCGAGGACATCGCCCGCATCTCGAAAATCAACACGCCGAGGAGGCAACACCGTGGCGACCAATACTAGCACACCCAAGGTCTACGCCGCCATTGCTGGCGTCATGGCCGATCTGGCGAAGGAGGGTATCGCCAAGGACCGCGCCAACCAGGCGCAGGGCTACAAGTTCCGGGGCATTGACGACGTGTACAACGCCCTCGCCCCGGTCCTTTCGGCGCATGGCCTGCTGATGCTTCCGCGCGTCATCGGCCGGGAGGTGGTGGAGCGCACCAACAACAAGGGAACGGCCCTCTTCTACGTCACCGTGGATGTGGAGTTCTCCTTGGTCTGCGCCGAGGACGGCTCGGCCCACGTCATCCGCACCTGTGGCGAGGCCATGGATAGCGGCGACAAGGCCAGCAACAAGGCCATGAGCGCCGCCTACAAGTACGCCGCGATGCAGGCCTTCTGCATCCCGACCGAAGGCGACAACGACGCCGACGCGACCACGCACGAAGTGGCGCCCACGCGCCAGCACGTCGAGCCGCCGACCCAGACGCTCGCCCAGCGCGCCGACGCCTTCGAAGCCAAGCTTCGCGCCGCCGCGACCCGGCCCGTGCTGGAGAAGACCTTCAAGCTCGGATCGGGCCTGATGGCCGATCTCGACGCCAAGGACCCCGAGCGGTTCGAGTTGCTCAAGCAGCTTCACGCCGATCTCGACACCCATCTCGCCAACCCCGTCAAGGAAGCCGCCGAATGATCATTCAAGGAACTAGCGACTGGCACGCCCAGCGCCTCGGCAAGGTCACTGCATCCCGCGTCGCCGATGTGGTCGCCAAGACCAAGAGCGGCCCCGCCGCCAGCCGCGCCAACTATGCCGCCGAACTGCTGGTCGAGCGGCTGACCAACACGCCGACGCCCAGCTTCACCAATGCGGCGATGCAGTGGGGCACGGACAACGAGCCTCTGGCCCGCGCCGCCTACGCCCAGACGATGGGCGTGGACGTGTACGAGACCAGCTTCGTGGATCACCCGGAAATCGCCATGAGCGGCGCCAGCCCCGATGGCCTGGTGCTCACCAATGGGCTGGTCGAAATCAAGTGCCCGAACACCGCCACGCATCTGGACACGTTGGAAAGCGGCGTCATCCCGGCCCGCTACGTGATCCAGATGCAATGGCAGATGGCCTGCACCGGCCGGGACTGGTGCGACTTCGCGTCGTTCGATCCGCGACTGCCGCCCGCCCTGTGCCTGTTCATCAAGCGCGCCCCCCGCGACGTGTCGATGATCGTGGATCTGGAAACCGAGGTGACGGCCTTCCTCGCCGAACTGGACGCGCGGATCGCCGGCCTGACGGCGCGCTACATCAAGGAAGCCGCCTGATGGCCTACGAACTCAAACCCGGGCAGGGAACCCTGTTCCGCAACGACAAGGACGGCAACGACAAGCGCCCGGACTACCGGGGCGAACTGTGCCTGCCCGATGGCTCTACGCTCAAGCTCGCCGGCTGGGTCAAGGAGGGCAAGAAGGGCAAGTTCCTGTCGCTCTCCATCGACCGGCCGCGCGACCAGGGAGCCGACGACAGCTTTCGCGGATCGTCTGATCGCGGCCTTTCCGGGCGCGACGGTGATCTGGAAGACGCGCCGTTCTGACCCATGACCCAGATCGTCACCGACGACATGATGCACTCGGCCATGCAGGTTCTCGCCAGCGACCAGCACGCCGAGCTGCGCGCCCGTTACGAGAGCCTGGACCGGCGCCGCAAGGTGCTCCTGGCGAGGCTGGAGCGCGAGAGCAACGCCAAGACCCAGCGGGAGCGGGAAACCTACGCGCTGACCCATCCGCACTATCAGGACTTCCTCGACGGCCTGGACGACGTGGAGAAGGACTATTTCCTGGCCAAGGACCGGCGGGACAATGCCGAGGCGACAACGCGCGCCTGGCAGACGATGCGCTCGGACATCCGGGCGGCGGAGCGGGTTCGGTGAGCCAGGTCGCCCCCGTCATGCACCGCGCGCCTGTGGTTCCGGAGCCGCGCAAGACATTCTCGCCGAAGGTCCGCGCCGAAGTGTTGCTCAAGACCGGCGGCTATTGCGCCTGGTGCAAGGCGAAAATCCACAACGGCCGGTTCGAGGTCGATCACATCGCCGAGCTGTGGGAGGGCGGCTCGAACGAGATCGGCAACCTTCAGCCGCTCTGCCCGGATTGCCATAAGGAGAAGTCGGCCAAGGGCCGCACCCGCAACGCCAAGGCTTTCCGCCAGGCCGATGCGTGTTTGCCGCGCGATCCCGACGAGATCGAGCCGTCACGCCTTCGCGGGCGCGCGTTCGACAAGACCCTGTCCAAGGGCGTCAACGGCAAGGTCAAGCGCCGCCGAAACGCGACGCCCCTTCAGACCGCAATCAAGGTCGAGATGGCACGGGAAGGCAGTAAGCGCGAAGCGCACGGCCGACCGCACACAAGTATTCCCAAGTCCCCCTCCCCCCAGAACAAGCACCGGAGGAAGCCTTGATGGTGGATCTAGCTGAACAAGAGGCGCTTGACCGAGCGCTGATCGACAAGATGCCCACGCTCGACATGGCGTGGCCCGAAGAGATGCGCGAGCAGTGGATGGGCTGGGCCCTCGAACTCCTTCGCCGCGCCCGCGAACGTGAGGACGCCGTTCTAACCGCCTACCGCCGAGAGAGCGGGGACGGCGATGGACACGCGCTCGCTCGGCGCTTCCACGAGACCTATGAGCGCCTAGCGCCATCATTCGGCTACGAGACCCGTGCAGACACGCGCCAGTTCGATCCGGCGTCGTCCAATGGACGGCTGATGGTCGCGGTGTGTTCGGAGATCGCCCGCACTACGTCGGCCTCCCCCGACCTAGCGAGGCTGATCATCGCGGCTCGCAACGTGGCGTTTGGCGACCAGGGCGCCGAGGCCATCCGCGAGCTAGACGAAGCATCCGAGGCATTTGCTGATTGCCTGCCGTGGGATGACGAGCCTGCCACTCCCATCCACCTCCAAGGGGAAGACCATGACGGACAATAGTTCGGACATCGCGGGGGCTATTGAGCGGCTGGAGCCGTGTCCGCTCTGCGGGTCGGATGCGGTGTTTGCCGCCGAACAAAAGCACTGCACGCCGCCGTTTCCTGAATTGCGCTGCGTATCTTGCGCTGAGTGCGAATCCTACGGCCCAGAGAAATGGACCGACGCCGAAGCCATCGCCGCCTGGAACACCCGCCCCACACCATCAGGGGAAGGTCTGGTGGAGGCGGCTAAGACCGCGCTGTGCGTCCTTTGCGCCGTTCCGCAGGACAGCCTGCATGTCAACGCCCGCAAGGACGTGAACATCGCGTGTGAAGGCCTCCGCCACGCCCTCGCCGCCCACCAACCCCCTAGCGGGGAAGGGGGCGGGTCGTGAGCAAACTGACTGCGCCGCAATTAGCCGCGCTGCAACTCGTTTCGGTGTGGTCCAAGCCCGGCGGGACGTACATGCCTAGGGCGCGCCACGCCCGAACATTCGAGGTCTGTGTTCGGAAGGGCGTTCTTGAGTACCGCTCCGTCGATCACGGTTCGCCGTACAACGGATACGCCCTCACCGATGCCGGTCGCCAAGCTCTTCAGGGGACCACCCCATGACCCCATCCGAAGAGAAGGACGTGCGGGAGATTCGCATGTCCTGCAACTGCGACCCGACGTGGCGACAGTGCTTCTCAAGCGACTGTCCGCGAGCAGCGGTCATGGTCCCAAGGGGCCGACTAGCGCTGCTTGAATCCGCCCTCCAATCCGCTGAGCGGCTGAGCAAGTCACCCTGGATCACGGAAGAGGGCTTCCGCGATGTGGAAGACCTGCTCGACATGGGGCGCATTGGCCGGTCCTTGATGGACGACATCGCCTCATGCGTCCACTCGACAGCGGGCTACGAGCACTGGTCGCCTGCCGACGATCCGGCCGAAATCGTGGTTGATCTCATCAACGATCTCACCGACACGCGCGCCGCCCTCCAATCCGCCGAACAGCGCGCAACCAAGCTGGCAGAAGAGGTGGAGCGGCTGAAGCCGTTCGAGGAAGCCGCGAGCACATGGGCTATCGCGTGCGGTGTCGCCAGGGGCGAGCGAGATATCGCCGAGGGCAGACTTGCTCTCCTGGAACGCCGCTCCGGTGATGTGGTGGTGCTGCCGCGTGAACCGACGCGCGAAATGTGGGCGGCCATGGGAAACGCCCTGGTCGGAAGCACTACTGTTCATCACGACGCTGTAGCGGCGAAAGTCTGGTCCGCGCTCGTCGCCCTAGCCCCACTCCAGGGGGAAGAGGCGCCATGAGCCTGAGCCCCGAGAACAAGGCGCTCTTGGAGCAGCTATACGACTTCGGCCCCCCGCTCCCAGCGCAGTTCGTGTTCAGCCGGGAATCCCTGGACGAACTGATGAACGCAGTCCGCGCCCAACCCCACCCCGACGTGGCCCGGCTGGTGGAGGCGCTGAAGCGGATCGCGGAAATGAACCCCCGCGAGACCATACCCGAATTGCGTCCAGCTTGGCGGCGTGCCCTTGGGATCGCCCGCGCAGCCATCGCCCCCTTCAGCTCCACAGAGGAGAAAGGGTGATGCCGTACGAGGTCGTGCGCTACCACTGCAACGTCTGCCGTCAGCCCTACAAGAAGTACGCCGAAGCGGAGAGGTGCGAACGGCAGAACCACCACGCGCGCACAGTCTGGCCTTCGCACCGCCCCACCCCCGCAGAGGAGCCTTAAGCCATGGCCGAGCAAGACCTACGGGAGCAAGTGGCGCGGATTCTGCTGCCAGCCGCTTTCGAGCGCTTGGACGACGGATGTGCCGACCGTGAGGACCGCGAGGAAATCGCGGGCGCATTGGAAATCGCAAGCGATGTCCTCTCTCTGGTCTCCTCCACCAAGGAGGGATGGCGGCTTGTTCCGGTTGAGCCGACAGAGGAGATGATCGAGGCCTATTGCACAACGCTTGAACGCCTCGGCTTCACGTCATGGGTCACGGCCAGCACAGTCTGGGCCGCCATGCTCGCCGCTTCTCCATCCCCAAAGCTAGACCACAAGACGCCTTCGGAGGGGGAACGTTGAGCGGGCGGGTGCGAGCAACGCTCGGCGAGATGCGCCGGTTACGCGCGGAGGTCGAGGCGTTGCGCGGCGCCATTAGCTGGGTATCCCCCGAACTGATCGCCGGCCGAAGTGACGCGGAGATCGTGAAGCGCGTCGGCTTCCTGAACCAGGACGTGCAGCGCTTCGACAAACGCCGCGCCCCCTCCCCATCCGGGGGCCAGCCATGAGCGCTCCGATCACCCGGGCCCTGATCGAGCGAGCTATCACGGCCATGGAATCCACCGGCCATCCCGTGAAAGGCGTTCGCCTGTCCCCAGATGGGTGCGTTAGCCTATTGACCGAGACGCCCGCTGGCGCCCTAGCGTCCAATGACGACCAGGGAGATTGGCTGAGTCTTGCCGGCGAGACGGACGTACCTCGTGCCCAAGGGGCTTAAACCCGTCAAGCGCAAGCTGGCGAACGGCGATGTGCGGACCTATTGGTATCACCGCGCCACCGGAAAGGCCCTGACGCACGATCCCGAGACCGCTGAGGGCCTTCTAGAGGTCGCCGCGCTGGACAGGCGCAGCGGCGTCACATCGGCCGCCAGCGGCCATCCTGGCGGCTCCTACGCGGAATTGTGGGCTGAGTACCGCAAGAGCCCCGAGTGGAAGAACCTGCGGCCCCGCACCCGATCCGATTACCAGGCCGTCCGTGACTGGCTGGGCGACAAGGCCGCCGAGCGCATGATGCTGAAGCAGCTCACGTCAGGCGACCTATTCAAGCTCCGCGACAAGGCGTTCAAGGCCAAAGGGCGCCGGTTCGCCAACTACGTCGTCCAGGTCATGCGCCTCACGCTGAAGTGGGGCAAGAAGCGCGACATGCTGGCGGTCAACCCGGCCGAGGAAGTCGATCAGATCCGAAAGCCGACCGGAGAGGCTAAGGTCAACCGGGCCTGGACCATGGCCGAGGTCGAAGCCTTCGCCAACGCCGCGCCGCCGCACCTGATCCTGCCGTTCATGCTCGGCCTCTTCGCGGGGATGCGCCAGGGCGACGCCCTGCACGTCACCTGGAGCGCCTATGACGGCCTCGCCCTACGGTGGATCGCCAGCAAGAACGGCGAGCCCTGCATGGCCCCGGTGAGCGGCGATTTCAAACGCCTGCTGGACGCGGCCAAGGAGCGCCGGGGTAAAGCCGTCCAGATCGCCGTCACGTCCACCGGCACGCCCTGGACACAGAGCGGGTTCCGCGCCTCGTTCTTCAAGCTGCTGCGGACGCTCCGCGCCGCCGGCGCCGTGCAGCCGGGCTGCACCTTCCACGGCCTGCGCCACACCATCGGCTCAACAGCGCGTGATGACGGCCAGAGCGAATCGCGGGTGGCCGCCGCCATCGGCGACCGGAGCCCCGCCATGGCCCAAATTTACGGCCGCGACGCCGACAAGGCCGAGGCGCAGACCACGGTTCTGGAGGGCGTGCAGAAACGCTTTGCGAACATCGATTGGAAAATATCGGCAGCTGATTGGAAAACGGCTCGCTCCCCGAAGGGTGCGAAATCGCCGAAAACCTGAATGAAAAGAAAGTGGTGCCTGGGGGCGGAATCGAACCACCGACACGCGGATTTTCAAGCGGAGCGTTTCCCTAGTCTTTATAATGGGGAGCGGTCGGGCTGATTGGAAAACGGCGGCCGAACGCCGAAGGGGGAGCGGGCCAGATGGAAAACGAAATTGGCGTCTATCTCCTCTTTCGAAAGAGGAGGCTCGTCTATGTCGGGCGCAGCAAAAACCCTCCGAAACGCGTCGACGCTCATAGGCGAAACGGTCGGGCCTTTGACTACTCCCTGACCGTGAATTGCCCCGCTGAAGATGTGGCCTGGATCGAGCGCGCACTGATTGCAGCGCTGAACCCGCCTCAGAACTCCTTGGGCGTGACGGCCAAGACGGAAGAGGCGCTGGAGGCCCAAGTCGTCAAGATCATCTACCGGGACCGCCCCGTCAGGGTCGATCCGCCGCCACCGGTCTATTCGCTGACCGACGCCGAGCGCGTCGCGGACAAGAGCGGCCTACGCGTGCCCTTCCTGAAAGACGTGAGGTCAGGCGCCCTACCCTCCGCACCAAAGAACCCTGCGTTCACCGGCCCTCGGTGCCGGCGCGTCATCACGCACGAAGACTTGACCAGATGGCTATCGCGGATGGACGAGGCGCGGCGCGCGTCGGGGTGGTCCGTGCCCGCTTGACTCCCCGCCGCCAGTTGCCGTTTCGTTCCGGCATGGCCCAACTGACCCTCGGCTACCTCCTCTCCGAGGACCCCAACCGCTCCCTCCGGTTCGTCTGCGATTCCTGCCCTCATTGGACGGACAAGCCTCTACCAGCCCTGTGCGTAGCCCTTGGAGAGAACAAGCTCCTGAAGGATGTGAAGCCCAAGTGCTCCCGGTGTGGGGCTAAGGGATCGAAGGTCAGGGTCGAGGTCTGGAAGGATACGTGGAGCGGGCCGAGGGGGTAGATGCTGCGGCCAGCGGTTTTCAGGCTTGAGCAACCGTTAGCGTCGGAACCGCATGTAGGTCGCTAAATGGGCCTGACGGAGGGTTCCGCGCCCTCCCGCAACTACCTTATGGACGCCCGCGAGTGACGCCGCCGCAGCACAAATAATCTAACCGAATCCGATTGGAATCGCTATGCTTTTTCTCGCCACGGCAAAGGCTCTTTGGTAACATGACCAAATGAGCCGGGACCTGGAATTTCTCGCGCAGCAGATGGTCAGCCCGCGCCGCCGGGACCCGAACGACCGGGAGCGCCTAGCGGAGGCCGCTCATCGAAAGCGCTGCGCCAAGCACAAAGGCCGCAACCACTGGGCAAACTGGGAGCGCCGGCAAATGGCGGCCGAGAAGCGCGCCGCCGCCGAGGCCAAGACAGAGAAGCGACAGCGGGCCTGGGCGGCCTACGTCGAGCAGGTCCGGGCGTACTGGTCGGGCGACCGACGCGATCTGCCGAGGCGGCCGGCATGAAGGCGCCCTATGAACTAGTCCTCGTCAAATGGGAGGACAGCGCTCAGCCGCGGGCGGCATGGGAGTGGCTTGACGAATATGAGCTTGAAGGCCCCATCATCTGTGTTTCGGTGGGCTACCTCGTTGCGGAAACCGATTTCGCCATTGCCGTCGCGCCGAACCTCGGGGACATCGACCTTTCACGCGCCCAGGCCAGCGGGATTATGAGAATCCCTCGCTCGGCCGTGCGATCCATGGAAAAGCTGACGGTTGTCGCCTCCGCAGATAAGGCCGCCTAAGCGCCACCGCTATCCATACTCCCTCAACACCTTCGCCACGTCCTTCCTCAACTCCGGCTTGATCCTCCACCCCTCTCCCACCTGTTCGAAGTAGCCCAGTTTCGCCAGATGCGTTGCGCAGGCCATGCGGTGAAGCCGGGCCTGGATGTCGCCTGAGGGGTCTGCTCGGATCACACCGCCCTTCGCTGAGCACGCTTCGCGCAACAGCTCTATTTCCGTGTCCGTTAGGAGGATGTCCTTGGGCATGACAGACGCCGAACTGCTCGACGCCATCTACTGGAAGGTGATGGCGTGGCTGAAGCCGATGCCGGGCGTTCCCGCTGACGAGACCCTGTTGCAGATCATCGAGCTATTCGAGGCCAACGGTCGGGAGTTCGTGAAGGTGGACTATCCGGCGAACGACTAGAACGCCCACCAATGCCGCTTGGGCGTGAGCGCCGCCTGGATTTCCGCCGTCCGCCGGTCACAGGCTTCCGTGATGGCGATCACGTCGGCCGTGCGGCGATTGGCCAGGTCAAGCTGGCCCGTTTGCTGGTCGATGGCCGCTGCTAAAGCCCCAGTCGTTGCCGCTGGTATCGCTGCTGGGGGAACTGGCTGGCGGTAGCTGTCCGGGATCAGCGGGGCGCACTTGAGCGCAGGCAGGATCGCTGCGATAGGCGTCGTAGCGGCACAGGCCCCCAACAAGGGCAGACATAAGGCCAGGATCAACGGCGTCAGACGCCCCCGGCGCTGAGAGGATCGCACGTTGGTTCTCCTGCTGGGTATGGACCGTCACGTCGGCCTTCGCGCGGCCTAGATCCACGATCTTTGCGGCGTCGGTTTGGGCGCCGGACTGGCCTTGGGCTCCGGTGGCCGTGGCCTGAGAGACGGCCGCTTTCGTCTCTGCGGCCTGCTTGGCGTGCTGGAGGTGCTGGACGTAGAGCCACGCCGCGCCCACGGCCCCAGCGCCGCCCACCGCCGCCACGACAGGCCAGACGACCTTGGCGATGGCAAAGGCTTCCTTAGCCTCCGCAACGCCGGGGATGGCGTCTTCAATGAGGCTCATTGGCCGCCCCCCCATGCTGGATGTGAAAGGCCTTCGAACAGCGGTAGCCTTCACCGTGGACGGTTTCGACTACGCCCCGGCCGAGCTTCTTGCGGAGATTGCTCAGGTGAACCTCGACGCTCTTGGAGCTGCGGTGCTCGGCGGCATGGTCGCGGCGCAGGATGGAGTCTTCCAGCACCCCTCGCGTGACGACTCGTGGATAGGCGCGCAGCAGCGTTTCCATCAGCGCGCCTTGGGTCGGCGTGAGGCTCCAGCCCCAATCCGGCCTTGTGCGCGGCATGTCGGCGTCGAGGACTTTGAGCCGGGCTTCTAGCGCAGTGGCATACCGACGCTCGGCGGCAAGACGATGTTCCAAGGCCTCGATGTATGCGGCTTCGGGAGTCACTGGCCGTTCTCCCCCTTGGCGAGGGAGTGGGCGCCGAGCATGGCGGCGATGGCGGCGACGACGACGGCCAGACCCTCGCAGAAGTCTTTCACCGCGAAGGCTTGGCCATGCAGGACGGCCATGACTTGGAGGGCTACGGGGGACGTGATGCTCGCCGGGATCACCAGCACACGCTTTATGTCGAGCGTGGCATTGTCTTTCTCGGTCCAGAGGTCGCGGAATTTCATCGGTCAGGCTCGGTAGAAGGTGTGCGCCCCTATGGCGCAGAGCTGCTTGTCGGGAGAAGCCCAAGCCGGCAGCCGGGGCAGGATCGCGGGATTGAGGTAGAGGAGCGCCTTGTCCAGGCTCGGTTGGTCGGGCAAGGAGCCGTTCAGCGCCTCTTCCGCCACGTCCATGCAAATGTCCCAGATGGCTTGATGCTGGGCGCGCAGGAGCATCCCTTGGGCGTGTTGCTCGGCGTCCTCGCGAGTCCAGCAGACGCGGGTGTATCGGCCGTCGCGCATCTCGAACCAGAAACCGGAGAATTGGTTGGGCCATAGGATCGTGCCAGCCACGGTGCCGTCAGATTGATAGCGGCCATGCATCCGGTTGAGGATCACCTGAGCCACGGCCCGTTTGCCGGCGACCGGCTCACCAGCGGCTTCGGACCAGATGCAGACGGCGAGAAGGGTTGCGTCGTCCATCACGCGGCTCTCACATCGCCGCCGTCATCGGAATAGCGGTTCCGAAGCGTCAGCATGCTCACCCAGTTCTCGTCTGTTATGACGCCGCCCTGGATGGTCAGGACGACGACGCCCCACCACCAGCCCGTGGGGTTCAACGCGGCGTAGTCTTCGATTTCGCCCCACGGCAAAGCACAGCCGCATTGCAGGACGCTCACGGCGTCGGCCGTATCGATCTTCTTGGCGTCGTAGTGGCCGCGCTGGTGGGTGTGTCCATGAACCAGGGAGCGCGTCAGGAGGGCGCCGGCGCGGTTGCCGAGCGTTACGCCGCCCATCGGCTTACCCATGCCGTTGAAGGGCGCGTGCGTGAAGCCTACGCCGTCTATCGAGATGATTTCGCCGTAGGGCCGTTCCTGCCACCCGAACTGCAAAAGATGCTGTTCATAGGCCAGGGTATGGGTTCCCTGTGCGGCGGGGTTCTCGTCCTCGTAGGCCCAAAGACGGTGTTCATGATTGCCGCGCGTCTTCTTCTTTCGCGGCTTCCAGTCCGGATCGCGCCCGCGTTCGAAGGCCTGTAGGCTGGCCAGGTGGTTTTCCAAATCGTCCCGGATCGGCGGTTTGTGTCGGCCCTTGAGCGTGTCGTCCTTGGCGTGCTTCGACACGCTGTCGAACGTCGCCGCATCGCCGAGGCACATCACGTCAGGGGCGCGAATCTCGGAACCGAAGCGCGCGATCCAGGTCGTGGCCGCGAGCCGATGCGGATAGCGCGGGTCATTGTGCCGGTCGGGGATGACGAGAACCTGCCGGGCGTCCCCATGGGGAGTCGATATGGCGGGGTCAGGCTGCGCGGCGGGGAGTAACCGCAGGCTGGGCGATGGCTGTTGGTAGCGCTGTGGGCGGTAAAGCGTCTCGTCCGGCTCAAGGCCGAATTTCTCTTTCGCCCGCATTAGGCGGTCATAGACCCCCTGCCGGGTTGGGAGGCCCATGACCCGGATGACGTAGCGAACCGCTTCCCCGCCGAGGAGACCCAACGCGAAGGCCTCCTCCATCCGGGCGACCGTTTCGCGAATCTCGTCGTCAGGGATGCGGCGACCCATCATTCAGTCACCCGTTCCGCTGTTGCGCCGCGCCCGTCCGGTCATGAGCGATTTCACGTCGCCCCTGACCTCTTCCAAAAGACTGAGAGCCTGCGACCATGCCGCGATGGACGTGGCGTGCTCGTCCTGCTTGGTCTTCAGGTCGCGGATGTCCGACGCGGCGTTGTCGAGCTTCTGCGCCTGGCGTCCGCCATGCCAGGTGAGCGAGCCCAGCCAGCCGAGGCCGCCAAGAGCCGTGATGGCGAGGCCGGCGAGTGATGCGCCCTCAGCGATGGTCATTGCCCGCTGCTCCTTGTGCGGCCGACGACGGCGGCGACACGCATCCGGCGCCGCGCGGTCGGCGGCGGCGCTGGCGCGCTCCCGTTGACGATGGCGTAAGCCACAAGCTTGGAGACGCTGACGGTCCCCTGCGGCGCGCCGACGACTGCGAACGGGATCAGCTTGGAGACGTTCTCAGTGGCCATCAGGCGATACTCTTCATGCCGGATTCGACCGCAGCGGCGGTGACCGGGTCCCAGGCGGCGGCGGTGAAGGGATTCTGCGTCCAGGAGGCGCAGACGGCGGCAAAGCCGAAGTCGAGCCCGGTCGTGGGACCGAAGTAGTTGGTCCCGTTGGTGCGCAGGGCGATCTGGAGGTTCGTCGGCGAGCCGGACGTGAGCTGCGCACGGGCTCCGATGCAGACCGCCACCACGTTCCAGGTCCCGAGGGACGCGCCGGCCTTGTAGTAGGTCGAGACCTGGCCGGCCGCGCTCGACGTGACCGAATGGCTATCGTCCAACTGGATTTCGTTGATGTCGCTGACGACGCCCGTCCAGCCGGTGTTGATCGCGCTGGCGGTGTCTTCTGGGATAGTGACCAGCTTGTCCCCAACGTGGGGCAGGTTGTCGTGGATGATCTGCGACCAGTAATTGCCGTGATACCAAGCTTGGGTCACGCCGCTGAAGCCCGAGTGGTCGAGCCCCGTGACGTTGAAAATCTGGCTCCCCGCGAGATACCCCGTCAGGCTTCCCGACGCGCCCGCCACCAAGTGAAGGTCGAAGACGCTAAGCAGCGCCAGGCCGAGGTTTGGGAAGAACAAGGTTCCGACCGTGGTCAGCACGCCGCCTTGGAGCGTCTTGAAGGTCGTGATTCCCCCCGCATCCATGTCGCCTTGCAGGACAACCGTGGCGCCGTTGTAGAACTTGACGATTGTCGTCGCGGGGCTGGCCTGTTGATAAAAGAACGCCGCGTGCTGCCAGAAATTCGGCTCCGCTGGCCAGGTCGGCGAGATGAACCCCGCGCCCCCCGCAGGCGCACCTATCGCGCAGCGGGAGACCGTGGCGTCGAACGGCGTTCCAGTGACGCCCGAGGTCGTTGCCTCGATCACGCTGTTGTCGAGCGGGTCGAAGCTGGAAAGCTCGCCGCCGGCATGAGGAAGGGTCGTGGCCGTGCTCATGCCGTCACCTGCGCGGTGATCGTCCAGGCGACGTTGAGGAACGCGCTATCAACCGAGGTCTGCGCCACGAACTCCAGGTAGTCGCCGGCCGCCATGGTGAAGCTGAGCCCATCCGTGGTCGCGAAGGTCGCCACGCCCGTGGTCTGCGCGACCGTGATCGTTCCGACCTGGGAGCCGTTCTTGTTGACCGTGATGACGAAGGGGCCGGCGGCGGGTTTGCCGAGGCAGACCAAGCCGGGCGATGCGAAGCCTTGGGCCGAGCCATCGAAGTTGGCGAAGAAGGTCAGGGATTGGCGCGCCTCGTAGAGGCCCATCACCTCGTTGGAGGCCGGCGCCACGCCGCCTAGGAACTCGAAGGACAACTGGAGGTAGGTCGCGAGCGTGTCGGCCGCGACGTTGCCGATGAACACCTGAACGTCATTCTTGTCGTAGACGCCCACGGTGCAGGCGGTCGAGGTATAGGCCTGGGTCGGCGTTCCCGAGCGCATGGTATAGCCGCCCAGAACGTCGATGGGCTGGGATGCCGGGATGGTCAGCGCCGCGTCCCAATAGCAGGCGATGGGGTTGGTGATCGGGTCCTCGCCGAGCACGCCCACGTAGAGCTTGCCCTCGTTGAGACCCGCGCCCGCCAGGTTCAGGATCGGGACGAAGGGTGAGACAACCTCGGTGCTCATTGACCGGCGTCCTTTGTCGATTGGGTGGCAGACGCGGCCAGGATCGGCGCGACAATGGCGGGATCACGGGTCGCCTGGATGAACCGCGAGACGAATTCGGCGGCATTCACCTTCGGGGCCTTGGCGTCCTCGTTGGCGGCTTGGGTCAGGTCGTATTCGCGGATGCCCTTGAGGGTCTTGGCGGCCTTGATGTCTTGCAGGCCGCCCTTAACGCCGTGCGCGACAACGCCCACGGCCGCCCGCGCTATCGGCCCGGCGACGGGGACGAAATGCGACAGGGCCTCAAGTTTCATGCCCTGCTTGCCGAGGAAGCTGATCAGCGTGTAGGCCGAGCCGGACGGATTGGTGGTCCCTTTGATCGGGACCGTGGCGTTCCGCATGATGCGGTTCAGCTTCATGAGCTGATTGAAGTCTTCTTCGCCGAGGATGATCTTGAGCTTGGCGGGGCCGAACGCCTGAATAGCGCTGTGCAGTTTGGCGCCGCTGAACACCGGGCCATCGGCGCTTGCGTTGAGCACTTGGGCCTTATCGAAAATCTTGCCGATGGCGTGCGCTTGGACAGCCGTCCAGGCCGCCGGGCTTTTGTCGGTCGGCTTGTTCAGTAGAACGGCCTTGATCCGCTTTGTGCTGGTAATGCTGTCGGGATCGTTGCCGAGGATTTTGTTCAGCACCTTGTCGGGCGAGACCTGAGGCGTCTTGGTTCCAGACTTCCAGTCCACCAGGGATTGGACGATGTCCTTGGCCTTGAAGGTCTGCGCATACTCTCGGTAGGCTTCACGTCCAGCCTTGGCGTTTCGGGCGACTTCGGCCGGCCCCTCGCTCGCCGCGCGGGCAAGCGCCTTCTGCACCGCGTCGTCAATGAGCGGCTTGATCTGCTGCGATAGGCTAGAGTCATCGGCCTTGAACTGGCTGTTGATCTTCTGGCGGAAGGCTTCCGCGTTGTTGATCGTCAGCGGCTCGACGGGGCCGATGAAGCGTGGGCCGGCAACCAGATTTCCAGCGTCATCCCTCAGCTTGACGGTCGTTTCGCCCTCAACCGTCGTCGGGTCTTCGCCGATCAGCCCGTACTTCGCGGCATATTGCTTGAGGGCCTTGCGGACCTGATCGGGCACGCCCTCGTCAATGAACAGCTCGCGCAGCTTGCCGAGGATGCCGCCGGTGTCGAGCTTCAGGAGATTTGACGCCTCCGGACCGATCTTCTCGGCGGCTTCGCGTGCGGCCTCGTAGAACGCCGTCGCGCCCTTCTTCCCGCTGTCCCGCAGGGTTTGCAGCGCCTCCTGGATTTGCGCGCCCCGATCCTCAGCCGTCGCCTCGGGATTGCCGAAAGCGTTCCTGAACCGATCAACGGCCTCGCCGATTTGCGCTTGCTGCTTCTGCTTGAAGATGCGGGCTTCGGCGCTTTCGGGTGTCCCGTGGGTGTTCAGGAGGGTATTTTCCGCCTCCTGGGCGGCGAAGTCCTGCATCGCCTCCCCTCGGGTCAGGTCGATACCTTCGGACTTGGCCTCCGCGAGCCGCTGGGCTGCGCTGGACGGCGCTTCTGGGATCGGCTGGGCCGTAGAGGCCTCCGCAGCGGGAATGGCCTCCTGCGCCGTCGTATTGGTCGGCGGCTCCTCCGCTGTCGGGCGCGTCAGGCCATCGCCAACCGCCATGGCCGGCGCCTCGACCGGCGGCAGGTCGGGATTGTCGTTCGCGGTATTGGCCTTGACCTCATCAAAGTGGTCGTAGGCCGCCTTCACCTGATCGGGATGAAGGCCGTTCTGCGCGGCGATTTCCTTGCCGTCTTCGGTCAGCTTGCCTTCGGGGGTCAGGACGACATCGCGGGGCGCTTCGGCGACCACGTCGGCGACCTTCGGGCCGAACTTCGCGGCGACGGACTGATGCGCCAGGCCATAGCCCGCAACACCGCCGACCAGAGCGGCGACCGGCTTCAGGTTCTCCGGAACCATCTCGCTCGCCACGCCCGCGCCGAGGCCCCCAGCCGCCCCGGAGAGCATTTGCGCCACCGTGCCCTCTGGGTTGAGCACAGCGCCCGTTGCGCCCGCTCCAGCAGACCGCACGATGCGTTCGGCGGGTGTGGCGGCTACAACGGCGTTGGAGGCCTTCCGAGCGGCCATGTCGGCAGGGATCGAGGCGATAGCGCCGAGGCCGGGCGCGCTGGGCGCCGGCTTGTCGCCCATGACCTGGCCGACCATTCCAACGATCCGGTCAGTGATGGCGCGCGGGTTGATCAGGGCGTCGCGGATCAGGCCGCCGTTGAACTGGACGCCTTCGGACGCGCCCTGAGCGAGATTGGCGAGGAGACCGCTCCCCTGCTTGGCCCCGGCAGGCACGAACTCCGGCGGTGGTGCGGGTGCCTGGTCGTTGGCCGGGACGAAGCCGGGAGGCGGCGCGGGGCCGCTGTCCGATGCGGTCGGGCCGCTCGGGGTGGTCGTGGCCGCCGGGTTGAGGAGTTCGGCGACCGTGGGCATTACAGCGTCTTCCAGCCGCCCGCGCCGTCCGAGACGATGCGCTGGCCGGTTTTCGGGTTGACATAGACCTGTGGGGCGCTGGCGGTCTGCTGCGATCCGCCGCCGCCGAGGCTGCTATCGCCGGCCAACCGCTGAAGTTGGGCGATGGCGTTGTGATTGATGTTCGGCAGGTTCAGGCCATCAGAGACCTTGCCCATGCCCGCGCTATAGCTGTCGTTCAGCGCGCCGATCTTCGACAGGACCGCGCCCGCCATTTCCTTGATCGCCGTGTGGATCTGATCGGGCGAGGACGATGAACTGAGTTGCGAGCGGAACTCCTTCACGTCCGCCTCAGAGCCCCCGTTGTTGCGATAGAACTTGGTCAGCTCGGACGCGAGGGTGTTGGACAGAGTGTTGAAGGCCGTGACAGTCTTTTGCTTGTCGCCGATGTGAAGGTTGACCTGGGCCGGATTGGCGACCGCATTCACCAAGGGAAACGGGCCGTTGTTCAGCGTGTCGGCAAGCGCATCGAGCGCCGCCAGGTGGCCGCCCACGGTGTTGGCCTGGATGATGGATTGACCCTGCGTACCCGAGGTGAACGCCTTGCGCGTGGCTTGGCGGGTCTGAAGGTTGATCGAACTCGCGGTCGGGTCGTACTGCTGCACTTGCTGCATCAGAAACGCCCCCGGCCCTGACGCCGCAGAGCGACCGGTCGGGCCCGGCTGAAGTCCTTCGGCGATAGCCTTGACCAGCGCCGCCCTCGGTGGAGCAAGGGTACGCAAGAAGTCATCGCCGGACGCGTTGGGATCGCCCGGATTCGTGTCGATATTGGTCGTTCCGAACTGGCGCGCGAGCTGCGTCCCGAGTTGCCCCGCCGTCATCTTGGCGTACTGCGGGTTGGCCTTGATCACGTCGGCCGAGAGCACTTGGCTCAATGGGGCGTTGGCCTGCGCGCCGAGCACCGCTTGCGCGCCCTGCGCTCCGAGCCGGTGGGCCATGGCGATGGTCGCGCCGTTGACCGGGAGGCCCGCCTGTCCCAACGTCTGCGCGTTCTGCTGGGCATAGGCCGCCGTCATTTCGGCCGCGAGCTGCGGATTATTCCGGAGATCGAGGATTTGCTGGGGCGTCTTGCCCTGCACCAACTCGGGGTGCGTCTGCGCGAGAAGTTGGCTCCAGGTCGCCTTGAGGAATTGGCCGTCGCCTTGGGCGGTGGAATTGGGGTTCTTCGCGTCGGGCGTCGCTCCCTTTTCCGACGCGACGATCTGGCCGACGACGTTGTCGAGCGCGCCGTTGTTGGACGTGAGCGCGGCGGCGGGAGGCGGCGGGGCCTTCTTGTTGTAGTAGGCGCCCGTCACCGGATTGACTTCGGTATCGGTTCCCGCCGCGCTCGCCTGAGCGGTCTTGAGGGCGATGTCGGCTTGCTTCTCTTGGACATCGAGCGGGAACGACGCCTGCGCCCTGCCCTCTTGGCCCATCGTGGAATAGGCGGACGCCATCTTGTCCGCGCCGCCGATGGTGGAGAGCATCATCCCAGCCATGACTTGGGCTTGGCGGGGCTGGGTCTGCGCCAGGTTCTTCAGCGACTCGTAAGCCGTGGTGTCCTGGCCGGCGCGATGGGCCGCATCGATGTGGTTTTGCAGGACCGCGACCGCATCATCAGGCCGGTTCGCGTCAAGCAGGTTGTGGAACGCCGTGATGTCCTGAAGGCTCTGGCGCTGGGTCTGTTCGTCAAGGCTGTCGTAGGCCCCCTTGATCGCCTGCGACGCCTGGGGGTTGACCAGCATCAGGTTGCGGTAGGTCTGCGGCGACGGGTTGCTCAGGGCGTCATGCAGCGCGGCCTGCGAAAGGGCCTGCTGCTGCAATTGCATGTGGATCTGATTGGCCGCCAACTGGCGTTGAGCGCTCAGCCCTTGCTCTTGTTGCAGGGCGTCGAGCGGGGCGGTGGGCGACGCGGGCGGCGCGAGCGCGGCGGAATAGTTGATCGGGTCCATCAGAACAGCCCGTCAAAGGCTTGCTGGACGCCGGCCGGGGCGTTGGCGAGCGTCCCGAGGCCGCTGATGCCGCCCGAATTGCCGAGGCCGAGCGAGCTCAGGACCGAGGAATTGCCGAGCACGGATGGCAGGCCCGCGATGCTGCTGGCGAGGCTGTTGTTGGCGTTGGCCGAGCCGAGGATTCCCCCCGCCTGCGCCGCCGCCGCGCCAGTCAGGCCATTGCCCACGCCAGCCGCAGCGTTCTCGCCGAGTCCGGACAGACTGCCCAACTGGTTGAACATCTGCTGCTGCGTCTGCGCCAGGGTGTTGACGCCGAGGTTGTAGAGCGAGGCTTGCGTATTGCCGCCGCGAAGGCCTCCGGTCGCCGCGCCGTTGGCCAGGACCGCTTGTTCCCCGTTGTGATAGAGCGCCTGATAGAGTGGGCTGTTCTTCAGCGCGTCGATGGCCGAGGAACCGCCTGGACCGCCCGTCGAAGCGCCGTTGGCGCCGGCTGGGCCGAAGGGCGTATAGGCCCGGTTCGGGTCGCCGCTATTGACCTCATTCTGGCCGAACGTGTTCCAGTGCCACTGGCCGAATTGGTCCATCGTGGCGCCGTTGCCGTTGCCGGCGTTGTAGGCGGCCAGGATGTCCGGGTTGTTCTGGACATAGGCCGCATAGTTCGGGGTCGCGGCAGGATTGGAGCCGCCGGTCCCCGAGCCGCCAAGGCCGAGAAGCGCAAGTTGCTGTTGCAGCGCCGCCTGACCAGCTCCGAGGTACGGCTGATAGTTGGCCGCCGACTGCTGATAGGCCTGTTGCTGGGCCTTGGACGCGCTGCCAACGGCGTTGGCGTTGTTCACCGCGCCGTAGATGGACGCGCCCGCGCCAGCAATGCCGGCGATGGCGGGGAGAGCGGCGATTATTGGCAAGCGCGTCTCCATGCGGGAGAGGCGAACCAAGCCTTTGACGTGAGCCAGCAAGGCGTCACGTCGCCGATGTTGGTTCGGATGATGGCGGGGCCGCGCTCGAACCCGAACGACCTCGGAACGCGCGATTGCAGGTGTTCCGTCTCGTAGGTGAAGATCAGCGCGGCGTGACGAACGCCGAACATCTCCGCGAAGGCCGCGACCGCCGCGTCATGAGCCTCCCGACGCCACCCCTCGGGGGTGAACATCGTGTGCAGCTCGTAGACGGTCGCGAACGGGTCGCGTTGGGTGAAGATGAAGCCGCCGTGCGCGCTGGCCAGAGGCACAACCGCGTCCTGTTCGACAATGGCGCCCATGTCGATGCTGTGGCCGTGGGTGACGTGGCGCACCTGGGGATGATCGGCGACCGCCTGCCAGAAGACAGGATCGCGTTCTTCCCTGATCGTGACAGCCGCCCGCATAGCCCCTCGTTGAGCGGCGAATACGTCGGGTCAAATGGTGGGGATGCAGTAACGAGACGGGCGCGATACGCTCGGCCTCATGATCGGGCCGATCCTGACTTTACTGGGTCACGTCATCGTCGCGGCGATAGCTGTCGCGGGAGCATTCCTGCCCGGCCTTGGCGTGGTGCTGATCAGGCGCGGCGCAAGAGAGTCCGACCGGCGGCAGTGACGGGCGCTTAACTATCGCTGGTTGCAGAGCGTGTTACGGTGGCGCTGAAGCGGCGAGCGAGGGGCGAATGGATATCGTTACTCAAATCTTACATGGAGCGGCCGCTGCCGTCGGACTCTATGCCCTGTCCTTCATGGCCCTTACGTGCTTCGAATACGCCTTTCCGCACCCGAAGCGCCCACAACCCTCATTGGCGTCCAGGCTCCGCGGCTTCCGCTGGTGGCTGATCTACAGCGTCGTCGTCTCTGCCGTCGGTGTGGCGACGGGTGCGCTATGGGCTCACCTGCACGTTCACCCGCTGCTGAGCAGCTTCACGCCGCCCGGACTGCCGCGATGGCTTGCGACAATTGTTGCCTTCATCGCGGCCATCTTCGCGGGCGATTTCTTCTACTATTGGTGTCACCGTTTCCAGCACCGGTTCCTTTGGCGCTGGCACGCCACCCACCACGCCGTGCGAGAACTGAGCGGGGCGATGGCCTATCACCATCCGACCGAGCAATTGATGCGGTTGGCGCTCTACATTATCCCGGTCGCCCTGGTGCTGCCTTACGACGGCCTCGCCCTCCCCATCGTCGGCGGGGTCCTGGCCCTGCAAGGCCACTACCTACATTCCCCGATGCGGCTCAACTTCGGCCAGCTCTGGGTGGTCTTCCAGGACAACCGCTTTCATCGCATCCATCACTCGATCCATCCGAAGCACTACGACAAGAACTTCGGGGTGATCGTGCCGCTTTGGGATGTGCTGTTCGGGACGGCCTATTGGCCCAGGCCCGATGAGTGGCCAGAGACGGGCGTGGAAGGCATGCCCCAGCCCGAGGCGCTGGACGAATACCTGTTGGGACCGATCAGATACAATCCGGTCGCGCGGCGCGAAACCGGGCCAGCCCCCGCGCGCCGCTAGGCCGATCAGGTTAGCGCATCACGCGGAAAATTTCATTCCTATGGCGTATATCCCGGTATTGGTGTGACTCACCGCCGATACACTAGTGGGCGCATTCGAGGTCTGCAAAAACCATGCGATCACTGTTGTTGCGCCAAACACGCCAAACATTTTGGCCATGTCTATGGGTAGGTTTGGGTACATAGACACCGCCGATGCATTGGACATTGTCCGAAGCGACGTCCCGGTTGTTCGGTTGGTTATCACCAGGCATATCGCGTAGTTAACGCCCGCTGATAGTACCGTCGGCCCAATAGTAAACTCTATTTGCTGGTTGCCCGTGGCCACGGTAGTAAAACTTGAGCCAGAGGCGACAGTTCCAGTTATATTGCACGATGCGTCTACAGTCGCAATGAAGGCGGAATACACATCGCCAATGTTAGCTACATTGAACGGCGCATATATGGCGCTGACGGTAATCGTCTTTGCCAGTATAAGAACATTTCCGTAGGTGGCGAAACCGCCCGTATCAGTGGCCGCGAACCGTGTGGCGGGAAACGCGTAGGATAATGCGCCCCCGCCCCCTGGCGAAACCCCAATGGCCGTAAGCACCCCGCCCGAGGCAATAATGGTCGTGTTATCGACCTTCACGCCCCCAAGCTGAGAAGCTGAGCCAACCGGCAAATCAGCGCTCGCCAGAGCCCGGAATGCCGGCGCAGCGGCCCCTCCGCTGGATGGTCCCGCGAATACCAGATTGGCACTTTGTGTATTGAGCGAGAACGTCAGGGTTCCTGACGCAGTGACCGGAGAGCCCGAGACGGTGAAGATCGAAGGGGCGGCGAGTCCTACGGAGGTGACCGAGCCCGAGCCGCCCGACGACGCAATGGTGATCGAGCCGCCCGCGTTGGTGATCGTGACGCCCGACCCCGCCGTCAGCGTCGCCTTGCTAAGCCCCCCCGTCGAGGTGTTGCCGATCAGCAGTTGGCCATCCGTATAGGAGGATTGCCCGGTGCCCCCATTGCCGAACGGTAGCGTTCCGGCCACATCCGCCGCTAGGTCCACAGCGGCCCACGTCGGGTTGCCCGAGGCGTTGCCATGCAGGACGGTATGCACGGTCCCCTGATTGGCGAAATCTGCCGAGGCGAGAACGGCTGTCGCCCCGGTGATCAGGCGTCCCTTAACGTCGTAGGTCCCCTTGGTATAGGTTCCGGCCGTCGCCACCGTCGCCAGCGTCAGGACGCCCGTCGTGGTGTTGAGCGTCGCGTCTCCTGAGACGGTGAACGCACCGAAGGACCCACCGTTGTTGTACTGGATTTGACCCGACGCCCCCGAAGGCGTGGCCGTGATCGTCACCAGCCCCGCCGCAGACGCAACGTCGATGTTCGCGCCCTCGGTGATGACGTGGGCGTTGGGGATAGACGGATCGGCCGCCGTCACCACGAAATCCAGGTTCTGGAACGCGGTGAAGGTGTCGGGGATGATCTGCGCGACCTGAAGCTGGATACGCTCGAAGGCCAGCAGGGTCCGGGGGTCCTTGAACACCTCGCCGAGCTGCTGGCGGTTCAGGGTCGTCAGAGTTTGAAGCGGGAGCGTGCTCATCAGACGCTCAGGGGCTCGACTTGCACTTCAAGCGCCGCCCACGTGGCAATCGAGGCGTTGGCGCTGCGGAACCTGAGTCCGACATAGTTGCGGAAGCGCACCTTCGGCCGCCACTGCACGCGCTTGCGGCGCTCGCCGAAGCCGCCCATGGAGATGAAGCGTTCCTGGCTCCAGGTCTGCCCGTCGAGCGTCCAGGAGAGGGCGCAGGTGGGGTTGACGCCGAACGGCGCGCGACCCGGAAGGCCCGCAAGCTCGACAACCTGGATGATGCCGCCCTTCCCCCCGTTGTAGAGGAACTGCGTATCGAACTGCCAACCGACGATGGCGCCCCAGCGCAGCGAAGACGAGTCGTCCAGGTAGCCGATGCGGCCGGTCGAATCCCCGACCATCCACCGGCCATAGACCTGGGTCATGAACCGGGGCGAATAGGGCTGATCCATCAGCGCCCCGTCCGCCAGGATGTGCCAGACGGGCTCCTTGTTCAGCAAGGACGCTTGGTGCATGTAGACCAGCGTCTTGTCCGGGCCGTGGATGTAGAAGCGCTGTTCGTCCTTCTCCACGCGCTGTTCGCATTGGATCAGGGCTTGCTGGGCCACGGTCCAACCCGCGATGATCCCGTCGATCTCGGAGGTGGAGATGCCGATGGATTGGCCGGCGCCGGCCAGATAGACGCTCAACGCCTCGCCCCGGCCCGATCCGACGAAGGCGAAGGTTTCGAGGAAATAGGCCCACGCATGGGTGCCGACCACGCCGCGCGGGATCAGGCCGCCCGGATTGTTGGTGAACGGAAACCCCGTCCCGCCCAAGTCCTGGAAGTTCTGGATGGTGTTGGTCCCGAGCGCATAGACCTCGCCCCGCACCTTGGCCAAGGCGACAACCGGGTCAGGATCAGCCTCGGCAGACCCGTACTTGAGCGGATCGACGCTATAGGGGTCGTTCAGTTCGGTGACGACGAGGTTTTCCCCGTCCGTGGACATGAAGTAGCTGTCGATCCAAAGGCCGGCGATGGGCGAGCCCAAATCCGGGTCGGTAACTTGGGTCACCAGGCCCGTGGTCGTCTGGTAGTAGAACTGGTTGAGGTTTGACCAGATCACCAGCCGGTCGAAGCTGTAGTCCAGGCTCACCGGCAGGCCGTTGTTGCCCACGTCGCCGAGCACCACGACGGTTCCGTCAGCGGCCACGGAGACCAGCTTGGAGCCCATCACGCGGTAGCAGACGCCATTCCAGTTGATGCCGCCGCGATCCGCGCCGGGTCCGGTCCCGATCTGCGTCACGCCGGGAACGTCGGAGATGTAGCCTTCCGAAAGCCCGCTCTGGACTAGGGTCGGCTCCAAATTCACCGGGTATGACGTATGGAAGGCGGCGCTACTATCGGCGTAAGCGCCCTGGAGCAGCGGCACCCTCATCGGCAGCGGCTCGGGTCAAGCACCCCGCTAAAGCCGAAGGGTTGCCAGATGCCGTAAGGCTTCTGTCCGGCCCCTCGGGGCGTTCCGCCTTGCAGGACGCGTTCCGGGGTGACGCTATAGCGGGCGCGAAGGGCGTTCATCGCCAGCCCGGCGGTGACCTTGGCTTCCACGCTCAGGGTCTTGCCGATGGCCGGGGCGACCACGAACGCCAATGCCGAGGCCGCCGGCAACACCGCGTCGTCCGGAATGCCGCTCGGGTCATCCAGGTCGCTTCCGCCAATCACGGTCGGCGCGTTGTAGTTCAGGTCGAGATTGTTGGTCCGCCACATCGCCATCTGGGCGTCCGTGGCGAACAGGGCCGATGACCACTCTTCCGGCGTGACGTTGAACTCGTAGTCCGCGAGGCCCATCGTCTGGAACGTCAGGTTCAGGATTTGCCGCTTGGTATTGGTCGCCGGAGTCACCGCAACGGCGGTGTCGAGCACCTGCAGTTGGATTTCGCGGGTGAGCACCTGGCCGCCGACCGTATCGACGGTGTTGCTCAGGATCGCGGTTTCACCATTGGCCCCGCCAGCCACAACGAAGCGGATGAAGGTCCCGAAGTTGAGCGGGGGTTCCGGATCGCTGCTGATCGTCACCGTTCCCGACGTAACCGTCAGGGTGAAGGTCTTGATCAGGTCGCCGGCCTGGAGCTGCTTGGACCAGTCGGCGAAGTAGGTGACGGTATCGCCGGACGGCTTGGGGACGAGGTATTCCATCACGCCCCCTTCGGCGGTCTGCCTCTGCGCTTGAATTGGACGATCTCGGCTTCCGCCTCCGGGTCGTTCAGCGGAACGTCGGACGGGTGACGCACCCAGCCTTCGGCTAAAGCGCCCTCAACCTCAGCCTCGGCGAACACACGATGCTCGACGCACCAATCCCACACGTGCGGGTTCGGCTCGTCGGCTTGGCGGTACAGCATCACGGTCACGACAGGCCTACTCCCGTGGTGAAGCAGATGTTGGCGGTCCCGGACGCCATGATCGCGGCCGCGTAGAGGCCGGTCGTGAGGGTGTCGGGGACGGTGACGCTCAGGACGCTGGTCGAGCCCGGCATCAGCGGGATATCCGAGGTCGTGGCGGCGACGCTGCTGTTGCCGAAGCGGATGTAGGCGACCGTGGTCCCGTCGTTGGTGACGCGGAATTGGATGCGCTGGCCGCCCGGAGACGGCTGGCCGCCGAGGATGTGATTGCCGGTCGTGGTGGTCGCGGCGATTTTGACCGTTGCGCCGTCTGTCGGCTGGAAAGCGATGGGCAGCACTGGCGGGCCTCCTTGTGGAAAAGGAGGGCGGGACCGAAGCCCCGCCCCTCAGTCGGGGGGAAGCGCGTCAGGTCTGTCCGAACAACTCGATGCCGGCCATCTCGGGGTTCAGGCACACCGTCCCCCAGAGCGCATCGAAGCGGTACTTGGTCGAGAGGTCGTTGATGGAGCCCTGGCGGGTCATCACCAGTTCCAGGCCGTCGTCCGTGGTTCCGCGCATCACGGCCAGGCCGCTGTCGGGAGCCGGCATCAGGCGGCCGGGCAGGATTTCCATCACGTCGCCGGCCCAGAACACGTTGGCGGGGGCCGCCACTGTGTTCAGGAAGGTGATCGCGGCGGTGTCAGCCGGAGTCGCGGTGACGTTCTGGTATTGGGCCTCGGCGTTGGTCGAGCCGCCGTTGGAGATGATCGGCGGGGTGATGGTGATCACGCCCGAGCCGCCGGCGCCCGACACGATGGCCGTCACGCGGAAGGTCTTGGCGAGGCCGGTGTCCTGCTTGGTGATGTGGTGCACCGCGTTGACGCCGGCGATCTGGAACGCGTCGCCGACCGCGATGGTCCCCGAGGTCACTGCGACCGTGAGGTTCTGGAAGCGGTTGTCCACGTTGGTGTAAACGCCGTCCGCTTGCAGGACCGTGGCGGCCGGGGTGTAGAACTGATTGGCGCCGTTCACGGTGACGGTGACGGCGGTCTTGGCGGCCAGTCGCTTGGCGTAGTTGAGCTTGTAGGTCTGGAAGCCGGCCACTTCGCCGAGATAGGCGCGCTCGTAGGCTTGCAGCGACTTGGAGTTGTCGAGCACGCGCGAGGCCAGGTTGGCGGCCATGTTGTTGTAGTCCACCGGGCTCAGGCCGAAGACGCGGCTGTCTTCCTGGATGCCCAGCTGGGTCATGGTCGAGTCGGCCAACGCGATGTCGGTGAAGCCGGTCGCCGCCGCCGTGTTCTTGATCACGATGGAGCCATAGGCCGCCGCGGTGTTGGTCAGGGACACGTTGATGTCGGAGGCCAGCTTCTGGCGCGCGCCCGAGCCGAGCCGGCCTTCCTGAAGCGCGTCGCGGAGCTGCTTGGCGGTCAGGGCAAACGGAACGGTCTGCTGGTTGTTGATCGACGCCGGGACGGAGAGCTGGGTCACGTCCTTGAAGTTGGACGACATGTCGCCGCCGCCCGAATAGGAGGTCATGATGTAGGGTTGCGGGCGCCAGATGATGTCGCCCGACCGTTCCATGGTCTCCTGGTTGGTCTTGTAGACCTTCGCCATCTTGGTGGCGACGACGGCGTCATTGAAGCCTTCAAGCAGTTGGTCGAAGGCGACGGTTTCTTCTTTGGTGAAGGCGTTGGCCACTTGCGTAGTTCCTTCTGGCCCCTCGGGGCTCTGGGACGGGCGGCGTCATCTCGACGCTGCTGTCAGGTTGCTACCGGGCCTTGGCCTTCAGCTGGCGCTTGTATTGGACGACCTTGGTGCGGTCCCCCGAGCGCGCGGCTTCGGCTTCCAGCCGTTCGAGATGCTTGTCCACCGGGGCAGAGAGCGGGGCCGAACCCCTGACGATCTGTTCCGGCGGCGGCGGTGCGTTGCGCTTGTTGGTCACGGTCAGTTTCCCTTCCAGCCTTCCAAGCTCACCGGCCAGTGCGATGGGGTTCGAAATCTTGGCGAGTTCGGCGGCTTTGGCGGGGTTTCGGCCGAGATAGAGCGTCACGGCGGCGCTGTTCTTCGGCGCCCACGTAAGCACGGCCTGCTGCGTCTCGTTGAAGGCCGACTGAACTTCCTCAAGTGCTCGGGGAAGGTCTTTGGCCTTCAGGTCGGTGAATTGCTTCCCGACCTCGGCGACGCGGGTGTTCCACGCTTCCTGCTGCTGCTGCTGGGCTTTCAGCGCCTCGGCGTTCTGCCTGTCGGCTTGGGCCTTTCGCGCCTGCCACGCCTCGTATTCCTGCTCGAACTTGTCCGTGTCGAATTCGCAGGTTTCGAGGGTTGGCTTGTCGCCTACCTCGATCCTCGGCGGTTCCTGCTGGCGGTTTTTGGCCTCCAGCTCGCGGGTCAGTTCGCGGTTACGGGCGCGCAGTTCGCGGAGGACGCTGTTGTCCGGCTGCTCGCTTGGGGGTGGCGCTCCCCCTTCGCCCTCGAAGATGACCAGGACCTCGTCGTCTTCGTCGCCCTCAGGCGGCTCGGCCTCGACTTCGGTCCGTTCCTCCGGAAGCTCAACGTCCCCGGCGGGGATGTCGATTTCCGGCTCTTCGATGGCGTCGTCTGCCATTGAGTGCCCCATCTCGCTCAGCCTTTGGCGGTAGGCCGGATACCGATGGGACTTGGGTCGCGCCGCGAATACGTCTGCGCAAGCGGGGATTAATCGTCGGGCTGCATGACCTCGAAGGAGAGCGCGCAGCCGGCTCGGGCGATCACCGCCGCAGCCGCGCCTTGGGAGCGGTCGCGCATCGTCCAGCCGCGCGATGTGGCCTGATGGGCGCCGCCGAGCACATAGACGATGGCCTCGGGCTCTTCGCCGCTCTGGGCGACGTAGTCGTCATACGCGCCCCCGATCTGTGCGAGGAATTCCGCCTTGCGATCACGCTGGATCGGTCCCGAGGACAGGGAGACGACGTTGTCGCTCACCCGGCGCCCTGCGCGTTGCCCGTGAAGAACTTCGCCACCTTCTGCAGCATGGACACGCGGTGCGCCTGGTCCTTCTGCTGGGCTTCCAGATCGGCCTTCGCGGCGTCGCTGGCGGTCTGCGCCACCGCCACGTGAGCATCAACCTGTTTCGCGTGCGCCTCGGCGAGCGCTTTGACGGTTCCGGCCTTCGCCTGTTCGGTTTGGGCCTCGGCCTTCTTCGTCTGGGCCATTTCCTTCTCTACGGTCGCCTGTAGGACTTGGGCGTGAGGGTCAGGCTGCTGCTGTTGCTGCGCCTGCGCCTCCTGCATCGCCTCTTTTTCCTGTTCGGTCGGCTTGACGATGCCCTGTTGCACCAGGCGCCCGCGATACCAGTCCTTCAGGTCGCCGATGCCCTCGCCGTCCATGTTGAGGAAGGCGACGCCCATCGCCGCAGCCGCGCCCTGCGGATCAAATGGAGCCATGGCTTCGGCCGACGCCAGCAGCGTCTTGACCGTCTTGTCCCGGCGCGTGGTGGTGGCCTCGGTCACGTCGGAGATGACGTTGAATTTCATCCCCGCGAAGTCGTTGGCGACATAATAGCCGCCCTTTTGTGTCGTGGTCGGCTGCTGGAGGACCGCGCTCCCCTGCTGGCCTTCCTCGTCCATCGTCGGGACCTTGCGGCCTTCCTCGATGTAGACCGCCTTGGCCATGGACAGGTAGATCTCGCCGCACCGCTGCATCGACTGGCGCATGTTGTCCATGTAGGTGAACGACTTGGCGTCGGTGCGCGTGGCGGCAATGTCCATCGCCTCGGCCGAGACGTTGGATTTCGTCTCGTCGGAATTGTCCTGGTTGGTGGTCAGCTGATCGATGTCGTTGGCGGTGATCTGGATCAGCGCGGCGAGGACGGGCGGGAGTTGCGGCGCGTTGAGCGTCGTCACCGCCTGGACCGGGATCGGCTGGCCGGTCGTCGGGTCGATGCGGTCGTTTATCAGGCGGTACGGCGAGCGGTTGATGTTCGCCTCGGCCCACGACTGTTCGTGCCCCGCCACCTGTTCCGGCGTGAACACCGGCGTCTCGATGGGCGAGAGCGAGGCGGTTTCCGTGAGCTTGGAAATCTGGGCGTTGTAGATGCGCTGCGGGTCCTTCGCGAGGCGCACATGGCCCCGTACCCGCTCCATGTTGTCGATGAACCAACGCTTGCCGTAGACCGGGACGATGGGGATTTGATCCCCAGCAATCACCTGCATCGGCGCGATGATGCCCGAGGCGCTGAACGTGTGCTTTTCCACGATGCAGCGCTTGACGCGCTTGCGCCCGCTGATTTTCCAGCCCTGGACCTGTAGGTCTTTCAACTCGCCCGGTTCGAGGTCTTTGCTCCACTCCTTGCGCACGTCGCCGGTCATGGAATGGGTGAGCGTCACGCGCTCCTGCGTCACGTCCACCTTGCGGTAATATTCCGCGATCCTGACGACGCTCGGCGTGTACCAATCGTAGTAGGTCTTGAGGATGTCCTGCGGCCAGGACGCCGGATCGTCGTTGTAGGTCGCCTCGTAGTCCTCGGGCGACATGGCCGTGACCACGAACGCGAACTTGGCGTCGGACTTGTCGTACAGCCGCGCGTCCATGTCCCAGAACACGGACTGATCGGCGTCGGGCACGATCTCGAAGCTGATGCGTTGGGTGTCGTCGTCAGGGTCGTATTCGTCGCTGTAGACGTTGCACAGCCGCCAGGCGCCCATACCGCCCTGTACGGCTTCCTCAAAGGCGCAATCGAACGCCTGTTGCCCCTTGGAGGCGTACACATCGGCCAGGAACAGGCCATTGAGGGTTTCCGCCGCTTCCTCGTCGGCCGGCGAGTCATCGACCGGCCGGAAATCCACGGTCATGCGGTTGGCGCGATAGTCGGCGATGATCTTCTCGACGCCCTGCGCGGTCTTGTTCACCTCCACCATCAGGGAGTTGGCGAACTGCTGCGCCCAATCGCCTTCCCACTGCGCCCCGGCTATCGAGACGAAGCGGCGATCTTGCAGGCATTGCGCCCGCTCTTCCTGCTGCGCCATGCAGATGGCGTGGAACTGCGCCAGCGCCTTTTCGTGGAGGTCGTCGGGCAAACCCTCGGTAGCGATTTCGCCGCTCGGCTCGGCCATCTAACGTCCCTGCGCTCTGGCAGGGGGTCAGGCCGCGAATACGTCGGGTCAACGGCTGCGGCAATCCAGCGGTGTGAGGGTCTCAACGATCCGGGCGCGCGTATCGTCATCGATGTCGGACGACTTGAGGATGCACAGCAGGAACTCACCCGCCAGACTTTCGGGATCAACCCACATGTCGACCGGTCCCTTAGGCTCAAGGCGCGGCTTTAGTTCCATGACTAACCCCTACCACGATTGAAGGCCGTCCGCATCGGCGGGATGGCAACTGGAGTCGGCGCGGGCTTGATTATGGCCGCCGGCCGGATCGCCGCGCTTTCGAACGACTTGTACCCATGGCTGAACTCGTCGTGGACGGCACTGTCCTTCCACACGCTCAACTTTTCATCCCAGGCCTTGCGATAGCCATCAAGGCAGGCGATCAGGCGCGCGCACCGGCTCTCATCGAACCACACGGACGGCAACAGCGCCCGGCTGGCCTCGATGCCGTCACGCTCCTCGGCGATGCGTTTCAGCACGATCACCGGCTTGATGCCCGACTCCTCGGCGTGCTGCTTGGCGGACTTGGCGTCCTTGCCTAGCCGGCGGTGCTCGGCGTCGTGCGGCATGTGGTGGGCGCTGTAGTTGTAGCCCTTATCGGTCAGCACCTTGGCGTAGTGGGCGAAGCCTTCGCCGCTGTTCTCGTAGTAGTCGATGGCCCGACGCTCCGGCCCGACATCCTGCCAGAAGGTGATGGTCATGGAGTCATTCACGCCGAGGTCCCACGTCGTGTAGACGGGGATGTCGAGGATGGGCACGCGGCAGATGCGGCCCTCCGTGCGCACCTTGCGCATCTGTGTCGCGAAGTATGCGCCTTCGATGGCGGCCTCGAAAGCTTCGTCAGGCGTTGAGGGGAACTCCTGCTGCATCTTGTCGCCCTGTTGCTCTGCCTTCTTCTGGTACCAAGCGCGCTGCGGCTTGCTCAGGCGAACGCCCTGCTCTTCCAGCTTGGCGAAGTAGGCCGTCATCTCGGCGCTTTCGGTCACCTCATCGGCCAGCACATAGCCATCGTCTGTCCACCACGGGTAGAAGTGGAACTTGAAATCGAGCTGTGTCAGCGGAATGCCGCGGTCAGCCAGATCGCGGGCCTTCTTGACCATATCGTAATAGCCGCCGGCGCGGCCCTCGGCCGTGCTTTCGACCGTGATCACCTGGCCGACGTGGATGGTGTTGAACGCGCCCGTCTTCACCTCCTCGGCGCGATCCGGGGCCTTGGCGCAGAGCTTGCCGTACTCGGAGACATGGAGACGTTGGAGCGTGCCCGAGCGCAGAGACGTGCCCACGCGGATGGACGATCCGTTGTTGAATTTGAGGCTGTCCGCGCTGTCCTGCTCGGCCGCCCGGAGCCTCCTGAACGGCTCAGGAAGATTGTCGTAGGCGAACTTGATCTTGTCCGAGAAGAACGCCTTCGCATCGCGCAGGTTATGGGCGATCACGCCTGCCGACATGTTGGAGCCAAATAGGCAGTCGTCCAGCATGTCGAGCTGAATGACCGTCGTGAACCCGCGCTGGCGGGCCTTGAGGATCACGTCCAGGCCATGGCGGTTGGCGATGAAGTCCCACTGATCCCCGTTCATGCGGAATGGGACCTGGGCGCCGGTCTTGTCCTTGATGTCGTAGAAGCCGCCGGTCAGCCGCGCCAGCTTGTTCGGGAAGCGCTTGCTCAGCTCGCCAAGGAACGCCTCTTCGCCTCGGGTCAGCCCCGACGATCCAGCCATTCGGCCAACTCCTCGGGGACGGCAACCGAGTGTTCCACCTGCTGGCGGTCGCCGTAGCGCTTCGGGTCCCATTTCGCCAGGAGCTTCAGCCGGGTTTCAATCTTCAGCTTGCGATGGCCGAGCATGTCGCCCGTGCGCTTCTCAATCGCACCGTCGGCCTTGACCGTTGTTTCCTCGCCCTCCTCGGGCGTGTCGGCGATGCTCAAGCACTCGGCCGCGATGGCGTCGAACCCATCCACGCGCGCGCTCGCGATGCTTGCCGAAAACTCCGCGTTCTCGTCCATCCAGCGATACACCGTCCGATAAGCCGGCATGTGCTCATCACGGCAGATCACTGCCAACGGCTCGCCCTTGCTCAGGCGCTCCACGATCTCCGCTGCGTCCTTGGCGTTGTATGTGGACTTACGGCCCATCAGGCGTCCTTGCGACCAGCGGGCCGAGGGTGTTCGCGTCGATAGGTGCGAAGAATGGCCTCAACGCCTTCCAGTGACCGCCGGATGTCCGCGGGCGCCTGGCGCTGGTCGCGGATTGCGGTCATTTCCTTGTCCGTCCATTGGTGAGCGCTCATGCCGCCTCCGGTTCCTTGAGCTTCCATGTCCTCGGCCTGCGTCCGTCGTGTTCCACAAGGCCCAACTTCTTGAGCCGGTGGAGTTGGCAGGCGACGGACTGGTGGCTCGATCCTGTCCAGCCCATCAAGGCCTCGTAGCCTAGCGTTCCGCGCTGGAGCTTTTCCACGATGCGCTTGGACAGCTGCGGCAGATCCCTGTCGTTCACGATCAGACGCGCCACGGTCTTGCTCCGTGAGGGCAGGATTGCCCCGGCTAAGCCATGTCTGCGTCGTCTCCTTCGATGGGCCGTCTGGCACGCTTCGGCGAAGCGTGAACTGATTTGGCCTTGGTTCCAATATGGAACATGGAGCAGTGAGGGCAGTGATAGACTTGGGCGTTGCCGTGGTAGACTTTGCGGGTTCTAGCCCTGCCCTTGGGCTTCGCGGCCCGACGGCGCATCACCTTCGCGGCGAGCTGCGGCGTGGCGAACGGCTCCTTGCCCACGCAATCGGCCAGGCGGCGGAAGTAGGGCGTGGAATCCTTCACGGTTCAGCCCTCCCCCGGTCTATGAGCTGTTGGATGAGGTTGGGGTCGGGGTCGGCGGCGAGCATCTGGCGCATCCGGCAAAGCTCCCCGATCTCGGCGCCGCAATGGCCGCAAGCGAGCCAGGGCTTGGGACAGGCGTCGGCCATCACTCACCATCCAGGATGTGGTTGAGAGCGGCGGGCAGCGAGAACGTGACGCGCTGTCGGTATTGGGCCCTGATCTCGTCGGTCTCGTCGGCCCACTTCACGACGCCGTTCCAGTCATAGGCGTGAAGCTTGGTCGCCATCGCCTCTACCGTTCCCTCGTCTGGTTGGAGGAGGGATTGAAGGGCGGCGCGGGCTGCTGCTGTGGCCGGATCAAAGCTTGCCCCGAGCATTTGGCGGCGCGCCCACGCGTCGTTGTATGCCAGCGCCAAGGCCTCAGCCATCTTCTCCAGCATGGGGGATGTGGGGCTAGTCATGGCGAAAGACGAACCAGAGGAGCGCGACAATCAGCGCGACACCGACGACATCGGAAATCGCCTGGCTTAGATGCGGACCGATCTCGATCATCTACCCTTCCTCCTCTATGAGGGTGGTCATGCATCCCATCGCTTGTCGGTCTGTCCGAACTCGAAACGGGCGCCCCTGGCCGCGTCATAGGCGCGGCGCAAACGGTGCGATGCGCTCGTTTCAGCGCTTGCGCCAAAGCGGTTGCCTTTCCGTACTCCGAGCAACCGGCAAAACCGTTGACGATAGTGTCCTGTATCTTCGTAGAACTTGCGCAGGCGCTCGTTTTGAGTGCTGTCGGCCGCGTCAAACTGATCGTCGGTCAACGCCTCTCGACCCAACGCCAACATGCCGTCCGGCGTCTCGCAAAAGGCCAAAAGGTGGATGCGGTATGGAACCATGATATCGAGCCGCTCATCAGACGCCGGCTCGTAAAGCATGACCTGGCACAGGTAGTCGGGTGCGCCTATCGCCACCAAGACTGGCAACCCTGATGCCCGCGCCAATTGGGCGGCGCGATCTTGCTCGTCTGGCGTGGGGATTTCGGGCTTGACCTCAAGGAACATCCGCTGCGTGACGGAGCCGGCTGGAAGGTCGGGTACGGCCGTAATCAGGAAATCCGGAAGATATGCGCCGCTGGGCAGACAATAGCCCTCGGCCTCGTATTCGAAGCCGATCCCGAGTTCTTCGAGAAACACCGCCCAGCGCGCCTCTGTGCGCGAGCGGAAACGCCAGCCCTTCCAACGGGTCTCGATTGCCTTCATGCTGCCTTCTCCAAAAGTTGCAGGCCCAGCTTAGCCAGCAGCGGCCGACAGTCCTTCAGCATCTTCGCGCCAATCGTTGGGTGCGGCGGGATCAGGGCGCGGTCGGGCACGTCTTGCCAGCGACAACCACGAAGGTATTTCTCGCACCAGGGCTCGCCGAGCGCTTCGCTGAAGGCGGCCCACACGTTCTCAGGACCCGACCAGGCGACAGGCGCCGGCGCGCCATCGGCGAGCGCGGCGGCGTCCTGACGCCCACTGAGGGTAGAAGCCTCTTTATTGGCTTCTACCTCAGTGGATGCGGGTTGCGGAGCAGCCTGTAAGCAGGGGTCTAAGCACGCCGTAAGCACTGCTTGTGTGGTGCTTGAAGCACTGCTTTTAGCAGCCTTGGCGCGGCCACCAGCGGACGCCCTGGCCACGTATTTTTCCTTCTTTGCCGCCCAGCGCTCCAGTTCTTCTTCCACCCGCTTGTGGCGCCAGACGCTATCCTCGATGCGGAAAAATTTGGCCAGCTTGTCGCGGTGACGGCGCCAGGTCTTCAGGTCCAAGCCCGTGATCGACGCAAGTTCGGCGTCATCATCGGCCGGCGGCCCGTTGACCCAATAGTCCATAATCATCAGCAGATAGGCGCCGTGCTGTTCGGTGGTCAGGCGGCCGGTGTCCTTGAGGTAGTCCCCAATGACCAGCGGCATCCACGTGTCAGGCTTGGCGCTGGTGCTCACGCCGCCTCCTGCTGGGCTATCGCGCGCGCCCGGTGGCGTTGAACACCGGTGACGATGGTCGTGTGATCGCGGCCGAAGAACTTGCCTATCGCGGGGTAGGAGAAGCGCCCGGTGGATTGGATGTGGTGGTAGGCTTCCAGGCGAGCAGCGGCGATGCGATCACGCTTGTCGCGCGCCATGATGTCCTCAGGACGGAGGCCATGCGTCTCGGCGACCTCGCGCACGATGGCGCGCATCAGGGAGTGACCGGTCAGGCCTAGGTAAATCCAGTCGCGCATGGTCAGACCTCCACGATCTGGATTTGATGGACGGCCTTCATGAGCTTGGCCTTGAGTTTGTATTCGGGGGTTCGGACGCCCTTGGAGTCCTCCACGACCAATTCGCCATTGCGGCGATACTGGAAGTCGCAGACGTAGTGGCAGATGGGCTGGCCGTTCACGTCGAGGGGGAAGCGGACCTGGCGCTGAAGCTCGGTGATGTAGCCGGCGCGCTCCATCAGGCGCAGCTCGGACCATCTGCGGGCCTCGCGCTTCGACGCGAACAGGATGCCGTCAACCTCAGTGGGGACGTTGCGGTATTTGCGGCCGGCGAGAGCGGGGCGGAAGGCGTTCATCGGCGGCCCAACTCCGCGCGCAACTGGGCCGTCCGCGCCGCCTTGAGAGGCATCAAGCGCTCATGCTTGGCCCGGCTGTCCCTGCGGCTTTTGGCGTCGTGATAGGCCGCATAGGCCGTGGCGAACGCCTCGCGGGCGCGGCCCTTCCGGAAGAGGATGGGCCAGCGCATCACCCTTCCCCGAAGGTGTGGTGAGTGACCTGTCCGCCCTTCCTGCCGGCGGATACCGCAAGCTCCCGGTTGACCGAGAAGCTGCGCCGATGATGCGGGACGCTGGCCCCACCCTTGCGGGCCAACAAGCGTTGCTTCTCGGGGTCCATCGCGGCGAATCCACACCGCGCCTTTGCGCGTTCTTCCGTCATTTTCGCCCCCTGGCGTTGTATCCCCTCCTGCGCTTGAGGCGGCAGGAATGCCTTAAGCGGTAGTCAGGCGGCGGACGGCGCACGCCAGGCGTTGTGTTCGTCGCCGAACAGGTCGGAGGCGATGGGCTCGGCCCAACCCTTCTTGATGCACGTCTTGATGGCGCGACGGCTGACGCGCTCGTTGGTCGAGGTGATGAGGACCCAAGGCCCGATGACCTGGGCGACTTGCCCGGCGGCGAGGCGGTCCTTCAGGGCGGAAGCGGACATGATCATGCGGCAACGCTCCTCTGCTGCGGCAGGAAGCCCGCAGGAACGTGCGGGCGGCAGAACCATTGATCGGGAGTGACGAGCGGCCAGCCGAGGCCGTAACAGGCGTCGGCGCCACAGGTGGCGCAGCGGTAAATGCGCGGTTGGAACGCCTCGGCTACAGGCCCAAAGAGGCTTGCTTGTCCAGCGCCCACGCCCTTAGCCGTTGTCCCGCGAGGCCGCATTTACTCAGCGCCTCCCCGAGCAAAACGGCGCTGCTCAGCAACGCGAGCAGACATAGCCGCGAGACGCTGTTCGGCGGCCTCCCACTCGATGCGTTCACGCGCGGCCTCCCTGGCTTTGTGAGCGATGAAGTCTTCTAGTTTGATCCCGGTGACGATAGCCGCGATTTCCAACGAGAGCCCAAAGCCTTCGAAGGGATCGCGCCTCAATACGGCGTCGATGGTGTTCTGTGTGGCCTGGGCATAGACGAGTCCCCTCGCCTGCCCCTCCGTCAGGTCCCATTCGGCCTGACAGGCCTTCACCAGGTTGCGGCCATAGAACCGCCGTCTGACGAGCTGCGCCCATGCGTTCTTGGTGGTCAGGTCCGGTGAAGAATACCGGATGGATTTGGATGAGATTTCCGCCACAGCCGTCCTCATTGTTGCCCTCGTTGAGCAACCGACGACGGAGACGAGCCGTGGAACGCAGACTTGATGTTGTCGGGCAGTTGGAAAGCAGCGCTGGCCTTATGGCCTTCGCCGCGACGGTGACGAGTGAAGACGTGCGGCGCGAGATGGAGACTCGATCCGCTCGGATATTCTGGCAAACGATCACACAGGCGGTCGGCAAACCGCTTGTGGATCGGCCGGAATGGGAGTGAGGCCGGGAGGGTCATGCGGCCTCGCGGTGTTGCAGCGCGGCCTTAACGGCGCGGGCGATAGCGCGACCCATTGGAAGCGGAACGCCGTTGCCGACCACGCGATACTTGCCCTCGTTGGTCAGGGGCGCATCGGCGAGGTAGTCGGGCGGCAGGCCCTGGAGTTCGCAGAAGCGCGACCACGGCCGCTTAGGATTGTAGACGGCAGTTCCTTCGCGGGATCGAGTAATGCGACCGGCGCGGCCTTCGGATGCCAAGCAAGTGGTCTCAATATTGGCGTGCTCAAGCGGCGAGTGCTGGACGTGGAGCGCGGCGCCCCAAGCGGTGCCAAATTGAAAGGCGCGGCGCCGAGCCTGTTCCTCTCCCAGCCAGCGGTTGTCGAGCACAATCCGCCGCGTGGTGTAGCCCGGTACATTGGCGTCGGGGACCGCGACAGCGTTCTCCATGATCCACCAAAGCGGCCTGGCCTCGGCCACGCACCTGGTGAAGTCAGGCGTCATGTCGAGCGCAATTTCCGCGCCGCGTGCCCGGTTGATGTGGACATAGGAGGAATGGGCTTGGCACGGTGGGCCACCGATCACGCCGTCAAAACGACCAGCCGGCGGATGAAACGATCGAATGTCACCGCCCCAAAGCGGATCGGGGCCGCGCACGACGCAAAACCCTTCTTCCTCGAAGGCTTTGTCAAGCAGCCCAATGCCCGGGAACAGCGAGAGAACCAGACCGTTCGCCCCCATCTCTCAGCGCCCCATCGCAGCGTGGAACACGCCGACGATCAGCGGGAACCAAGCGGGCGCGGTCGCGATGACGGTGATGATCCCCCGCACCTCGTTGAGCAGCAGAAGCGTCACACCCGCTCGGGCGATGAAGCGCCGGGGTTTCAGTAGAGCGAAGAGAAGGGCGGCAATGCTCATGTCGTTCGCTCGACATAAACTTGCGAAGGCTGTGGATGAGCAGCGTTAACCCGCAAATTAAGTATGCCCGTACATGGGCTGTTCATCTTTGGGTTGCGACGCTGGGCCGTGCCAGAGCCAGCGCCCAATGTTCCCGAGTTGCCCGAGCCGTCAGCCGAGTTGATCCTGCTGCTGGCGCTGGTGCAGGCGCATATGCGCTCGCTGAGCCGCAAGGAACGCTCCCGGTTCATGGCCGACGTGTCCAATGCGCTGGGCTTGCAGGAATCGGCGTACAACATCCTGCGCTTCCGGCCACGCGCCGAGGATCGGGCGGTGTACCGGGCGATGAAGCAGGCCGCCGCGTGGTGGCGGCAGTCGGTGTCCGTGGTGTTGAGGCTGGAGGAGTAGGTCATTCGGGCCGCGCCTTCTCGGCGGCGACCCTGGCCACCAGATCGCGGCGCTTGGTCAGGTCTTCCAGCCTAGCGGCCATCGTCAGCGAGACCTTCCGGCGCCCGCTTTTCAGGTCCGCGATATGACCATCCGAAACCTTGAGCGCGCGGGAGAGGTCGGCGCTGGTCAGGTCGAGACCGGATATGATCTGGTTGAAGTCCATGCTGTATCCTCGCATATCGCGAGGAAAACGCAAGCGCCGTTTCCTCGCACCTTCGGGAAGGACGGAGGCGCGGCATCGTCGCAAAATGTGCGGATGGGAAAGAAGCCGAGCCGAGAGGCCGCCAACAACATCAGGGCATGGCGCGACTATCGCCGGATGAGTCAGGCGAAGCTCGCGGAGTTGTGCGACACCAAGGACAACGTCATCAGCAACCTGGAGTCCGGCGAGCGCCAGCTAACCGAGAAGTGGCTCGTGCGGCTCGCCAAGGCGCTGGAGACGACGCCTGGCTATCTGCTCGACCACGATCCGCACGATCTTGATACCGAGCTGATCCGCGCCGCGCAGGACGCCGCCAAGGGCGGCCACCGCGACCAGGTGCTCACCATCCTCAAGACCTTCAAGACGGGGACTAACGGCTAACGGGGGCTAGCAATGCGTAGGTTGGTGATCGCGCTCGGGCTGAGCGCGTGTGTGGCGTTGGGTGGTTGCGTCTCACAGCAGGAACTAGCCGCGCGAGACGACGCCACCTGTAACTCCTATGGACTTCAGTACGGGTCGCCGGGCTACGCCGATTGCCGGATGCGGATCGCCGAGAACCGCCAGCAGGCTTTGCAGGCCGCCCTAGCGCAGATCAATGAGAACAACCGACGCCAGCAAGAGGCCAACGCGCAGGCGCTGCGGGACCAGCAGGCGTTGCTTCAGGCGAGCAGGCCGCCACCGGCCACGACAACGACCTGTACGCGCACGTCGAACGTCACTGTGAGCTGCAACAGCTACTAGGCTCAGACGCCGCCTGACGAACAGCCCCGCTTCGGCGGGGTTTTTTGTGCTCGCAAATCATCCTCGCATTTTGTGAGAAATAGTCCTTGCCATCATCCTCGCGTTTTGCGAGGATACTCCCTACGAACCGGGGAGCATCCCAATGGCCACCGCCGCCGAAATCCAACAGCTCGAACAAGAGTGGGCCTGCATCCACTACGACGGTGGATCGGCTGAGGCTGAGCGCGATGTCCTGCGCCGGCTGTCTGAAGCCCGCCAAGCCACGGAGAGCACGGACGAACGGTGCTTCCGTCTGGGCCTCCGAGCGGCCGAGAAAGACATGGAGGCCGAGCGCCACATGGCCGCGGAGGCTGAAGCCGCCGGCCGCGCCGCCCATCGCAGGAACCGAGGCGAAACCGCCCTGGCCGACAGCTTCGACCGCGAAGCCCGCGCCTGCCTCGCCTGCGCTCAAGACGCCATGGCCGAAGCTGAACGTCTCCGCTCCCA